CATCTGTATCGGCAACCAGATGATGGTTTGCGAAAACCTTTGCTTCTCTTCTGATGTGAAGCTCGCCCGTAGGCACACCAAGAACATCGTGAAGGATCTTCCTCGCGTTCTCTCGTCTGCCATCTCTCGCGTTGTGTCTCATTGGACCGACATGGGCAAGCGCATCGACGCTTACAAGAGTGTTGAGGTTCCCAAGGCAAGTGCTGCCGACATGGTGATCGACCTCGTAGACGCAAAGGCGTTCCCCGCCCGTGACGTTTACAAGGCTGTGAAGGAGTTTGAAGCTCCGAGCCATGAGGAGTTTAAGGGTGGTTCCCTTTGGACTCTCTACAACGGGATCACCGAGCATCTCAAGGGCGGCGATCTGTCCAAGTTGCCGCAACGCACCATGACGGTGCAGTCGGTGTTCGACAAGATCGCAGGTCATGCCCCCGAGATCGTAGACGCCCAGGAGATCGCCCTCCCTGCATAGCTTTCTTGTAGCCAACCCAACCCCGTCTTCCGCGCCTTCGGGTTACTAGCGGGGGGCGGGGTTTTCTCATGCTTGGGTTTTAACCCTCGTAACTCGTTGAGTATCAAGGAGTTACGGCGGCGGGGCCACCCCGCGCTCGTAAGTCGTTGAGGGACAACGACTTATGAAGGAGGTTTTTTAATGCATTAAAATTGACAGACCCGCACCCCCGTGCTATACTCCCCACCATGTCAGGAATTACACCACCGAGACTCACTACCAAATCGTTTTCCATTTGCTATTATGACGGCAACACAGGGGAAGTTATATCAAACACCGCTTTCTTTAATAACACGGGGAAAGTAAAGGACAGTGTGCAATCTGCTATTGACTGCAAGCCAGAATATGATGGACTTGTGCTTTGGGATATCAATATCATAGAGGAGGAAGAAGAAGGACCGAAGCAAAGAAAAATTAGCGGCTTCGACAACACAGCAAACCACAAGACACCTACCACAAATGAAATTGCTTAACGCAGGAAACCATAAAACAATCAAGGGTGAGAAGTATGGTTGGAAAACCTACGGCTTGCACCTTGCACCATATAACCTATCAGGAAAAAATGTTTGTTCTTCTGCTACTGCTGGTTGTTCTGCTGCTTGTCTCAATACGGCAGGTCGTGGCATCATGCATACCGTTCAAGATGCCCGAATTAAAAAGACACGAAGGTTTTTCGAGGATAGGGATGGATTCCTATCGCAGCTATACAAAGAAATCCAAAGCTCGGTTAAAAGCGCATCGCGAAAGGAATTAAAGAGTTGCTTCCGTTTGAATCTCACAAGTGACTTACCGTGGGAAAATCTGGTTGTTAAATACTTTCCTACGATTCAATTCTACGACTACACCAAACACTTGAAAAGATTCTTTAGGTTCTTAGACGGTAAGCTCCCGAACAATTACCACCTGACATACTCACGGAGTGAAGAGACACCTGATGAACTCATCCATGAGATATGCAAAAGGCCAGGAATCCGAGGCAACGTGGCGATAGTCTTTCGTGACCACCTACCAAGCCATTGGCAAGGTATAAAGGTTGTTGATGGTGATGATAGTGACTTGCGCTTTCAAGATCCACGGGGTGTGATTGTCGGGTTGCTTGAAAAAGGACTTGCAAAGAAGGACGAAACGGGGTTTGTTGTGGAGCCATGCTAGACATCACCTTCGTAATCGTAACCAGTCTGCTCTTAGTAATATGCACATATCGAAATAGATGACCGAAGTAGAAAAAATCAAAAAAACCATTCGGGTTTCCCCGACTTGGAGAGGCACCGCTCAAGCGTTGCTCCTCATCATTGATCGGAGCGAGGACAGTGAAGATGTCCTTTGGGCTAAGAAAGAGTTTGTCAAGATGGGCGGTCTCATTGACAAGCTGATTGCTGACCGCGAAAAAACAAAAGAATTGCTAGAGTCTATATGAACAAGGGAGGACGACCACGCAAAACGAAAGGTTTAATCAATGTGGCTAGGTGGTTGCCGCAGATGAGACGGGCATGTAGTTACCAGCTTGTTTATGACCAACTAGATGACTTGTTAGAGGGTCACACCGATGAACCCAACGACAAGGGCAGTCTACTCGCAAAGCGCATAGCGCAGATCAAAAAAGATGTAGCTAACATAAGATGAACAAAGAAGAGTGCAGGGAACAGATCCAGCAAGACATCATAACCTTCCTTGATGGAATGGACGATGGAATCATCGGGCATCTTTGCGATATCGTAGTAGAAAACTTCGCCAAGTTGGACGTAACTGACTGAGTATCAGTGAGTTACGGCGGGGGGCGGGGCCGATCCCCGTAACTCGTTGAGGATCAACGAGTTATAAATGAAAAAAAAAGAAAATAAATAGCCGAAAGTGCTTGACCCCACCCCGAAACCTGCTATAATACTCGCAGCTTCAACGATAACAATTTCTACTTTGGGGTAGCTCCCCAATCGAGAGTGACTGAATAATCGTCCAACACAGCGATAAGGTATCTGTGCATTTAGACAGGGGTCAACCGACTGAGTTTTTATGTGTGGAGTGCGAGTAGGCTAAACTGAAACATGTGTAAGCTGAAAGTTGAAGGTAATAATATAAATCCTTCCTCTCATCTCTTTTAAAAATGAAAACTCCAAACTGGGAAGAACACACAGAAAAACTTCTTAACTACTACGAGATGTCTATGAAGTCTCTCGCAATTACGAGAGATGAAGAAAGCAAGGGCAACGCAAGGGAGGTCCGAAATCAGATCATAGCGATTGGAAAGTTGCTTGACGAAGCAGAAAAAAATCTATACGATATGGCACAAGAGCTACACCCACCAGTATGACCCATCCAATGACTAGCCACGACAAAATAGAACTGTTGCTTGATCTAGCAATGGCAGACAGCAACGAAGGGTTATGTATGTCTTGCGGTGAAGTGCAAGCGGGGGTTGAGCCTGATGCTACCAAATATGAATGTGAATGCTGTGGCGAGAGGGAAGTCTATGGCTCACAAGAAGGACTTTTAATCTTTGGTTGACTCATCCTCACAATGCTTCTTGGTTAGGGGGCGTAGCTCAGTAGGTTAGAGCGCTAGCCTGTCACGCTAGAGGTCACGGGTTCAAGTCCCGTTGCTCCCGCCACAACTCACTCACCCTCAAGGACTTACGGCTGCGGCCCCGCCCCGCGCCCGTAACTCGTTGAGTTTCAACGAGTTATAAAGGATAAAAAAGAATAAAAAAGGGCTTGCACAGACCCGATACCCTGATATAATAGCCGCGTTATGGGATTAGACGCATACGGGAAAGTTAGGAGTCCAGAGGGCGAAGTAAAAGAAATCGCCTATTGGCGCAAGCACAATGCCTTGCACGGTTGGATGGAGAAACTCTATCGCAAGAAGGGTGGGACCAAACAGTTTAATTGTGTTCCTCTGGAGTTGGTCGAGGCAGACCTTGAGATGCTGGAGTTGGTTGTAACCAATAAGATGTTGCCCGAGACAGGTGGTTTGTTTTTCGGTGGTGACTCTCGTTTCTGTGAGCATTACCAAGCTCAGACGTTGGAGTTTATCAGGGTGGCGAGAGAATATCTTGCCAAGGGATACGAAGTTGCATACGATTCGTGGTGGTAAGATGGAAGAACGACCCTACAAAGTATACCTTAGAGAGATCCACTGGCAGGAAGCTGTCGTGGATGCCGTGAGCCGAGCCGATGCTATCCAGAAAGTATTGGATGGTGAAGGTCAATACGGTAACGGCACTAGATACGAAGAGACTTGCGAGGACGGGCATAGAGTAGAAGAATTTTAACATGAACGACAACGAGCATATAGCCCTTGGCAACGGGCAGAGCAAGTTCATCGCAGATCACATTCTCCCATGCGAGAACACGCAAGCCTTGTTGCGGACTTACTACGATCCCATAACGTGTGAAATAATTCATGCGACTACCTACTTTTTAGTAGATGGGTTGTGGCAAAAAGCATATAGCCCAGACTGGCAAACGTGGAAAAAGAGTGTGTGGCAAAAGATACAGATGAGCAGACAGGCTCTAGTTTGCGCTTCTATGAATCATAGGCCCGAGGAATGCCATCAGTGGAAGGAACCAGAAGAATACAATCATCCCTTTTATGAACACGACGAATAACAGAGGTCGAGGCAGACCAAAAAAGGAAGTAGCTCCAGAGGAGAAACAAATGAATTACATGCGTGGGCTATCTACTACAGTAGGCAAAGCCTGTGATGAGTGGTTGCGTAAGCGTGGGGTTGGTCCCCAAGACTGGCGCAGCAAAAAGAACGAGAGTTTTAGGAGGAGAAAGAAGTCATAAGTCACTAAGCGTCAACGAGTTACGAGGACGCGCCCCGCCGCTCGCCGTAACTCCCTAAGTATCAACGACTTATGACGCAAGATTCGCATACCAAAAAAAAGAAAGGCCGCGTTTCCGCGACCCACTTATTTAGTTTGTTTCGTTTGATCCTAGCTTCTAGTGATGGCGAGTAAAATCAAACAAATCAGAATGATTATTTCGATCACTGTCCGCTGATATGATCGTAGTGCTTGAGGATGTATGCTTCGAAGTCTGCCAATGCCTGGAGGTGCTTCTGCCGTTCATCTGCTGCTAGACCATAGGCCCCTCCGATAACGGTGTCCTCAAGGGGATGCACATAGTAGTCTCTGGGGTGGAACTGACAATTCTGAATTGCTTCTTTGAGCCTGTGTATTGCACGGATGATTCCCTCGTTACCCTCAAGTAACATCTCTTTCGAGGTGCCGTTAAGGTGGACTGTCGGTAGTGGATACTCTTCTGTTTGAGTCATGGCTGCACTCTACCCCCACCTACGGTGGGGGTCAAGCATTTAAATGAGAAAAAATTCGGGCGCAACCTAACAAAAGAAACGTGTCGATTTTCGGCCACCATTTCGACAGGTCGTGGCAACGTGTCGATCCGCTCGACAGGTGGTGACTGCGGCCAATCACTTATTTAGTATTGTGCGTTTGATCTGCGGCCAATCGCTTATTTAATTATTTGCGATAGATCTGGGGATCTGGAACTTTTTGTTTATTTAGGTTATTTCGTTCGATCCAGTCGATCCGCGCCCTTTGTTTATTTAGATTATTTCAGTTGATCTGCACGATCTGGCTAACCGTCCGACCAGTAATCGTCTATCTCTTCGTCTCTATGTGAGGTTTTTGCTCCGCTACATAAGCTAAGTAAAAGTAAAGAAAAAAACAAAACAAGTAGTGTAACTGGGCTATAATCGTCCACTTTTTAAGTAAAATGTGTTTAAATGGTATTTAAATAATTAAAAAGGGTAGGTTGTATCCACTTTCCCATCTAACTGGACAGAATCTGTTCACCTCTTTATTTCTAGTCTATTGTCTATCCTATGTATTGTATGTAGGATGAGTGTTGTTATTGTGTGGTAATGTAAGGGGGAAGGGGGGTTTTAGTAATTGCAAACGGGGTTTGATATAATTTAAAAGAATTTATTTTAATCCTCTATAAAGACCCGCAAACCAAAAGCCTACTGCCGTTGCCATCATACACCAACTCAACCATTCTAATTTGGTGGTAGCAAGAACTACTCCCCCGAAGCAAAACAAGAAGCAACTAGCAGCAAACAAACCTTCTTTTTTGTCCATACTAATCATCTACACCATCTCTAGACTCAAAGGGAAACTCCATATCAAATACTTCGTCTCTTGATATCCTGTTGCTCTGGTCTAACCAAATCAACAAATCAATTTGTGCATCTGACAGGTAGGGAAACTTGAGTCGAGACAAATACCTAAACTGTTTCTCTAGGTCTTTGTATTTCTTACTGTTGGTCGGAGTATTCTTGGGGGCATCGGGAACTCCATGACTCCTCATCCATGAGAGGATGTGGGTGTCTAAGACTGCGTAGTCACAACCCTGTCTGGTGTGAAGCAAGAAGAATCTAGCAGTTTTATTACCCACACCATGTATGGCAAGCAGATCATCCAGAGTGCAAGCCTCCAAATCAAGATCAAGAGACTGCATGATACCTTTTGTTAGTCTACCATACTGTCCGACCTTGCTTGCGACCAGTGCATTGTGGACTCCTACTTCACCTATGGATTTAAAATAATTAAAAACCCCCTCCTCTCCTATGTCTTGACCAAGTTTTGCCGCATGAATTAATTTGCTCAGGCAACGGGAGGCATAGTCACTGTTCTTCCCCGCCACAAACATACAGAACAACCAAAAAGCTTCCAGTTGATTAGTGTCCCGATTAAAATCGGTGATGTCGGTAGGATTAACCGTGAGTTGCTTTCTTGATTTAAGAAATTTTTTCATTCGCTATCCTCCAAAAACTCGATGCTCATATCCTCTAAAACAGATTCTGTTAATGCTTCAGGGGTTGCCTTCCTAATTTCATTTACTTCCACTCCCATCTCTGCATAGGTTTTCCAAGTGGACCCGATATGGTGAGGGATTCCCTCCATCGGCTCGCCCCTAAAGGCATCGACCACTACTCCATCATCATCTAGCTTGACCTGCACCTCGATTTCGTCACCAATTTCTAAGTGCAAATATCTTGCTTCTAGTTCTCTATTCATCTCCTTCAACTACAACTGAATCACAAAGACCAAACGCTTCGATCTCGTTATCGTTCTCAAGTCTATCGAGACGGTCCCGCATGACAGCACAAAACTCTGGCACAGTAATATCATCAAAAGCTTTCGATGTTTCGAGTGATGCTGCCACATCAAACATATAATTGTATATCTTACTCATCGACCGTGACATTAATAAGAATTTTAATTACCTCATCATCATCAGTATTGAGGAGGGTTACTTTGTCTCCAGCATCGGCAAACTTCTTCAGCTTGGTGATGGAGATGCGCTTGTCCCCTCTGGTCTTGGCACGGTAGAAGGTCACCTTTGCGGGAGTGCCATCAGGGTAGGATGCCTCGAAAGGCTTGCGGTCGCCACACTCAGCTTCGTTATAATCGAAGGAAAAGGTTTTGGCGAATTCGCAAACGCTTTTGTTTGCGTCGATGATGCTTTTCTTGAGCATCGTATCAGTTACATTAATTAATGCGGTATTCATTATCTTATTGGTTCTTTAGCTAAATGAGTCGAGGAGATGCTGTATTCCTGCGAATGAGGAGGGGCCTTAGCTTTAGCTATTGAAGTGAAGGTGAGACTGTCTTGCGGGGAAGCGGGACCACCGTATCCATACTCATCATCCACCATGTCCAACATCTTTTCAAGTTGAAACTTCGTCAAAGTTACCGTAACTGGTATTTCTTTTTGTTTTTTATTATCATAGGAGACAGTGATTTCTTTAACCACAGGTTCCTTTTTTGTCTTTAAAATAGCAGCAGCACCAACAACGCTACCACAAAACAACACAAACAATAATGTCTTTTTCATTGGATTAACAGGTTAACAATTTCTTCATCGGTAAAAAGTTCTGGATACAGACTCGCTATTTTTAAATATTCGGTTGGAGTCAACTCAGCATCAGGAACAACAGGCATCTTTCTTTTTGCTCTCTCGTAGTCTTTAGGAAACTCCCGTTTAATTTTAGGTGGAGTGGGGGGCGTCATCATCTCCTCTATGGCATCCTTCTCTATGCAGACTCGCATGATGGTTAACCACAAGGCAATTATTACCCCAATTAAAAATCCGATAATGATGTTTTTAATTGTGTCTTTCTGATGCTTTGTCATCTTCACGATTCGTAAATATATTCAATGTTAAAATAAGAGTCGTTTAGCAAATCTTGGTTGTCCATATTATTCACTATCCTTACTGCTTCCTCTTCTGAGGTCGCCTCAATATCAAATTTGTTGAGGAATTTTATACAGACCCCAAACTTCTTCTTGTTATTTTCTGTAGTTGTCATATTCTCTTTTGTATACAGGGAACAGCACGTAATCTGTTAGGCGAACAATAGCCTCCTCCAGATTCTCATCATCTAAAATGTTAGTTAAGCCACTGATTGCGAGAGCAGCATGGGTCACCTCATGCATCAGGGTATCGAATGTTTCCTCTGATGTCATTCCCTCACGCACTCTTATGACCTTCTTGTCGATATCCATATCACCAAAGTCTTTCATCTTCTTTAAAATTACTTTAAATTCGATGTCCCCGACTTTAATGGTAGAGGGAAGTGAGTATTGTTTTTTTGCCATTAACCTATCCTTTCTAATGCCTGGGTTCCCTTGCCTGTGATCTCCCGCTTGCCGTCTATTCGCATGAACCCATTCTTCAGCAGGTAGATTTCGGCATCCTTCTGGATTGCCGTCCTCGACATTCCAGTGACAGCACACAACATCTGCAACGTGCAAGCACCACGGTCCTTCAGGATACGCATCACCTGCAACTCAGTCGCATTGATGCCGTATGGCAAGATGCCCAACAGATCGCAAAGTTTCTTCCAGTCTTCTAGATTGAACTTAGCCCTGTTATTGACCTCGGCATACGCACTGATTTCTAATGCGCGTTTAATTGCGGAGCGAGCATTACCTCGCACTGTCTCAGCGACCGTAGCAAGGACGTTATCACCAAAAGTAATCCAGTCGAGTTTCTTCTGGATGATTCCAGCCAACTCTTTTCCGTTGTATGGTTCGAAGTCAAGCTGAGTGAGACGGTCCTTGAAAGGAGGAAACAATTTATCCAACTCTGTAGTAGCAAACAAGAAAGTCTGCCTTTGGAAGTCGAACAGGAAACTGTTTTCACCAAATTCAAATCGTTTTGTCTTGGCACCTTCGATATTAAAGATGGTGAGAAACGCCATCTCTAAATCTTTCGGTAAGGCATGAGCCTCATCTAACAGAACGGTCACATCCTTGTCCAGAATCGCAGGAATAAAAACCTGCTCAAAGAACTGCTCGGCATTGCGAATAGTAGAACAATTAATTTCTATCATCGGCTTGCCCAGAGACTTCGCAAATGATTTTGCGAACTCAGTCTTGCCCAGACCCTTTGCTCCATTAAACAGAAGAAAAGGAAGTGTGCCAGTAGCCTCCTTTGCTTTGCTATAGAAGTGGAGGCGACTCTTGAGGGTATCCTGTCCGATAAGACCCTCAAACATATCAACAGGTTGACTCATTACTCAAACGTATTAACAGAGAACTCAATCTTCTCTTCTGGTTGCTCGGGAGCAGAAGCAGCAGGGAGTGTCTTGACAGGAGCAGGAGCAACGGTCAGACCAACCTCATCCATCCACTTCTTGGATACAACAATAGCAGCATCGGGTCCGAAGGAATCCAGTAGGTCACCAAGTCTAACCCTAGTGAATGATGTGGAACCCTTTGGGCGACCCCGCTTCTTAGGTGTTTCGTTCATATGGAGACACTATATACTAGGGAAATGGGGGCGCAAGCATTTTTTTGCCTTAATTCGAATTTTTTTCACCCCGACCATAGTGTATATAATAGTATGAATCTTATTGTGGTTTCTCATCTGACTACAAACGAAGGATTATATTTTAGGTATCTCACAATGGTGACCAGCATGAACCTCGGACTCGATGTATTGGTGGAGTCGCAACAACAACAAAGAGATTATTATTTTAACCTGTTAAAGAGAAAAGGTTTGTATGATTACGTCATGGAGATCGTCACGCCAGAGGAAAGAGAAGAAGGAATAAGATTAGATACGGAGATGAACTTTCCCCTAAGTGTAATCGCAGAAAAAATTTCTGTTGATAATGTGATGAGTTTAATCGTTCAAATACAAAACTTAGTTTCTGTAAAGAAAAAAATATAACAGTCGATTAAAAAATCTAATCACTTATTTGGAAAAATATCATTCGATCTGGGACTCACGCGCTTATTTGGGAAAATCGCAGTCGATCTGGGATCAAAAAACATATTTAAGAAGATCGCAATCCTCTTCAAATACTTTTTTTATAATTTTTTGAGTGTTGGAATTAAAATAATCCCGATAAGGTTTGTGAACGGTGCTATTAATGTGGGGTAGATCAGGGGAAATATGTTTTATTTGGTGCTTTTTTACCATAGTTGAGAAATCCTCGCTCAGATTTTCAAATTTTAATATTTCATTAACCTTTATGGAACTATGGGTCCATTCGGTTTGCTTAAAGACAGGCATAAACAAACGGTCCCCATCTCGGGATTCAAGAACTTCACAAAAACGCTCGAAAGATAAGTCGTTAGAGAACCCAAACAGATCCCCTAGCCCCAGTTTTTTGGCAAAATGATACATAGAAACAGCCCTGTCCCAAGGATTTCGAGCAACAGCGAAAGAAAAACAATCAAGCTCTATTGCACCGATAACTGTTTGTAGTTCGTGGGGGCGAGCATGAGTAGCAGTGAAGAAATCTTTATAAATATTTTTATCTAAGGATTCTTGTAGTTTTTTTTCATACTTTTTAACTATGTTTCTAGTGCCAAGGCTTTCCATGATAGAAGAACTCGCATTCTTCGGTATGCGGAGAAACAATAAAGAATCCATGCTGCTAAAAGGGGCAGATAAGGACGCTTGAAGAAATTCTAGGATATCATTATCCATTATTTGGGCCAAATCATTCGATCTGGGCTTTTAGCTGAGACGTATTATCATATTCCCATTCGGCAGAAACTCTAACTATTCCATAGCGCAACCAACGTAACAGGGCGTGATCGGATAAGTGATCGCCCCAAGTGCCACGACGAGGGGGTAAATAAAACCAACTGCTTCTGTCTCCTGCTTCCTCGGGTGGTAAATCTGGGTGGGAACCAAAGACTTCAGTTCTGTAAATGATTTTAGGGCTACTTGAGTGCCATGAAATCTCAAAAATTGGATTACCCCACTCGTTAAGACCCAATCTTGCAGATACATCGGGTGCTGGTGGAGTGTTGCCCAATTTATTTTTCGTCGGAGAAACGCCCACGGGGGGTCGTATCCAGATATAACCCTGCTTACCTCTTCTGTATACAAAGAACGCAGAGGGTAGCTCTACATGACCGTAATCGCCATCTGGTGAGTCTGTTTTCTTCCACTCACCATCAAAATAATATTGCTCCCATTTTCCATCAGAGTTATCGAACCCAATCAAATCACCATTAGCACCTTTACGGAAGCTGTGAGAGTTCTCTATATCACATTCATCTAACCTCAAAGGCCAAGGAGTTCCTCTATTTACAATGTTGTAACCATTTTTAATGTTTAAAAATTTAGGGGATGCATTTACATTTCCTCCAAAAACTAACAACCAATCTCTTTCTTGTCTAGATTGTAGTAAAAATCCCCCGTTTTCAGGTATAACAACTCGGGATGCATCAGTGTCCCCGAAACCAATCGCTTTCCAACCCCTTGTCATCGGAGGGGTTTCGGTTCTTAAGTCTTGGTCATTGTAGTATATTCCCAACCAAGAACCGTCATCACGCCAAATCCATACTACATCTGCCTCTGTCGGATCGTTACTATCAAATCCAAACGTAGGACTTTTTAAACCCGCCGCGTTTTCAAGGCCGAAAGCTTGCCCTATAGTTCTTATTAATCTACCGTGAGGTTGAGTAGCGACATTAATACCTATTAAATTATAAGTATTTGCTCTTACTATTTCTGAATGAAACCCAAATAGGTTAGATTTAGACTCTTGAGATAACCCTAAAGATGAAAATGTAAAAACAAGTAGGCTCGCTATGGTAGATAGTAGCTTGATATATATATTTACACATAAACTGCGCGAATATAAATATATTGTGTGGTAGGCGCGGCGGGATTCGAACCCGCACTGGACGGATTTTAAGTCCGTTGTCTCTGCCAGTTGGACTACGCACCCATTTACTTATTTGGCGAATCCTCTTCGATCTGGGAACATATTACGTCCCCCTCGGTTTCGATCCAGACTTTTGCGCCACATGGTAAAGGTTTGTCGGGAGAATATATAACCCTGCATGGAGAAGTGATGGTAACAGCATGACAATAATCGTTTGTCTTGTAAGTTTTGACTGTAATCACAGGCTCGCGCTCTCCTGTTTTGGCGTTGCGCCGAATTTTGTGTTGGTTTATATGAATCTTCTTTTTCACTTACCTTATATGTTTAGCACCACCCTGCTGGATGGCCTCCTTGATCTGGTGTCGGCCCTGCTTTATTTCGGCGGTCCTGTTCAATCTGGGATCTTTCCTCCCGCAACATCGCCTTAGCCAAGATAGCATAGTTTACGATATCATCGCAAGCATCATCTACAGACTCATTTGCGACTTTCAATTCCTTGTCGTTGGTAAAGGAACGAATCCTTTGAACTTTGTCAATTAATCGCAGAAGCAAGCCTTGAACTGGATGGATGTTTAAGATCTTAGAGGAATTAAAATTAGCAAATATATCTGTAGCATTCTTGCCTCCAGTGTAATCGCTATTTTTCTGTTGCATGATTGCCTTGCAAGCCTCGCAGGTATCATCGTGGAGTTGGAGTAGTTCTTTTGTGTTCATCTGTAGTCTTCTGGGAAGTTAAGGTAAGCGAACTCACCGTGAACTTCATAAGCTTTTTTATCGTAAGCTTTTGCAGCTTCTATTTCAGTGTTAAACTCTCCTAGATATTTAGTTTTGTTATTAATACTTAATTGAGCAAATGGTCGCCCCCTAACGTTGAGAGAAACACCTTTATATTTCGATAAACAGTTTTCTTCTGGCGGTCTGTTAATTTGATTGTTTGCTCTAGTGCCATATCTAAGATTGTCTACGTGATTATTTAAAGAGTTACCATCTATATGGTCTACCTCTGTTCTTTTTCCATTTATAGTTGGTCGAGGGCCAATAAAGGCTTCAGCTACTAAAACATGTAATGATTTTAAAACCCTACCTTTCTTCCCGCACAAACTCACAGTGCGATATTTTTTCTTTCCACAAGTTCTAAGTGGAGGATTCAAAAACCTACCCCTTTTGCCTCTCCATAATTTGTTGCTGTAAACCCTTCCATCAGGAAATACCCAATAGTCTTCGTGACCTTCTATTTGTTTTGCTTGTGATAGATCAACCATATCAGTTATTTTTGCTCTGTTCTTCCATCCTTTGGATGTGTCGATCCCACATATCCTCGTCACCTTGGGCGGGGGAGCCCATAGCTTTTATTTTCTTCTCTATGGCATTGGCCACGCAGTTGGTATAGATCTGAAAAGGAAACACAATAAGTGTTTGGATGCAAGACATTAGCCCCACATACAGGGACAAGACAACCCCTACCGTTAACCCTGCGATAATAGAAAGTATCGCATACGACAATTTAATTAATTTAATGTTCATTATATACAACAGTATATGTATCAGGTTTGATACCCACGACATTGAAACCGATCCACTCCTCGGCTTCTTCGTAACTCATGTCCTTCATAAAATGCTCAAGCATCTTTTGATAGGAGTAGACTATATAACCTCTCTGGTCAACACCTATGGCACATTCATCTAAGCCAGTGAAGCGAATGGCATCATCAGCAAAATACAAGTCGCAATCATCAAGGTCCATAGTCAGTAACCATTATCTGCCTACTGAAACAAAAGTCAAGGGAAATTTTAGCCTACGGCGAACCTTTCGGAATAGAATAGTGCATAAAAATATTATGCTGAAGCTTGTGAATATCTGCCTCAGATAAAGCAGCGTCCCAAATCATGGCTTCAGCAATATTGCCATCCATTTGATTGCTTGTGGTTATTCTGGCTCCGATTCTGAACCTATCTGTGCTAGCAACATGTTTGTCTTCTGTGCAGTTTTGCTGCGTTAATATCCCATTCACATAAAGCTTTTGTTGATTAGAACCCAAGCTTGTATCATAGACTGCGATGGCTATTTGGAATTTGCCATTTATCACGGGGTCTATGGGGTTATTATTTAAATCTGAATTTTTAATACGCCAGTCCCAGCTATTGCTAGCATAAATTAATTCTACCCCATCATTAAAACTCTCGATGTCCGTGACGATTCCCATTGCGTCTGAATTTGTGGGGCGAGCGACAGCTAAAATAGTGCAGCTATCATTAGGGTTAGGAAATTTATAATTTAAAACCTTAAAATAATCATCAGCAAAGAGAAAGCTCCCTTGTTTTACTAAAACTCCCCCCTCAGTAAGAATAGGCATGTCACCCGCGATAGTTTGAGTCGCATTGCGAGTCGTCCCTCCTGACTGGTCATACCAAGTGCTCACCCACAGATTGCCATCCCCTTCGTTCCAAGCCCAGTCCTTCAGCGTTGGATACCCATAACTCCCCATGTTAGTGGGGCTATTTAGGCTTAATTCTCCATTAGCATCAAAATAAACGGTAGCTGTGTAACCACTGGTGCTGTTAGCGATAAGGACGGGGCCAGTATAAGTTGACGATAGCTTCCTTAAACTCCAAGCACCCTGAGGAGCGGAAGAAATCTCATCTATAGGTAGACCCGCCACTGGTTTTGCACGGGTTCCTAAACTTTGCCCTAATTTAAGCATTATACAATATGGCTTTGCCAGAACATTTGATAACGGTAAAATCACCAAAAATAGTAGAGCCAGCAGGAATAACACCCGAAGAGGAGCCTATGTTTTCCAGATTAGAAGTGGTTCCATCGTTCATGGTTGTCGCTTCTAACGCTTGAATAGCAAACCAATTCCCCGTGACATCGGTAGTGTCCCCTGTCACATATTGACCACCTGGAACACCGTTTTGTTCCATTGTTAATTGTCGAACTGTTTTAGACATACTTTCTATTACACCTAAATTTCTTCAATAGGTATTTGGTATTTTGTGTAGGGCAAAAACCAATGCTCGCAACTCCCCAGAACATCTTTCAAAAGAACCATTGACATTAAATCTTTTCTTCCTTTGCGGCGATATCCTTTGTGGAGGCAAGCGTCTACTCGGCTAACGGTGTCCCTTAAATCACATTTTTCTTTTGCTAGGTTATAGAGGTCGATGTTTTTAACATGGAGGAAGAAAGCTCCAAAATCAAAAGCTATCCACAAAGGGGTGCCGTTTTCATTGCACCAACCCGTTTTACCAAGAACGTTAAGGAATTCTAATAGGATTTTACCCTCTCTGGTAGAGTTTTTTAATCCTTTTAAATCTACAGTCTCGCCCTCTACTACAAAATCGACATGGCCAATGTCCTGCTTTTTAGTGGCTTTTTTGATCGTCAGGCCAGCAGACAAACAAGAATGGTGATACCTTTCGGTAGACTCGTCCATTAGCTTCTGAGTGTGAGCTACATGCTTGGAGCCTGACAAGCCCCGTGCCTTATCTGAAATCATACGCTTATTATATCTGTTGGCTCTATTATAGCAACAAAAAACCCCCGACCACAAGGGGCGGAGGTTTTTATGAAAGATTAAGTAATTTATTCTCCCTTATCTTTGGCTTTCCCGATGTTCAGAGCAGCCCAGTCGATGATCCCATAAACTTTAGCCCAAAAGCTACCCTTTTTAGGGGTAGGAGTAGCAGCAGTAATAGCAGAAGCAAAGGCAATACCAGCTGCTACCACGCCAAACCAAGGGTTATCCTGAAATAATTGTAAAATGACATCCATGATATTTATTTGTTGTTACTATTATCTACACTTTTTATAGAATTTCAACAGAATTTTTAATTCCAAGCTCCATTGAGCCACCTGCGATGTGACTCTTTTACTGTTTTTAAAGCAGTATTAGCGCATCTCCACTCTCCTACTTTAGTTTCTGAGTTGCGATCTATTTTATATATTTTAAAAAACTGCCTAAATATTTTTAGATGCGCGGATTCGATATCACCAAGTTTAGAATATTTTTCTTGAGGAGACCAATGGGGAACGGCAATTACCTTATTGTCTATCTTACCGCCATCTTCGAAACCTAACACACCCATCACCCTGCACCTGACTAGACTAGCCCTGTCGATGGGATCATGATTGAAAATCAGAACATCTAAAGGATCATCATCTAACGCTAAAGTTTGAGTAATGAAACCGTAGTTTATTGGATATTGCAAAGAGGATACTAAACACCTATCTAACTCAAAGATATTTAATCTTTCGTTATATTCGTATTTTGTATTAGTATCCTTGGGGATTTCTACAATGCAGCTTACATGATCGAAATCATCGACAGTGATAGGAATGTCATTAACTAGGTTCACTTGACTCTGCCCTGACCGCGATATTTTTTCTTGTAATGTTTGCTTCCTTTCAGGAAAGAAGTTTTCTTGCGAGAATTAAATCCTTTGAAACTCTTCTTTTTTTTCTCTTGATAAGAGGATGATTGTTTTTTCTTCATTTGTCTTTCACAAACTGGCCTCCCACCATCTTACCCGTCCTGTCTTTGATCTCATCGTAGGCCAACTGCAAACACTCGATACTCTCAAGGTTGAGCATTTCAGCCGCAATAATGATTGTCACCAGCATATCACCAATGCCATCAGCGACCTCATTCTTCAAAGACTCTATTGTTTGGGGGTTAACATTTTTGGGGTCGTGCTTCATAGCAAGCTCCCAGTTTCGCAGAGCTTTTACAGCATGGATTGTTTCGTCAAGTTCTTCCTCTGTCTTGTCTAACTGAGCCAAGGCATCCCCTCGATCAAAAATGCCTCGTTCTTGCGCCCAACGGATTACGTTGCTTTCTAATTCTGAAAATTTATTCATCTTCTTCAAGTCCATCAAATAGTTTCCTTTTTTCTGCCTCGTATTCTTCCAAGGCGTGATCTTCTTCGCTCATTTTAAAATCAGCGAACTTGGGTCGAGGCTTATCTAAGCCAAATACTTTTTTAATTGCCTCACTGTCAACCACAGGCATATCAGACAAATCAAGAGAGTTGTCAATTAAAACTTTCTTGGGGGCGATTTCAGCCAATTCAACGCACATCGAGAAGATTTCTCTCTTGCTTATGTGTTCTCCACTCAATATTTTCTGTCTCAATTTATCAACTTCTTTAAAGAAATTAATATAGTCAACTCCTTGAACAATTTTTTTCTTCGAAGAACAATCATAAATGAAGAGGTCGAAAACCTCGTATCTCTCATTGAGCAGATACTCTTCATCAAGGGAGATCTCGATAGGATGGTAACCAGACTCCCCCAATACATACTTGAGGATGTCTTGTTTGCGGACTTGAATCGCTTGTTCTTTCATCAACACCAATAGTAGAGGTTTGAGCCTCGGTGTCAATAAAAATCTACAGAATTCTTATCCTACTTCTGATCTTAGAAACGTGCCTATTTTTTTCCAAGACTGAGCCACCCTCTCGGCTACCAGCACCATTGGTATTACCTTCAATAGTTTTAACGTAACCGCTTGAGTCTACGTCAGCTACGGCGATACCAATATGAGAGAATGTAAACACAACAATATCACCAGCTTTAATATCTTCGTTTGTAGGCTTACGCAATTCTACACCTCTATTTGATTCTTGTTTAGCCCAGTTTTCAAAATCCCATGCACCCGCCGTTCTAGGGCGTTTAAACGATACGGCCTCTCCCTCCATAGCTTCCCTGACTAACCAACAAATAAAGGCAGCACACCAAGGCCAACCCTTATCAGCGTCCAGCCATGTAGCCGCTTTGTATTCATCCACTCTAGGTCCACAATTACTGCCATCCACTTCGGATACTCCTATTTCTTCCCTTGCTAATGAAACCATTTTTTCAGGAATGGTCCCCTTAGGCGCTGTAGTTTCCTTTGTGGAGAGTTTAGCTAAGATAGCATTCCATGTCACAGGGCCATCTGCCCCGTCAGAAGAAACACCCAAAAGCTTTTGGACTGCTTTGACTACTTCTTTTTTACCTTTAAAATTCATCTACACCTCCTACTAAGTGACGCACACACTGACATTACAACCGATAGAACAACCGCTAAAATCATAAAGTCAGAGTAAAGTTTTATTTTTCCGTGAAGAATTGCTGACTGTTCCTCATTGTAATACATTTTTGTGTCCATTATGTTGTTAATGGCCTCAATTGTGGGGTCAGTCATTTCATACATAACAGGAATAGAAGCTCGGATACTGTCTATATCGTTACCCTTTCCCCAAGCAATAAGCCTTTCTACATAAACGCTTATTTTTTTTTCTTGTTCGAAAACAAATTCAGCGAACTCCACCTCTTGAGGAGTGATATCTTTTTTGTATCCTTCTAAATACTCATCTTTATAGGCACTCTCTTCTTCCAAAACCTCCACCATTTCTGCTGGTGTGATAACACCGTTAGATGTTTTAACCACAGAATCTACTATAATAACTCCATACCAATCAAAGCACATTCCTATTTCCATAATAGAGGACTCAGACTGGCGAGCGTTTTCCTTTAGAGTTTCGTCAATATCTTCAGTGAGAAGCAAACCTTTAAAAGCAAAAGTTAAACAAATAGCTGCGAGGCAATAGACTATGAACTTGGGTCTCATTTTTTAATAAATTTTTCTGGGTTCTTGGCGAACTTTTCTCCTAGTCGCACTATACCAGATATGACTTCGGGGCTCACAACACCGATAATGCCATATGTAATAGCCTTGGTTAACGACGAAACATCAGTTTGCTCTAAGACAAACCAAGCAACACCAGCAGCTATAGCTGCCGTTAATATTCTTTTTAATTGCTGTTTACACGACAGTTCATTGTTGCCCGACAAAAGCCTAGCTAACATCGCCGCAGCGCCCACTAATGGGACCAACCACCCGCCGTTAAGAAACTCCTTTAAAATAGACTTTTCGGGTTCCATGTTTATTTATTTACACCGAATACAAAAAAAGCCTCCCAAAAAAGGGAGGCTTTTCTTATTATTTGTTGGGGATTACAATCAGAATTTGTAGTTAAACCCTGCACCTACGACCCAATCGTTATCGAGGGAGTAGGCAGATCCATCTACATCATTGTGGTTATAAGAAACTTTTGCACCTACAGAAAGATTGTTACCAAAATCATAATCAGCAGAAACCCCCACCTCTACTGCATTATAATCGTTAGCAATATTTACAGCAACGAATGGACTAACGGTAAGATTCTCTACAGGAACAGTAAAGTCACGGGAAACAGTGATTTCAACTCCATAAGAAGCATCGGTCCCTAGTTCATGCCACAAAGTAGCAGTTACATCTGCCCATTCATTAGAATAGGTCAGACCAAGACCAGCTTCCTCCCAACCTCCGTAAGAAGATTCGATTTGCTGAAAATAAATCTCTGCTTCAAGAGATTGCCCCAGAATAGTTACTGGACGCGCCCAAGAAATCGAAAGGTCAGTGTCAGTTCCTCCGTCAGCATCGTAGATATCAACGCCGACCGAAGCAACCCCACCTTCAAACGAAGTGCCAAGAAGCACGGAGTAACCCAAAGAATCCTCCCTGACAGCCAAGCCGCCACTAGTGGAAAGATTGCTGTAAGAAACGCTAGCGTCCACAGAAATGTTTTCTGCAAGATCTACAGCGCTAAGACCTGCGTTACCAAGAGTAACGCCCAACAGTGTTACGAGACTAAACAGTAGTGTCTTCATATTTATGTATATTAGTTAGTGGAAAATCTTTGTCAACCCCTAAATGGGATTATTTGTCAGCTAGTATTTGATGCCGTGGCAAGTAGTAAACCTCTCTCTCTAGTTCTCTATATCGAGCGTCAGAGTGCCACACTTCGTCAGTCTGAGGGGTATAAAGGCCATCTTGGGTATGAACAGGGTTATTCTTCTTCAATCTTAGAGTAGAAGGCTGATAAATGTTCAAATTGCTCATTTTCCATACGGAGCCGTTTCCGCAAGAGGTCAGCGCGGGAAGCGTCATTGCTATCACCAGTATCCCTAAGTTTTTCGATTTCTTTAATAAGTTCATCTTCTGTTTTTCTGTGTTCTTTGTGTAAGTCATAATAGAACTTTTTGTTTTTTAAAGTCAAAAAAAGCTCTACAGATTTTATAAGTGATTTAATTGCCTTTAGCACTGGCTTTTTCTTTTACTGAAAAGATCTCTTTTTCTTCTCCATCGGGATAAACTTCTCGCACCGATCCGTGGACTACTTTAGCGCAGTCGATTGCCCAATCCAAAGCTCCCTCTAGAGATGGGCTGTAGCAGTGGTGGTATTGTCCTTTGCGGTTATATACTCTATAGTTAACGCAATTCATTTTATCTTTTGTGGCTCAAATTTAAGCGCTATTCTTCCGACATTTTCTTTGTCGTCTGACAGCAACCCGTGGATTAAAACATGATCAGAAAGGAAGTCAATACTTTTTTCATCTAAAATATAACGCTGATCTTCGAAAAGAAGCTCCCGCACTACACAACGCGGCCCTTTACGGGTATATCCTAACGAGGCTTCTTTGCCCATCAAATGTTCTGTTGTCTTATTTGTCCCGACAACTTTAAATATTACACTCATACGTTCTGATTTACACCAAACAATAGTATTTTTTGGATCTTTAAAGAGTATAGCTTTTTTTTGATATTTTTCAATCCACTTTTTAAATGCTTCCACTTTGTGTTCTCTTCTTATTTCTGCTACAAAATAATTTTTTTTGTATTTTTCTAGAAGTAAGTCAAAAAGACGGTAAATACACTCCGTCCATTTTGTATGGGAGAATTTACTGCTAGAACTAATCCCGAAAGCAAAGCTGAGATACATGAAATCTTTCTCTACTTTGGTAAACATGAAACCAAAGGGCTCTCCATCTTCTTCCGCTCTGTATATTTCACAAGAGTGCCCTAAATCCTCAAAGAAACCTTTTATTTTTTCTTTCCTCAGGATAGCAGACGGGGACTCACAGCCGCTATAGGGCTTAGACCTCACAGAGTAATCGTAAAAAAAGGGCCATACTGTGGCAGCGTCGTTTAGGTCTTTAATTTTCATTTCTTTATTATATAATAGGGTAATAAAGTGTAAATAAAAATATGGCGGGAGAAGGAAAAAATAAGGCAGCAAGTAGTCTTCTAGATTTGCAGCCTACAGCTGTCCTTGAATTATTTAAGTTTTACCCCGATAGGATTAATAAGCCCAGCTTGTTTGTGGGTTTTCATGGAGGGGCTATTTATAGTGACCCTATAAAATGGCAAGGTCTCCAATATGTGCCCATCGCTATCGAAAGCGAAGGATTTGATATGCTGGGAGACGGTAAGTTGCCGCGCCCAAAAGTAAGACTTGGTAATAAAAATAATATTATCACCAATCTACTCCAAAATTTTAAAGATTTTAAAAACGCAAAAACCGTCAGGAAAAAGGTCCAAGTTAAGTTTTTAGACGATGACAACTTTGACGGAGGAAACCCATTCGGTGTAGCCGATAGTAAAGCTGAGTTGTTGGATGAGGAATGGATAATGGGGAGAAAGACTCAAGAGTCTAAGATATTTGTAGAGTTTGAGCTGAATTCTCCCCTAGATATAGAAAACTTTAGTGTTAATTCTAGAGGGGTCCAAGGTAGATTTTGTTATTGGCAATATAGAGGGGAAGGATGTCGTTATCAAGGGTTACCCGTGGAAATGGAAAATGGGCGACCATTTCTAGACTCAAGTGGGAGTGGTGTGGTCCCTCAATATAACGCCCCTCTTGATCCTGATGGAAACCAATCCCAAAGTGATTTTTTGGCTGATGAAAGTCTCGGGTGGAATGCAACTAAAGGATATAGCAAAGGGGATATAGTCATAGTAGAAAGCCCCACCATCTTACTACCCCCGTATGGTGGAGGAAACCCCAATGCCGCTGGGTCACCTCTCAAGACGGTTTATGTGTCTGTCGCAGATTTTAACACAGGAAACCATCCTGAAAAAAACCCCAGTTTTTGGCAAAAAGATGGTTGCACTAAAAGGTTAACAGCGTGCCGAAAGAGATTTAACACAGCAGACCAATTGCTTTTTAGGTCAGGGGGTGAGAACTCCGAATCTTTCCCTTGTGTTAAGTTGTCAGGGGCACAATTAGGGGGAGCCCCAGAGTTTAGCGGCCTTTTCCATACCACTGATCCTGAGGTTACTGGAGCGTTAGATCCAAGAGGTGACTGGACTATTGTGGGGTGGGCGAACATCAATGAAAACTCTCCGTTGGGAGCGGGGGTTTTTAGCACTTCTCAAGCCGACAATGGGGTGTGGCCAGCGGGGAGATTCCTTAATATTAACCTCAGTTCAAGCCCCGCTTACAATGTCCAAGCTCAATACATTGGGCACACCCTTCATCCGACAGACACTAACGAAACAGCTTGGCGCACTCAAGCTTTAGGTGCCCCGCAACTAGCTAGAGAAGAGAATGAAGAATGGCGTCAATATATCATTAGACATCGGACGGGGACAGCTCCTTTTATTAATGGAGAAGGAGATGACGCTACCACAATGATAGAATTCTTTGTAGATGGGGTAAAGCAATTCTTGCCGATAGATGCAGAGGTTTTACAAAATAATTTAGGAAACTTTGCTTCGTGGAATCAACGGTATGAGGGTTGGCAATCAGACGGAACACCTTATGCAGCATTACCAGAAACGTTTATGCTTGGAGCTGTGGAATATTTCCCCACCGCCGATGTTGATCCTTTTAACTGGCCTGAGGGGACTAAGCATGTTACCACAATGAACGGAAATCTAGGAATGTGGGGGTTGTGGAAGAGGGCTTTAAAGGAAGAAGAAATACGTTTTTTAAGAAAGCGTATCGTTTCTCCATGGGAAATAACTAATTCTTTTACTCATGTTCCACGATTATACAGCGAGTGCATAGGGCTGATGAGCACATTGACAGGGGGGACGGGTGACGGATTGCCCGAAGGAACAGAGCCACTTTTGTATGGCAAAGACAGCTTGGTCGCGTGGTGGGACGGGACGACAGGGAGTCCCGCTATTAATAGTGGGATGCTCGATATCCATACGGGTGAGTTTCACTTAACAGGAAGCGGAGCTTTTTCAGGGGTCACTAAAGATTATAGCTCCTCAACTTTCGTAGGATTAGATAACTATACTCCCTCCAACCCCCGATTTGGAGGGTTCCCAGGAACTGATGGATTTAGCCATGGAAGAACGATTTAAAAAAGAAAACCAAGTGCTTGAACACATCAAGAAAATTTCTCAGAAAAATTTTAAAGAGGAAATTTGCGGCTTTGTAGGATATGATTACAACTCAAACCAATATGTAATTCAAAAAGAAGAAAATATCGCACCTGACCCTTCTTCTCTTTTTTTAATTAATCCTTTAAATTATTTACTCTTTAAGGATGCCTACGGAATGGTGGCTATTTTCCACAGTCATATAGTAGGAGATGAAACAGCGTCCGAGTTCGATGTGAAAATGGCTGATAATTGCTGCCAACCCTTTTTGATATACAGTTTAAACAGTAAAAAAATAAATATTTATACTCCCGAAACTTGTGAAGCAGATGTAAAGAAACTAGAAAGGATTAAGGCTGTAGCATGACAAACATAAGATTACACGGAGTTTTGGCCAAGGAATACGGGAAAAATTTCTATTTAAATATAGGAAGGCCAAAGAATGTGCTACACGCTATTGATGCCAATAGGGGCGGTTTTGTCCAAAGAATTATGCAATTGCATAAAGAGGGGTGTGTATATGAGGTTATTATTAATAAAAAAAGGATTAACATTGAAGAAGAACTCCATAATCAAAATAACCCCCAAACTATTGATTTGGTTCCCGCTATCGCAGGGAGTGGGCCAATAGCTGCGGGAGTTGCGGCTCTCCTTGGAGGGGGGGGAGCGGCAGTGCTTATAGGTAAAATCGCAGCTGCGGTGGTTTGGGCCGCTCTTTCTTTTGCTTTAAGCCCTCAACCTGAGGTAGAACAACAGACCGCAGAAGCGCAAGCAGCTAAAGCGTCTCAAGTTTTCAGTAATCTAGCGAATGTGGCTAGTCAAGGAGCCCCCTTACCTCTGGGATATGGGCGCTTAAGAGTGGGGTCACAAGTGATACAGTCTAGCATTAAATCTTACCCCCAACATGAGAGAACTGAAAAAGCATTAACTCCCCAACCCGCTCCCCACTCCGATCTAGATGCTTTGGGTCTTAAAAGGGGATTTATTATGACCACCAGTAGCACACGACAAACATGAGCCATATACTAAAAAAGTTGCAGGTCGCTGGGGCGAAGAAAAAGAAAAAACCCCAGCCTCCAGTTTACTTGCCTCCCGTAATGGGAGAGTTACAGTATGGGGCTTCGCACAGCTATGCTGAAACTATTGATTTGATTAGTGATGGGCCTATCGCGGGATTGGTCGGACCTGAGGGAGACCTATTGGAAGGGTTAAATATCCTAAAAGGAATCTACTTTGAGGATACGGCAGTGGCGATAGATAACGAGGGCGCAAACAACACGTTATCTCAGCAAGGCGCAGAACAGAACGCTAGAGAATTAGCGAGTGGAACGGGGACGGGTATACGGGCGCTCAAGGAGTTTTGTAAAGCCCTCACTAGGCAAATAGATTTAAGTCAAGACGGACTGATATCTACCTTAAATCATAACGGGGTAGGAGGGGAACCAAATAACTATGAATCGCAGATGCGGGTAGAATGGGCAGACGCTAACTGGACTCCGTGGCATACCCTGAACATGATCTTCCAGAAGATAAGAGTGGGTGACGAAAATCCTGAAGAAGCTCCTGATCATTTAGAATCCTCCCTGTATATTAGGGCTTATCTAGAAAGCTCTAGCGGAGTAAGATTTTATTGGTATCTGGATGGAGAACTGAATTACGGGGGGGACGGCGACAGCCAAGTAGATGCTGCTTTCAGAAATGACCGCTTTCCTCGGGGACTATGGAATGGTGAGGATGGAGAAGGAGTCAGACCTCAATCTATGTATTGGACGGACCAAAACACCTTGGCGTCCTCCAAGTTTTTTTGCGGATTTACTCCCAAAGAGAGAAATAGCGCAGAGAACCCTATTGGTTGGATGGGGGGATTCAGTAGAACCCTTGACGACGCTGAAAATTTTGTAAGGTCAGAGCTGACCGAAATCCTTGCTTTATGGAACGATAATAATAGTCCTGACGGATTAAACCCTGAAGCTAATAACTTTCAAAAAACCTTAGCAGCAAAAGCTCTTACTAATCTGGGGTGGGGCGCAGAGGGAAACCAAAATATCGCAGGACTACTGAGCAACTGGGTAAAGGAGCAGACTACCGAATGGTTAAACTTAGGTTTCACTTTTATAGTTAAAGTCGAAGAGGATAACCCCAACATCGTCGGTAGAAACATTTTGGATGAAGATGGGAGCAATGTGCTCGACATGACAACTATGGTTGTCGGAGCCGATCCTCTCGTGCTTGGCTCGGGCTGGGCTATGGATGGTTGGTTGAACGGAATTCCAATCGACTGGATGATCGGGACACTGGCAAGGATGAGCTATGGAAGGAAATTAGATATTACTTGCCCAGAAATTGATTCTCTGGGCAATCTCACAGGCAAAATGCACGGGTTTATAGTTTTTACATTGCCGATGCAGAACGCGATATTCTCGGGAGAGGGAGTGGAGTCCAAGATAGTTTCTTTCCACCGACAAACCGTGCAACACATGACAGATATAAATACCCTACAATATACGACCACGGTGGGGTTTGGACAAGATTGGCGAAATGGCATTCCAAATGTAACCGAAACCGAAGTTTCTTCTAATTTAAAATTTAATTACACCAACGTTTTAGCTGAATTTAAACAAGGGACAGAAGATCAAACACCTTTAAAGGCGTTCCGTAGAGTATTTATAGATCACGTTTACAATAAGGAACTTTTTGGCCCGTTCACAACAAGACCTGCTGGACTTGGCCCTGCTGCGGCCATCAATCGCCGTGCTGCGGGTGCTCAAGGAAACGCGCCACAAAGAATCAACGCGGGGTCGGATTCGCTTACCCGCAGCGAAGTATTGGCTCTGGGAGCGGCAAATTTTAATTTACAAATAGACCCAAGCACTAACTTGCCCCTTATGGAAGGAAGCGACGACGAGAGATATGCGGGTGATAACGACGCTCGCACATTCAACTACTCGAAATGGGCAGAAGGTTCTCTAGTAAATTGGGATGAAAAGGCAATTCCCTGTGTTCACACCGTATACAACCCTAATGTAGCGAAGGTTTTTATTACATTAAATATAGAAGCTTTATCAGACACTCTCTTGAAAAAAATTACCATCCCTCACCTAACGGGAGATGGAGGGGACAAAAACCCAGGAAGTAAATTCCCAGCGGTTTTAAACATCCAAGTAGAAACAGGCAAATATGACAAGGGAGTGGGAGCCGAAATACCCTTTAAAACTTATACTTTTAGAATAGTAGCTTTAATAGAAGGGCAAACATTGGTTGATTTAGGCAATCCTGATAGCGCTTCAGGACCAAACAACAATGACTATGTTGTTAATTTAGACCGAAGGGAGAGTTTAAACATCCCATTTGAATTGCCTGAGGTTCTTATAAAAGAAAATCAAGAATTAAGCGAGGATGGGCTCACGGGGATTGAAGTGGGGACTATCGACCAAGATAGTGTGCAAAAGCGTTATGTGAAAGTAACTAAGCTATCTTACGAGAGTAACTCTGTCTTATTAAATAAAATAGTCAATCTCAACAAGGTTACTGAAATTATCGAGGTAGATATGCCTTATCCCTTCTCGGCAATTGTAGGAACCAAACTTGACTCCAGAGCTTTCGGCAACATTCCAAAGCGCACTTACGATTGTAAATTAAAATTAGTAAAAGTGCCCTCTAATTATTACCCCGAACGTGGGCGCACTGATAAAAGGTATTGGAATACTGTTGAGGAGTTTGAAGCCGCTCCAGCAAGTAGCAAAGCTGTATATAATGGAGATTGGGACGGAAACTTCGCTCCCGTTTTAAAGTGGACTGATAACCCTGCGTGGATTTTATATGACCTTCTCACTAATTCTCGTTATGGGATGGGAAGCCATATTGATGAGTCAAAAATTAATAAATGGCAGTTATATAAAATAGGGCGGTTTTGTGATGCGGTAGACGATAATGGTTACTTTGAAGGGGTAACAGATGGCCGTGGAGGTTTAGAGCCTAGATTTTCGTGTAATGTTGTTTTCGATAGGGGACAAAAACTTTACGACGCCATTAATACTATTGCTTCCCTATTTAGGGGTCGAGTTTTCTTTGGGAACTCGGAAATAAATTTTGTAGATGATCGGCCAAGAGGCTCTATTAATTTGTTTACTAATGAGTCGGTGAAAGACGGTCAGTTTTACTATTCAAACACTAGGAGAGATCAGCAATACAATACTATAGAGGTGAGCTTTAGAGACCGCTTTGATAAGTTCACTCCCAAAATAGAAGTAATAGAAGACGAAGAAGATATAAAGGAGAGAGGGGTATTTAAAACAACGATAGAAGGCGTAGGTATAACTTCTCGCGCAATGGCTAGGCGCATGGGTCAACACGCCATCTTTAACACGATTGATGAAAACCAAACCGTTGCTTTCACAGCAGGACTAGAGAGTCTCCTTTGCCAACCTGGAGACCTAATAACCATCGAGGATGAACTAAAAACCAATAAAGCTAATTTTGGTAAAATTCTAGCTGTAGACCTTGAGAATGAAACAATAAGAATAAGTAATAGCTATATTTCAGGAGACATGGAATCGACCTTGACCGTTTATAACCCCACAGGTCGAGATACGATAGAAGATATAGACAGTTTAAATAACATTCTTAGAAGCCGCTACCAAGGCTTCACCGTTACAGGACAAGTGACTGACGCATGGGCCGCGTATACAGGAGATTACGGATTCTCGGGTTACACCTCAGGTTATGATGTAAGCCTACCAGATACTAGGCAACTTTCTCAGCAATACGGTCTATACACAGGCGTTAGTGGAAATCATGCCGAAAGTGGGAAGTTTCTTTATTTTAACACAGGGTTTACGGGATGGACGTTGGCATCAGGATCGTCGCCAGAATCAGAGCCAGCCAACCAGAGGACAGGAGCCTTCGCTTTGGGTTCTGGAGATTTTATTGCATCAGGAACTGGTGCTCAAACTTTGTTTAGTTTCAATACAGGCGCAATCACGGAGGTGGACATGAGCATAACATCGGGACGTTCTACAACTCATCATTTCCCCTTTTCAGGAATTGACTTTGACAGTGCTTTCGGAGGAGGTCACGGAGTTCTTAACTCAGAAATTTCAGGAAGTTCGCCCAACCAAATGGCTGTGCTATCTGTTACTGGAGTTATTGTAGAAAGTGCTTCCGACTTAGAATTGTCTGGTTACAACCCATACGGCAGTGTGCTTTCGGGGTTTGATAAACCACAGTTACTGCCTTTTATAAAATTAGGCAGTCCTGCAAAATTTGAAATCAGAGATGCCAGCCCCTTTATTTATAAAGTAATTTCGATGCAGGAGGAGGCTCCCAATGAATATCTTGTCAGCGCCACTAAATACGATACAGGCAAATTTAATTTAATAGAAAAAGATATAAGTATAGAAAACAAAGCGGATACTTATAGTTATCAAGTCGCCCAAACTATTAATAACGTCACTTATGAAACTCTAGCATCACCAGTTCTAGAGTATCTTTCTACAGGGGTTCCAGACTCCGTTACTGACACTTTTACTATCACAGGGAGATGGACCGACATAACAAACAGCACGGGCTTTAATGTGCGTTTAACGCATCCTAACGGACGAGTAACTGAAACTACAGTTGCAGACACAGGTTACCAGTTTTCAAATTTAGGTCAAGTAGGGGTTTACAACTATTGTGTTAATGCCTTAGGGCAAAAGGGCGGCAAAGCGCTGGCTAATTTTTACTTTGATTCTAATTATGACTGTTCAGGAATATTTGTAGTTTATGATGACCTTTTAATATTCAATAAATCTTTTGTTAACCAGATAGCAATTTTATAATGGACGCAGGATACACAGTTTTAAAACATACGAAAGACGATGGTGCTTATGTTTATGGCTCGGGAGCTTATACCTACGCGACAGGAATTACGGGCGCAGGAGGTGCGCTTAATTCTGAAGCTGTTTATGGTTCGTGGGCAAGTGTTCGTTTTATTAATATAGTAGAGAGCGGGAGCGCGGGATTGCCTTCGGGCTACACCACTCCGCTAGCCGACCAATATATGTCCACAGGGACGTTAATCGGAGGGGCTACCCCCAACGGAGACGTTAGGGGCGAAGGCACTGGGTATGTGAATGTGGGGGGTGCCACCTCACACACTTTGGTTAGGGGGACTAATTATAGTGGAGCTTTATATGCCGTGTATGAGGGGACTAATACATACACAGGTAAAGTAGGGATAGGAACAACCACCAGTGAAATCACCGCTAGTGGTTTTTATGAGGGACCATTCACTACGCTAGACATCAAAGAATTTGAAACTGTTTTTGATGTGGATACAGGTGATCTCATATCTACAACCACGGGGAGCGGCATACACCTAAGGGGAGATGTCACCCTCCAGTTTGGATTAGGAGACCCCGCTGGAGGATTGGTGAATTCCTCTGCTTCTATAAATGCATCACCATATATTAGTGGACAAATAATAAGTATTCTTGATATTACAGGAGGTTTGGTGTATCCTAGTTATCGAACCACTACCGCTTCCACTTTTCCTTTCACTGTAGCCCAAAATGCAGATGTATTTGGAGTCTATACACCAAATTTTGGCGTAAGAAACGATGTTGTTAATTACGACGGAACCACCCACAGAAGTGAAATTTATTTGTATGCAAATGATTTATACTTAGACCACCTATACTACAGAGCTTCGGGAGGAACCTACCTAAACGAATCTGATAACAGCGAGAACTTTCCAGCGCCCGACACAGGTGGGATGAGTGCTGCTGACGCTGCGGACGCAAGAAAGTATTTCAATAACCAGTTAATTAATACTACAGGCACTACAGGAGATATAAGATTAGACCTGTCATTCATGAATGACCCCAGATACACCGAATTTGGCGATATGGCAATCTGGTCCGCGAACTCTCCAACTAATGAGGGAAATTTGCTAGGGGTTTATAATCTTAACCAAAGGCAGCAACAAGATTTTTCCATCACTCTAAAAGACGGTGTGCCAGAAGGCACACCTTTAGATCTTAAATTAGCCTTCGGGACTCCTTACTCAATGACTACGGGACTGTATCCCGTTTCGGGGTCGGGGGTTGTCATAGCGGACTATGAATCTCCAGTTCCTATTTATCTCCCAATCGAAGGGAGTGGGAACCTCGCAGGAAACCTAAAAATAACCGACCTAACGGGAGAGGGAGGGAACTTAATCGTTTCGGGAAAAGCCACCTCCATGACGGGAAGATTAAAATATTCAGATACTGTAGAGTATGCGTTGACTACAGATATTACGACTGGTTGTTGCCCCTTACAGGAGGTTGTTGACTTAGGAAACACAAGCACTACCGACATTTATATGAATGGTAGTAGTATCTTTTATATTAATAGTTGGATTCGACACGTTGGGGACGCTAATTCTTACTTTGGCTTTCCCGACAACGACGAATTTAGACTTGTGACAAACGGACAGTCTAGGTTGGATTTCACTAGCGATGGGGCAACTATGTATGACCCTCTCGGTAAGTCGGCTGTAGAGATAGGCAAGGATGGTTACTCACTTCAAACTGAGACTTCAGCCATCATAGCTGCTTACGATTCCATGCTTAATTCGTCAGGTTGTTTGATCGGCGGCGGTAGTGGGCATCAGATTTCGGGAGATTATGATGTAATCGCGGGAGGAGTCACTAATAACATATCAGGGGGTGACTTTAACTTTATTGGAGGTGGTTCACAAATTGATCTAACGGGTTCAGATTATTCCTCCAGCATTGGAGGAAAGAATAATGATATTTTTAATTCTAACTATTCAATAGTTGGGGGTGGCCAAAATAATAAAATAGAAAGTGCTACCACTTCTTTTGTTGGAGGAGGTCAAAGTAACGAGATATACGCTGGCATTTCTGCCATAGGTGGCGGTGTATCAAACATTATTTCAGGAGGTAATGGTTACGCTTTTATCGGAGGAGGAGAAGAAAATGAAGTGCATGGCACATTCAGTTCTGTATTAGGTGGAGAAGGAAATAAAATTTACGCTAACGATTCTGTTACCCTTGGTGGCTGGTTTACCGAATCCTCAGGACGATTCGCACTTGTAGGCCCAGGAAAAGCTTCAAAGGTAAGCGGAGACTATGCTTTTGCTTTAGGTAATAAAGCTGAAATACCAACTGGACACAGCGGAGCCGCAGTATTAGCAGATGGGCAAGATAGAGTTCATGCGTCGAGTGGAGCGCATACTGCGACTTTAGATTTTGTTAATGGAGTCTACGTTGAATCGACAAGTGGACTTTTTGTGAATGGAAACGCTGTTTCTACGGGGTCTGCGACAGAAACAGACACTCTTCAGACGGTCTCAGCTAGAGGTAATACGACAACGACTTCTATGGCCGTCCAAGGGCAATATTTGTCTGGGGTGTCAGGTGTATTTGAGAGTATTGATATAACTGGCACATCTACACTCACAGTTACGGGGAGTGTTCTAGGGACTGGAGTCGGGAATAGAATTACGAACAACGGAACTCCTTATCTCCTATCAGGAGATTCTCCACCTGATACAAACACCTTTGTTACTGGTGCATCTTTTAACACAAGTGATGGTGTTATTACATTAAGTCGCAACGATGCGTCCACTGTTACTACAGATCTAGACGGACGTTTTGTTTTAAGTAGCGCCACTGGTGCAGCTGCTCCGTTGAACGTGGGTATTAGCAATACAAACCTTTTACAAGCGAATAACACCTTAGTAGATAACGACTTCCTCAGAATAGATGGCACTCAAATCGAAGGAAGATCTGCCTCTGAAGTCTTGTCTGACATCGGAGGACAAGCTTCTCTTACGTTTGGTATATCAAATACAAACGCAGTAAAGATTGACAGTGCAGACGTTGCTGATGACGAATATGCGAGATTTACAGCTGACGGTTTAGAAAGCAGGTCTACTTCAGAAGTGCTTTCGGATATCGGGGCGCAAGCTTCGCTTACCTTTGGTATAGCAAATACCAATGCAGTCAAAATAGATAGCGCGTCAGTAGCTGACAATGAATACGCTAGATTTACATCTAATGGTTTAGAAAGCCGCTCTACTTCTGAAGTCCGAAGCGATATAGGATTAAGCACTAGTGATTCTCCCACTTTTAATAGTTTAATTACTACAGGAGCAGGAGGGATATCAGGAGGTGGAGATTTTTACGGCACAGGGCTTGAAAACAGACTGACCTTAAATGGAACAGGATATTTGCTTTCTGGAGACGCATCGACATCTTTAGGACTCGGCACTGCTGCCACAAAAGACGTAGGGATAAGTAATAATAACGTTATCCAAGCAAACAGCACACTTGTTGATAACGATTTTCTCCGCATAGACGGAACTCAAGTAGAAGGTAGATCGGCATCAGAAGTTCTTTCAGACATTGGAGGACAGGCTTCACTTACCTTCGGGATAGCAAACACAAACGCTGTTAAAATCGACAGTGCAGACGTTGCCGACGACGAATACGCACGGTTTACTGCTGACGGTTTAGAGAGTCGTTCAACATCAGAGGTTCTTAGTGATATCGGGGCGCAAGCCTCTTTGACATTTGGCATCTCAAATACAAATGCTGTAAAAATCGACAGCGCATCAGTCGCTGACGATGAATATGCTAGGTTCACATCTGCTGGTCTTGAGGGGCGCTCAACATCTGAACTTCTCGGTGATCTATCTTTAGATAGTGAGCTTCAAAATCTTTCTTCTGGTGAGATCGACTACTTAGAAGCTTTATATGCGACAGACGTTACAAGCACTGAATTTGATTATCTTGATGGCGTATCCTCAAACATACAAACTCAATTGGATGCAAAACAAGCATCCTTGACTTTCGGGATAGCAGACACAAATGCCGTTAAGATTGACAGCGCGACCGTAGCCGATAACGAATACGCTAGATTTACTGCTGATGGATTAGAGAGTCGCTCTACTTCTGAAGTTTTGTCTGACATTGGAGGGGTTGCTGATGGTGGTTCTCCGACTTTTAATAGTATCTATCTTCAAAATACAATTTTTCATGATGGAGATACCGATACTCGTATAGATGTCAGCACAGACACAATTCAGCTTGCTACGGCAGGGACTACAGCACTTACAGTAGCTTCCAATAGCAATGTCGGTGTGGGGACAGACTCTCCCAACGCTCTATATAAACTCCATACGCAGGGATGTATCTATGCAACGGGAATGGTTGTAGGAAGCAGTCTAGTTGGTGCTTCGATTGAGAACGGATTAACAGTAGAAGGAAAAACTGCATTAGGTTATTATTCAACCAGTAGCACACTGGGATTATACGGAAACGCTAGTGTGGGGACATCTTATATAGGGACTGCCGCGCCTTCTAATGGGTTAATAGTTCAAGGAAATGTCGGGATTGGAAACAGCGCCCCCACTACCGAGCTGGATGTCTCAGGGGCAATTAAAGGTGGGTTTAGTTTGTCTGAAAAAAGCGCAGACTTCACTTTGAGGGTCGCAGATAACGGGACATTTATTAACGGAACCTCTACCTCATTTGACCAAATAACGATATCTAGTGATTTGGGAGCAGGGTTTAATGCATCAGTATTACATACTGGACAAGATGTAGACATTGTAGGGTCGAGCAATATGATTATTAATGGGACCACTAATGGGACTGTGACCTTAGCATCTGGATATCAACCTGGGTCTATAGTAAGACTAGCTACAAACACCTACGCAGTATTCGGTAATTTATTATGATTATAAGACCCTCAATGTCGGGGATATTCGAAAAACATGTAGAAACTCCTCTAGATATAAGCGGTATGCCCACCGCAAGGCTAGCCTATGGATTAAGGCTGCTTCGTGCGGCTTACACTGGTGCTGCTATAAGAGTTAGAAGAGATTCTGATAGCACCGAAGCAGATGTTTATTTTTACAATCAAAAAGAGGTGACCCTTAACAGTTTGACTAGCGCAGGGAGCACCCTTAGAGATTTTGTAGGAAGCAACTCAGCTTTCGTTACCAAGTGGTATAACCAAAGTGGCAATACAAGCACTCAACAAGGTGGAGGATCTTGGAGCGGATATCCAACTGCACCAGATGCAGTCCAAACAACTACAAGTAGACAGCCTGAGTTAATTTCTTCTGGAGTGTTTAACAGAGGGCTTAAATGTGTTACCTCTGGGGGATATAGCGCTTCTGGAGATTATTTGCAAGTAAACCAATACAGATTACCTAATACTGACGATAATTTTAGTTTAGTTATGGCTTGTGAAGTATTTAATTTTACAGGAGCTGGCGGTCTCATTACTAATTTAGATAATTTTAATGATGGAGTAGAAATGATTTATTTATCTGGTGGAAGTTACAGGTTAGCTGTAGATGCTTATGACGAAGATAGTGCTAGTGGTTATCCAACATATACACGCACAATAGTGGGTTCATACTACGACAGGCAAAGATCAACTGCCGCAGGAGGAGATGGAAAATCCATGATACTTAGAGTGAGCGGGACCGAAACCACTAGAGACGTAAATGAAGATAAACATATTGGTAGATCGGATAGATTTAGAATTGGTTGTAGAAGAATAAGCAACAATCCTTTTAATGGAATAATCAGAGAAGTTTATGTATTTGATTCAAGCGCGGGATCGGGGGAAGCGGCATTAGATGATGACCTTAAACTTGCATTAGAGACAAATGCCGCAATATATAACGAGATTAATTACGCATGAGATATTTAAAATTCGAAAATATTGATGGTGCCGAACAAAGAAGCAGAGAGCTTTGGGAGGAAAAATTGGGGCGACCTAAGAAGGAAGAAGATGAATCAGAATTCATGTATGGTTGGGAAGTCTCTGAAAGCGATCAAGGAGGATCGTATCTCTTAATAGAGGACGATGGCATGACCCTAAGCGATGATGAAAAGCTCGCTCTGGAATCAGAAGCAGATTATCAAGACTGGCGTGAACAATATCAGCCAGAATCAGTCCGAGAAGAAAGAGAAGAAAACGAAATTATTTAGCTGTTGTTTGATCGACAGCGTAGATATGAAAGTGCGGAGTGTTGCCCTCTTGATAATCATTTTTAAAGATTAAACAAGGCACCGACTTACCATTGATTTCGATATTACCTGAAAGGTAACTTCGACCATTTTCTTTAGTCTTTATCCAAAAGGCTCCCACCTTGTTCTTCGTCCAATTTGAAGGTTGTTTGTCTAAGGAGGTCGATAAAGTCTCTTCTGGCATGGTGGGGTAGTTTCTTGTATTGTTTTTTTAAACGTCGGTAAACTCTTGTAGATACTGGATCTACAGGATCGCAAAGCTTTCTTAATTCTCTGGCTATTTTATTGTTCATAGCTTGACTATATAGGTTTCAGAATCTTTTACGAAACCCATTTTTTCATAGAAGCGACCTATTTTCTCTGCTTTTGGGTGCCGCATAGCGCAAGTCATGGTCACATGTTTGAATTCTTTTTCTTTGGCGAATTTTAACGCTGTGGCTAAGAGTTTGTAGCCTACATTGGGATTCGCTGACATCCAAATATATTCTGAAAAAATCTCCTCTCCAAATTTTTCGTTTTTTTGGTTTAAAAAAGCGATTGTGGCATCATATTTATTATGTTCATTTAAATTAGCCCACACAAAAAAATCCCAAACTAACACTTTTTGATGTGCAAAAGAATTGGAAATGTGTTCTTTGTTATGCCTCAAAAACTGGTGACCTTGATTTTCATTTTCATATTCGAAAAGATCAAAAATGTCATCTAAAGCCCTTTTGAATTCAGAAGGATTTGTTAATCTCTTAATCATTTATTTAAGACAACAATTAGCTTGCGAGCTTCTTTAGCGGGGATGTCTTTGAAGCAAGACCACTCCTTAGCCTTTTCGTTCCTGTAGCTTTCAGTCTTCCACAGATCTCTGAGAACATTCTTGCACCCCTCAAAGGAATCAACATTATGCTTCTCCCTAAGGGTCTTTTCCAAGAGGTCTACAGGGGTGATAGGAGTAGCGACAGCATCGGACTCATAGGATTGAGCGCTGGCTTGGGATTTATCTATTTCATCTGCGCCTACAATGTGGATATTCAAATAGTTGCGGACGCAACGAACAAAAGCACGATTACAGGCAATCGTTTCTAAGAACTTAGCGCAAAAACTATCTGTATTAGAAAGAGTGGCATTCGCGTAGTCTTCATAAACAACCTCATCTTGTGTTTCGTAGTTTTTATTCCAGTTTATCATGCATTTAGCAGTGACATAACCATCTGAAGAGTGAACTACGTCAAAAGCAACCGTAGAATACCCGCGCATTTTAGCTAGCTCCTTGATACCTCCAAGCATAATAAGTAGCTGCTTATCTTCTAAACCCTCTGGAGATGTCGGCACAGGTTGATTACGAGAATCGAACCACCCCTTGTTAGGGTAAAGAAACTCAGGCTTGATCATCGCCCTCCAGTTTACAGAGCCATCTTCGTTAAAGATATACTCCGCGTTTTCTAACAACCCGTGGCTGTTACGCTTATAAACATCGGGACCGTAGAACTTCTTTGCTGCCTTCTTTTTGGCTGTTTTAGTCTGACTCATAAATATAAAAGTGATCTGATTCTCTCCAATATTCAGGAGTATCTATCACTTCGTTGTTTCTGTCAAGCCCTTTTTTCCAATGAGCGTAACTTAAATACTCTTTGGAGCCTTCGACTATGCGTTTATCACAAATAAACCTAGACCCATCGCTAACAGTGCATGGGGGTTTTTTTTCTGGAAGGTAAGGGCGCACGGGGACATCAAAATATTTGTTGCGTATCGCAGCTATTTCTTTTTCGTTTTTAACAAAAAGAATACATTCAATCTGCAAGTCTTTTAATATTTTAAAATATTTGTCGGGGATAGTGTCCCAAGTAGAGTCTACAAAAATAGAAAGACTTTGAATGTTAGCTGCTATATTGGTTAAAGCTTGTGGCTGAATAAGTTTGTCTAAGTAAACAGATACTTTGTAGCTTTGACAAAACTTTAAAAACGAATCCTCATCGAAGCCATAATCAGCTCGTATTAAAGGTATTTGATTTGCGGCGAGTTTAAGGGGCGCGAAAACAGTAGGGACAACCTCTAGGATTTTCTGTTTAAAATGTTTCCCGACAAAAAGAGTTTTAAAAGTAAGTTGTTTTTTGTCTATTTTTAATAAATCTAATATGCTTCCCGCTATCTCCTCAGGTTTGATGGTATTTATTTGGTTTTTAGGGTCGATGTTGATAAAACACGGTTTCTTGTCCCACACTGGAGTTAAATTTATATTAGAAGAGGATCTAGAGAAAATAGGTCGATTAATTTCAGGGAAGGTATTACCAAATATGTTAACTGTAGGTATTTGTTTGGAGCTTGCCAGATGATTCAATACACTATCAGATCCCACATGCAGTAAAGACCTAGAGATAATAAAACTTTGCTGTTTGAAAGAGAGGTTTAAAGCAGCATCCACTCCTTCTATTTTTGATTTACCCCCAAGTTGGATAACTTTGATGTTTTCATGTTGCAGGAACGGTCGGAGCAAATTTAATACAATATCGTAATCAGGATAATGTTTGGACTCAACAACGTCATCATTAGAGAGTGTGATGTATTTCTGCGCCACCAAAGGGAAAAAGTGATCCTTCACAATAGGAGTGGAAATTTTCACTCCTAAATTTTTGGCATATTCTTCTAGTAAGTGAGACATAACTAACGAAGAGAAAATTGGTGTTTATTTAAACCGTTATGCATATAAGACGCTTGTTTTTGTGTCGTTGTATGTGGATAAAAAACCATTTCAAAAAATCCCTCATGGTCACCAGCCCCTTCCATTAAAAAAGAATTTTCCAAAACAGGAGAATAAGGCATTATTTTGTGAATATAAGGATTATCGTCTATATAACTAAAGTATTGAGGCTGCGTAAAAATATAAAGGTTGTAGTTCTTATGTTGTTTCTTGAGGTTTTTCAAGAGAGAATTTACTAGAAATACATCCGTTTCGCTTTGCGGTATTACAACAGCAATCCTTTTTCCTTTGTCGCTATCTCCAAGTAGAGAGGAAAGATCAGGAAGATTTGTTTTATTGTTTTCATCCATGGCCACTTTCCTAAAATGATTTACAATTTCGGTAGCGGTTTTCCCATTGTTTAATTCATTAAGCCAATGCTTAAAACCTTCAGAATTTTCATCAACGTCTTCCTTTAAAATATTTTTATAGATATCTATAATAAAATTTTTAGATTCTGGGTAGTGGGCTTTTGGTTCATAACTTGGATCAAATTTAAGAATGCTCGCACTGTCATAATCATAATCTACATCAGGCATGGCGTCGATTATCTCTTCTAGTTTCTTCCCTATTACCTCAACGGAAAAATTATCAATAGTCCATTGCCGAGCTTTGCGGCCCCACTCTTTTTTTTCTTCTTCTTCTAGTCCATGCACCTTAGTTAATTGGTCTGCGATACTTTGAGCGGAAGTGGAAGCTTTAATAAACTGAGTCCCAGGCTCCCTGTATTCACTCCACTCCAAGGGGAGCCCTCCTGAATCTGAAGTGCAAGTGTCTTCTCCACAAGAATAATTAGTGACTAGGGTTATAAGTTCGGTTAGTTTAGCTTCTTGGATGGGTATCTCTTGACCTCCGCTAGTAAAGGGGTGGCAATAAACATCCATAAGATTGTAAATTTCGTTTAATTGTTCTTCAGTGACCCCCCTGCTTGGATTGGTGGTATTGACCGTCCCTTCAGAACGACATTTGTTGCACTTCTGTCCTTGACCTGAAAAGGGACGCACTTCGTAAGAGCCGCATTTCGAGCAGACATAAGTTGTTAATACATCGACATGATTTATCTGTTTTTCTGCAAGCAATCGAGGTATATCCCACCCTTCAGACCAATGAGTGTGGAGAAGGAGTTTTGCTTTGGGCTCTTTTTCTTTGAAGATTTTAAAACCCTCCAAAAGATTCGGAACACTTTTTCTTAATTGATTACGGAAAACAAACCCTACCAGATACTGGTCATTTAGTTTATGAGCTTCCCTAAGTTCCGCTCGTTTTTCATCAGGCATTCTAAAAAAATTAGAGCCCTCTAAAGATCCTCGCAGAGTTTTAATGTGAGTATAACCTTTTTTCTTAAAAGCTTCTTCAGCGAAAGAAGACCACACATAATAGTTTTTTATTTTAGGGGCATACTCCACCGCTTGAGGTAAGATAGGAAGGCTGTCTAATGTAGTCCAAATCATGGTGTTAACTTTATTCCACCATGACTTTCTGTGAAAATTATTAAACGCCCAAATGTCTTCTATGCCTATATAAACATCAGGCTTAAATTCTTTTATGGCCCGATCTACAAGCTTGGCTCCATAACCCGCAGCCCGTTTTTCTTCTGGGTTTAAGTTGTTTAACTCTTGAGGAGGTGATAGAGAGCCTCGGCATGTCCACGGAAGAGTTTGGGTCACGGGATCATCCCAATGAATCCCATTAGCTAACTCCACAAGATTATATTTGCCAGTATTAAAAAGATACCGCATAATATTTTTTTTGTTTTTACCGAATCCAGTAAAAGCCCTACAAAAATTAGAATGTATTAAGACTGTTTTTTTACTCATGAGAGAGTTTTTTGTGATTCAGAATATAGTGTAGCTTGTGATATCAGACCCCACTCGACCGAAGATCGGTTAGTTTTCGTTGTTTCAAATTATTTTGCAACCTACAGATATAAAGTTCTGAAAGAAAAAATTTACAAAATTCAAGTAACCCATAAGCTTCAGACATTTCTACTCCAATGCCGAATTTGTTGCTAGAATTACGAGTTACCCCGAAAGAAAAAGCCTCTGTGCCATCTTTTTTGGTATAAGGCTTAAAGGAAATACTTGTTTTGTTGTCCTCGTAGGAATGAAAGGCAGAAAATTCCTTATAGTTAGTGACTGCATTTATAAGTCCTCCCACCTCAATCTCATTTAATTTAATAGAAATAGATTTTTCTGGATCTTTAGCATTACCTGAAAAAGAACCACTCCTCTTAGAGCTATCCCAAGAATATTGCTTTACCGCCCTGACGTAGACACAGGGCTCTTGGTTTTTATTGTTAGCTCCAATATCGAAACTGAAGGCGCATCCCGTGTTCTTGGAATTAGGCTTATAATACTGAACAATCATGTAAGATTGTATGTATCACAGAATGAAATTCAATTATTTTTGGAGGCTTGTGGAGGGGGAGAGTGACTGCCGTTATACAGCTTTTCCATAATCTTCTCCACATCAAGCTCTAGCATCGAAATTTTTAAATTTTGTTTTACGTCATCTGGGAGACTTCCGCTACCCCATTTGCCAGCTGGCCAGTCGCGGACAAAAATTGCGTGAGCATCGACATCCTTTTTTAACATCTGGAGCTGGTAATCGTTATGCTGCACAGAACTTTGTAAGTTGCTAGCCCACCATACAATTCCCGCTGCTTGAACAGCAAGCCCGATACCTAAAGAGATTAAGAACTTGCTGTCAATTGATTTGGTTTCTTTGTTTTCGGGCATTTTTCTTTGGTTATTTGTTTGGCTCCTTTAAAAAACAATAAAAAGTCTCATCATCATCGTCAACTATTGCAGAGGCTTTACTGGCCCCTTTCTTAAACTGAGAATAGCAGACAGCGGCTCTTTGTTTGTTGTCCTTAAACTCCTCTTTACCCGCAAGATCAAGCATACATCTGTTCATAAAGTCAGAACGTTTCTCTTTGTCTCTTGGAGAGGGGAGGGGCATACCTATGCTTTTACACCAAAAATAGGCTCGCAAATCGTTTTCATGATGAAATCTTTGTTTTCTGAGAAAGATTCTATCTCTTGGAATCGAGTATAGGCATGGGAAAAGCTATCAGCTACATGGAAGATTTCTTCGTATCGAAAAGAATCATAAACATAAACCTCTTTGATGTATGAAATTAATAAATCAGCGAGCTTTTTTCTTAGGCATAGTTGATAAATCTTATCATACAGATCTCTGTCCTGCGGGAAAGAGCCGCTGTCACAAAATTGTTTCCATAAATAAATATCATTTTCGGGAGGACTGCCTGATTCAATCACCATATCACAAAAGTCTATATAAGGATGACCCATACAAACATTATGCAGTTCATCAAAATAAAAACCCCCACCATAATAAAAAATTGAATCAAGGGACAAGGCCGCATGACATTTTTTGTTTAGTTTTTTCTGTATGTCTTTAAAGCGAGATAGAATATCTGCACGGAGATCTAAGAGAAATTTTTCGCACAAATCAGAATCAGTATAATCTTCTAAAGCCTCCAGAGACTCTTTTCCTAAAACATTCTGAGGTATTAAATTTTTTGTAAAATAAGTTATGACTTTTTTATAAGTGGGTTTAACGTTGTGGCTTTTAGCAAACACCCAATAACTCTTAAGAAATAAATCTAAATTATTTATTAAGCATGATCTGCCCTGACTTCTCACGTTTTCTCCCGCAGGAACACGCGCCAACAAATAAGTAACCTCTTCTCCTATTTTGCTTGTTCCGTAATCCACCAAAATAGGGAGAGCAGGACAATGGCTTCTTCTTAAAACAACACTTTCTTTTTCCAAAACGTGATCGGGATCACTTAAAGAAATTTTTAATTTTAAAAGCTCTTGATTAGCAGTTAAAATCATGAAAACATCGTAATAATCCGTGACTGACCACAGGGCGAGATGTTTTATGTTAAGTTCAGGGTTGGTTTTTTTGAGAAGAGCTGTAGCGAACTTACAATCGTCTTCAGGGTCGCCTGACTGAGCAAAGGCATAAGCCTTGTCTTTAAATAAAGAAGAGAGTTTCACTACTTATAATAATAAATCAACCCCCTTTTTCAAGGGGGTTGACTCTTAGAAGAAGGATGCAACAACTTCTTCTTATATCGGTAAGGTATGACAGAGGTTAAAATACCTTGCCGAAATTTTGTTCTGCGATACGCACCCCACAAATGCTGGTCTTAGCAAAAGTGCGATCTTCGCGAGCATTGCGATCATAGACCTTAACGTAGTTATCGGTTTCTCCTGACAGCTGGGCATTCAAGGTTTCACCCTGCGAAGTGTAGAGACCGAAAAACCTACCTTTGGTGTTGCGGATCGCTCTCATGACTCTAGTGTTTACTCGTTTCATATGGGTATATTATATAAATGCTAGCGATTTGTCAACTACTTTAAGAGAAATTTTCTCTATTTTGCGATTTTTTACAATAAACTCAGACAGAGGAACTTGAATAGTGCTTTTAACTAGGTTTTTAATCTGCCTAGCATGACTGTTTTTCCTTTTCGCTTTATTAAAAATAAGTTTTTTTACACTGGAGTTATAGCTTAGTTCGATACCTCTATCTAAGAGACGAGTCGCAATATGCTTAAGTTCTTGGTTAATAATCTTAAGAAGGTGGCTATCATTTAACTCGTTAAAGAAAAGTATTTCGTCTAATCGGGCTAGTAATTCAGGACGCAAATGCTTTTCTAGAGATTTTTTGTAAATGTCCGAGTCTGTTTCTTGGGTAGGAACGAATCCCATACTTCGTTTAGATTTTTCGCTGTGACCAATATTAGAGGTCATAACAATAACTGTTCTTCGAAAATCAATTTCTCTATTTAAGTTGTCTGTGGCATAACCTTCATCCAAAATATGTAGTAATAAGTCCAAGATTTTAGGGTCGCATTTTTCCACCTCATCAAATAGAACGACACAGTTGGGGTTATTACGAACAAACTCTGTCAAAAGTCCTCCGTCCTCGTAACCCACATAACCTGCGTTGGCTCCTATAAGCTTAGAGATAGCTGTTTTATCTTGGTATTCGCTCATGTTAAGTTGTAAAAAGGACTTTTCATTGCCATAAAAATATTTAGCTATTTTCTTAGCAGTGAAAGTTTTACCTACACTGGTGCCCCCTATAAACAAAAAGTTAGAAAGTGGTTTCTGGGGGTCATTCAGCCCCGCTTTAGCGCAAGACAAAGCATTATGGATGGTCTCGATATTCTCTTCTTGACCAAATATCTCACTATTCATGTGTTTGGGGAAATTGATAAACGCTGAATTGTTTTTAGCAATAGTCTTGGGCGACAAGCCTGTTTTTTCAGTAAAGACAGCGATTATATCCTTCTGTCGTATTTTTTGCTTACGTCCTTTTGGTTTCCCGCTCGCCGCGAGTTCTTGCAGGTAATCTTTTAAGAGAACGGTAAATTGTTCCTCATTTAATTCTTTGTCCTCCCCGTTCTTGACTAAGAAGTCACAGAATTTTTTCCTCGCAGAAGCCATTTGAGAGGAAACGGGGACATACTTGATTCTAGTCCTCGCTCCGATTTGATCCACTAAATCAAAAGCTTTATCGGGAAACCTTTTATTGCTTAAAAATTTTTCAGCCAGATCTAGGATGGTGTCGATATCTTCTTCTTTGTAATCAACGTGGTGAAAATCCTCATAAAAAGGAAGAGCCTCCATTACTATTTTTTTAGTATCTGCTTTGGAAGGTTCCTCCACCACGATTTTGTCAAACCTTCTTTTCATGGCTGTATCCTTCTCAAAAAACTTCTTATACTCTTGGGAGGTAGTAGCGCCTATGCATTTTATGTCGCCCCTTGCTAAAGCAGGTTTTAACATATTAGATGCGTCTACGGCCCCTTCCGAATTACCCGCTCCGATGATTGTGTGTATTTCGTCAAAAAATAAAATTATATTAGGTTCTTTTTCTGCTTCTGAGATAAGGGACTTGAATCTCTCCTCAAACTCTCCCCTGTATTTAGTGCCAGCAACCATAGCGCTGATATCAACCCCACAGATTTGCATTAGGGACATGTGGGGAGGCACCGTTTGGGAAACTATACGTTGGGCTAACCCCTCCACAATCGCAGTTTTACCGACTCCAGCCTCCCCGACCAAAATAGCGTTACTTTTATTTTTTTTGGAGAGGATTTCTATTAGTTCGTTAGTCTCATCGTCTCTACCTGAAATTTTAGAGGATTGTTTATCTAGAAAGCGTTCATTAAGATTGATGCAATACTTGCTTAAGTGGCTTACGGGGCGCTGCTCCTCTTCTTGGAGGGAAAAATTTCTTTTACCCTGAATCTGTAAAATATTTTTTATTTGGTCTGTGGGGGGGATGCTACTTTCTAAAACATGAGTTTCTATTACATCTTTTGCGTGAAGGGGATCAATGGCGTTTTCCCGCAAATGCGCGATAAACGGGCCTTCCATGTCTAAAATCACATACAAAATGTGCTCAACACCAATAAAGTAACTGTCAAACTGGTCGGAAAACTCTTTGGCGAAAAGAATTACTTCGTTAACATCTTCGTGCCAGCCTCCTTGCCCCTTTGTAGATTCAAAAATCTTTGTATTTTTAGAGGCGTAATCTTTGAAGATTTTAACAAATTCCTTTTGTTCAAGAGGAACCCCATATCCTTTAAGTTTTAAGGCACAGCTATCTGATAAATTAACTAAGCACCCGTAAATTAGGTGCTCGGTAGTTACAAGCGCGTGTCCGTTGGCTTCTGCGAATTTTTTGGCGTCTTTTAACCCTTTTTTTGCTTTTGGTGTTAAATTGAAATCAGTTAGACCCATCATAATTAATTACACTATTTAAGTTCAGATAACTTCATGTAGATTTTATCCTTTAATGGAAAGAGTTTGTCAACAAAAACAACATCATCACCCTTTGAGCCATAAATTATCATAATTTCCCCTTTTTTGGGTAATTTCTTACCAGAATCTAGATAATTAGTGAGGCGCGGTGCGCGTTGACTGTCAAGAAATAAACCATCTACTTTTCCCGCTTCGTCTTGCAAGTCCAGACGGGCATATTTGTTGCCATTTCTACTAGTCCTGCGGATAATGTCAGTCAGAATACCCACAAACTTAACGTTTGCTCTATCAGGTAAATCTCTCACGACCGCAGATGAGTGAAAATCATCTTCGTAACTAAAAACCTGCCTTATGTTGTGAGAGTAGCTATAGCCCAGAAGTTTCTCTTCAAAATACCAATTAGCATATTTGATGTGTTTTGAATTCATCTCATATATTTCTTTATATGGATTAAATTTTTTGCGGAATGTCCCGAAACGCTTCTCTGTAAACATTTGGCGGTTGTCATCGCCCACCATCTCCTCTTTCCTAGCCTCATGAATGGCTGTGATAATGTCGTAGTCGTATTTAGGGCCTAACGCAATCAGGTTTCTCTTCTCTCGGTCAGTAAGAATGTTAAAAGTTTGAGCCTCTAAAACTAATCGACACCGATTGCTAGAAACAAATGAATCAAGAAGTCCTGCTTGTATTAAGGCAGAGAGAGTCCCTATGTTTAACCCAGCTTGCTTCGCGGATAAAAATACTTCATACTTGTTAGCAAACGAGTCCTCTCTAAATTCTAATAAAGACTCCAAAACCTTGGTGGAAACGCCTTTGATAGAATTAAGGCCATATCTTATGTTGTCTTCTTCAATCTTAAAATCAATATCAGACTTATTAAGATCGGGAGGTAAAAGCTTTATGCCAAAATTACCTAATTCTTGGGTAATTTTAGCTATCTCTTCATGAGAATTAGGCTCATATTTAGTGTATTTTAAAAGACTTAAAAAGAACTCCTTGGGGTAGTTAAATTTAAGATACACCGTGCAAGCTGCAAGATAAGCGTAACTAATAGAGTGAGATTTGTTAAAAGAGTAATTAGCAGAGTCTTCTGCCACGCTCCATAAAACGTCTCCGATGGCTGGATCGAGATTATTCTTTTCTATCTTCTCTTCGATCTTCGCTTTCCACGCTGGCATTTGATCCACCTTTTTCTTGCCCACGATGCGTCGAAGCTGCTCGGATTCATCCAGACTGAATCCTACTTTAACAGCCATTTTCATTAACTGCTCCTGATACAAGGGGATGCCACCCGTATAACTAAGAATGTCATCAAAAAATTCATGAACCGACTGAGATTCACCTGTTCGCGCATATTCTGCATATCTATCCTTAAAGTCTAGTGCCCCAGGTCTAGCAATAGCGACCACCGCAGAAAGTTGCTCAAGATCGCGTGGAGCTATTTGTTGGCATACCTTGAAGTTAGTGTCTGCTTCGATCTGAAAAAGCCCTTGCGGAGACCGCAGACAAGACAAGGCTGCATAGATGGAATGGTGATGGGGGTCGATCTCAGAGGCATCTATCCCTATTTGCTTACAGACATCATGAACTACAGATAAAGTCCTTAAACCAAGGATATCAAACTTAACGCTTAGGCTAGCCACATCATTCATGTCATAACCAGAAACCAACGCCCCGTCATTAGTGGTTTGTAACGGCATGATATCATCTAAATCATAATAAGAAATGCAAATACCTGAAGGGTGAACCCCTGTATTTTTGTTTAGTCCTTGGAGCTTCTGCGCTATCCTAAAGACTTTGGGGTATTTATCAGCATAAGCCTTAAAAGTCTCACTTTCCTCATAGGCTGTGTCTAGCTTGGCGACTATCCCAAAGTGTTTGGGAATTGTATCACTGATTTGGTTCACCTCTCCCTCGCTTAATTCTTCAACTATTTTACCACACTCTTTCATGCAGAGCTTACTGCTTAAAGTGTTTAAAGTGAGAATCTTGGAAGTTCGCCCTTCGAATTTTTTCTCAATATATTTAATGACCTCGGCGCGTCGATCATAAGAGATGTCATTATCTACATCAGCGAGCAAGCTGCCGTCTAAATAAGTTTCACCTTCATGTTCTATCTTTTTGGCTCTGCTCTTAGACACAAAGCGCTCAAAAAATAAATCATGCTCGATAGGGTCAATGTTAGTGACTCCTATAACATACAAAACTAGAGACCCCGCCGCACTGCCGCGACCCGCACCCGTGGGGATATCGTTTTCCTTGCAATAGTTAAGGATGTCCCAGTTCAGAAGAATATAATCAACAAACCCTAAGTCTTGGAAGATCGCCAACTCTTCTTTAATACGGTCATAATAGATTTGAGCATTGTCCTGTTGGTCTATACCTTTTTCTTTGACCTTTTTAAAACACAGCTTTCTAAGGAATTGGAAGTTATCTTCCAGGTCTACGCAAGAGACTTCTTCGTAATATTTTTTTTCGATTTTGATTTTTGGCAGCTTAACCCCTACAGGAAAGGGGGTTTTATAGCCTGTATATTTAGTGGAATTCATATCTCCAGCTCAAAAAGTTGCTTACGAAAAACTTTAAAATTCATTTCAATATCATAAAGGGCATCGTGGAGCCTCTTCGGATCGTGGGGGATGCTGTATTTTTTTAGAAGGGTGGCTTGAGAGGTTTTTAAGCCTCTTTCTCTGTAGTTCAGCAACCTATACTGCCAAGGTAGAAAGTTCTGCTTCTCTACGGGGATTTGTTTAGCAATAGCTGTCGCCAAGGATTTAGTATCTATGATTCGGTTTACAAAAGAGTAATCACTTTGCATACCCATCAATTTGCGCCACACATTAATTATGTAAACATCAAAACCTAAAAGGTTTTGCCCGATAACTAAGTTGTCTTCATTATAAAGTTGGGCAGAAAATTGGCACCACACTTGGTCGGGAGCTTCAGCTTTCTTTTCATACTCTTTGCGAGAAAAGCCTGTGACTTTGGCTGCACCTTCAGAAACGTTTAAGTCAGGCCAATCTATAAACTTGTCATGACGGGAAAGAATTGTATCTCCCTCCACTACCAACCAAGCGATTTGCCACGGCCTAGAGGTAACTAAATTCAGCCCCTCCGTCTCAGTGTCAAAAACAAGATATCTTTGCTTTTTGTTAAATCTAAGTAATGACTCATTCATATTGCAAATAAGATTCAAGGCAGAACTCCTTACTGCCGAAGTGATTAAGGTTAGGACTACTTAAAGAGGCGGCTCGGCCAAAATTTCGGTTACAGAGAATCTTGTAAGTTTGAAGAGCTTCAGCATCGTCTCTGTTTTTATATAGAATAGTTTTTACCCGCTTAACTGGCCTCATCATTCCTTGGGCAAACTTTAATACCTTCTCAGCTAACAAGCCATCGAAGGGTAAGTCGTTCGCTTCCAGCCAAAAAGTCGGGAGTATTGTGGAAAAATCGGGGACACACTTTTTAAAGTGAAAGTTATTATTATATATAAAAGAATCATAAAAAGGAATAACTAATTCAATATTGTCGTCCCAAATACCGAACAGAAACCCAAAATCTACTTTACCGTTTTGTCCTGTGTAAGCGTATGAATAAATTCGGTAGAGTAAACGGCAACCCTCATCGTTCTTAGCAAAAATTATAATCTTGTGATCAGAATCATCGTCTTCATAAGTATCATTGCAGCAGGTAATTCTCAAGCCGAAGACTAGATCAATACCAGCCTCTTTGCAGCGATTGTGGGCAGTAACAAATCCTGTCATTGAATCTTCCACAAGAACAAGAGACTTGATGGAGTTTTCTTTGCATATTTCAATTATACTATCTGGACCGCCCTCTGTCTCTTCCTTATCGAGAGTTAGAATGCTCTTCCCTATAGAGTAGGTTGACTTGAATACTGGAGTCATCTCCTGTATATTGGACCTTTTCCTTGAAAGGTCAAGAAGAATGTGCGGGACAACCCTGATAATACATCATTTCGTAGCTGCAATCCTCAGGCACCAAGTCCTCGGAAAACTCATCTTCAAAATATGAGGCCACAAATTTTCCTTCTGAATTTGTGACTTGATAATAAAAGAAATCAAACTTCATGGGGCAATGCCATTTGGGACTGCCATCCAACTTTAGTTCTCCTTTCTTTGTCGCAAATCCACATAGAAGTTTTCCGCTAAAGGAGTTGTCTTTGGGAAAACCTTGATGAGCGGCATAGTTTTTCTTGGCATCTTTTTCAGAAAAGTTGTCTAAATATTTTTGTATTTCAGATAACTGCATTTCAAAACCCTCTAGCTCGTTCTCGTCAAGGGCCTTCATGCGGACAACACCTGATTTTGCTGCATCGGGGTCTAGGTCGAACTTAAGGAAGAGAAATTCGCTAACTCTCTCAGAATACTCGGGGAACAGGTTTTTAACCGCAAGGCTATACATAAGGTCTTGCAGGTTGTCGGTTTGGTCTTTACCTTTAAAAACTTCTTTGCTCGTCTTGAAGTCTCGTATGATAGCAAATTTCTTTTTTTTATACAAAAATAACTTATCTATAAAGCCTCTTATTTTGTATTTTATATTGCCATCATTTTTTATGATATCAAAATCCTTCTCTGAGTATTCCTCTGTGGGCTTTCCTAGATCACAGCCAAAAAAATCATACGAAAGACCATTGAAGATCATGTCTTTCATTAGCTCTACATTCTCAGGGTCATCTATACCCTCTCTAGTAGCATGTTTAAGAATTAATCGCTCTATCGAAGGGACAGCAAAAACATCTTGACTTTTTATTATTTTATTATAATATTTCTTCCTTCCCTTTGCCCCAAGCACTTCAAAAACTAAATGGCAAATGGAGCCTCTTCGGGCTCCATCATTGCTTTTATCGGGCAGCTTTAACTTATACTTGCACCAATAGAGCCACGAACACGACTGCGCCGTTTTTATTCTACTAGCAGATAACGGCGTTTGGAGTTCAGGCATCACTAAGTATTAAGGATGTTTTTATTTCTTTCTTAGTGAAGCAAGATGGGTTGTTTCTAACAAACTCTAAGATGTAATCTAGTTGTGCAGCTTTATCTATGTCTTTGCCAAGCCAAGCAGTAAGGTCGTATTCCGACAAATGAGCGTCACCAAAATCATTATAGGGTTTCGGGGGGAATTTTACAGTCAACCTGTCTAGGTCGAAATACTTAGAAAGCTTTATGAAGCTTTTGATGGCCGCAATAAAGCCCCTATTTTCTTGACTAGCCGCGTCATTGTTAGTCGAAATAAAAATATGATTAATAGGCTTACCACTAAGATAGTTAACGATATTATTGTTAACAGAGAGACCAAAAATAACCAAAACGTTTTTAATACCTTGTTCATATAATGCCATTGCATCTCCTATGCTTTCTACTAGAACCACTTGCTCTTGGGCTGTTATTTCTTCGTCTACACCTGTCTTTTTATTGTAAGCGGGATAAACCCAGTTGTTGCGCCTCCCGATGTGTTTCCACTTGGGGTAATCGTTATTTGAGTCCACTTTCCTGCCAGAAAAGCCAATTATCTGATCGTGTTCGTTGAAAACAGGAAAAACCATCCTTCTATACATTTTACCCACCCCAGCCAAGCCAGCTTGGAAGGCTTGCTGTGTCTGCTTAGAAATACCCCTTTTCTCATAAAAATGATAATTTGGGAAAAGTCGGTCTAAGGAAGATGGGGGGTAAATTTTTTCCATTTCTATTGTTTCTTTAGGGGAGTAAAGCGTAGAGGTTTCTAGTTTGGTGTCACCAATGATCTCTTTTACTTGTTTGTCGTCTTTGACTGTTAAGCGGATCAATGCTTCAAAAGGCATCGACCCTTTGTTCTCTACAAAGTCCATCCATACTCCTGTATTCTTATAAATTTTTACAGCAGTTTTGTTGTCGCCATCTCGATATAGAGCTTGTGTTCTCCAATGGTCCCCGCAGTCAATTAGATTGTATCCTATCGACTCCAAAACACCTTGGAAGTCTTCAGAACTCATCGAAATCTGGGATTGTTTGTTGGACTCCATCACCATCTAAATCTTCTTCGCCATCTAGCATTCTAGCGATATCTCTCAAGTCTCCCCTTTCCGCGATATTAAAGTTATTAAATTCTAAGTTTATAGAATTTTTACGCAGCGCGTCTCCAATCCTAACTGGTTCAATAGCACCAGCAATATCACTTCCTAAATGTCGAGATTTGACGTTAATCAGCTTATGAGTGCCAAATCTACCCCCTTCAGTCTCTATCTCATCAGTGGTCTTGTTCCGCAAAATAAACATGTGGGAACAGAATTGGGTAATGCGATCTGAAAGAGAAACAATAGACTCGTCATCTACAATGTTTTGAGAGTTTCTGTTATTGGTGATGCCGTATCTGTTGGACTGGACAGAAGTGATCATAGGAATAACGGGATTACCGTCATGAAGAATTTCCTTCTGCACACACTTCTTAAACTTGTCCACCATCTCCCCCACTACCTGCCACTCTGACTTGTTGGCGATATTTTCTGAGGTGGTTTTAATGTAATCAAAGGAAAATACCATTGATTTGCCTCGACCTACCTTGGAATAATAAAATCTTTTAAGAGTGTTGACCATAGAGTCTACGTCCATTCCTCCCACATTATAATAATAAAATTTTAAGTTTTTAACCACTGGCCAAACCGAGCGGACTTTATCTACCACTTTCTCGCCAGCTTGCCTCCATTTACCACTCTCCAGTAGATGCATGGAAACCCCTGAAAGGGCAGCGCACTGGCGCATAATAAGCTCTTCTTTGCTCATCTCGCCGTTATCAAAATGCAAAACTGGGACATCATACTTAAGACTCACCTTCGTGCTGTAATCCATGCAGAAATTTGTTTTACCAACTCCCGATCTGGCTACTATAACGGTAATATTTCCTGCGCGGAGCAATGAGCCGTAAATTTCGTTGACTTTAGGGTGCGGACCCATCATCCCGAACTCTGTAACGGGATTGTTGCCGCGCTCTTCTATAAGAGCCTCCATTTCCTCATAAATATTTTCAGGCGTGTCATTGCCCATCTCGTAGAGGTTAATGCGGGAATTGTATGCGGAATCAGCGGCTTCTATAATGGCTCTATAGGACGCCTCAGGAGCCATGTTTTTCATCTTTTTGGCGATATCTTGAGAAGAATCCAAGATTTCACGCCTAATTGAATATTTTTTTAATTCCTTAGCTGTTTTGAGGGTGTTGCCTTTGGGGACTTTTCTGAGAGCTAAGGATTTAATATAATCCGAGGGGTTTAAATTATCTTCGAATGACAACCCTACGTCGTTAACCCTTTGAGCTATAATAACTTCGTCTACCTCGTCTCCTGCATCTATAGCTTGTTTAACAATCCTGAAAATGGCTGAGTGCAAAGAGCTTTGCTTGGAGTAAAAATCAGAAGTGCCAATAAAATTGGATATTTCTGCTAAAGTGTCAGGCTCTTTAATCAAACCCGCCAATAGCTGCTTTTCTAGTTCAAAGTTATAAATCATCGGTCTTCTTCCCTTCTTTCAAGAGGGGATGTAAAGTGGTTTTCAAGAGCTTTAGTCAAAGCAAACTCAGTCATCCCACAATCAAATTTACAATATATTAAAGGTTTGCCATTTTCAGAAGAAACCGCCAATATCACACCTTTATATTTATCCACGCCCCCTGACAGCTCGTAAATTTTTTCTACCATCTCAGACGGGATAGAGAATTCGTCATTTTCTTCTAAATTCATAAATAAATATCCTGTTTTTTAAATAATGAGGCTACTATTTTGTCCTGTGGATAAACTTCTGCCAACTTTATATCATTAGCTTTACAAAAGTCGAGCTTTTTTTCATCCCTTTTGAGTTGCTCTCTATACTTGAAACGATTTTTATGGAAAAACTTAACAAATTTTGTGTGCTGTGCCCCTTGAACTTCAACTGCTATCTTTTTATTGGCATTATAAAAGTCTAAGGTAAGGCGAGTGCCTACGACCCTAAACTCTTCGAACACAATATCATTCTTCCAATACCTTCTTAGAAACCTTTTAACTTGGGTTTGGAACTTGCTGCGGCTAGGCTTGTCCCAATCTATTAAATACTTCTTTGCGTTCTTTAGATTTCTCTGTTTGCCATATGAGTCAATAAACTTCATGCATTTATCTGTTCCTTGAAATAGTCTATTAGAAATGCAGACAATTCTTTGTTATCTTCTATAGTTTTAAAGAGATTGTTATCGCCCTGAATTTTATCAGGAAAACCAAATCCTTTGGAGTCAACTAACTCTTTAAAGTCATCGCTAGGCTTAATCCACGCGCCTTTCTTTTCCACAAATTCCCACGCATAGAGGAGATCTACGATTTCCTTCTCCACCCATATTGAGTTGCCGTCTATGCGCCCATAACGAATAGGATAAGAAAGGGTTGTGTTGGTGTTTTCGTGAGCGGATTTTTTAATAGTAACCTTGGCATGGTGTCCAATAATTGGATTCTTCTTCGCATCCATTGTTTTGACGGAAGGGTTTTTCAAAATTAAATCTCCTTTAAAGCGAGGTTCGAACTCTAAAATGTTGTTCGCAAAATGCAAGAGAGCGTTCCCCCCTGTAGCTGTGGTTTGGCGAACAGGAGCCTTGGAATAAGGGTCGAGTTTAATGTCCGCACGGACTTGACTAATGAAGATAGCCATGTGCCCTCGCTTGCCCAGAGCGGTGCTCGTTTTTTTGCAGAAATTAGAGGCAACAACCGCACCCCCAGCGACTTTAGTGCTCTCTTCGAAGTTTTTGTCTAGGTCATCTTTGCGGATTAAACCGTCCACAGAATCTAAAATAAAACAATATTTAACCTTGTCCTCGTTATTAGTAATGAGTTGTCGTATTAGTCCCATTACTGTTTCATAAATATTGCTTTCAAAAACAAAACAAGTTCCGTCTACCCACTCTTCAGGAGAAAAAACAAACTTAACACCAGAGCGCTTTTGAACCTCTGGCCCTAATCGTCCTTCCGCTTTTACATATAGCCCCCGTGATTTGGGGAGTCCCTTAAGAAAGTTTTTCATAACCTGTAAAGACTCTGAAGTTTTGCCGCCTTCGTTGACTCCTGTGAAACGATGCAACCCAGGCCCAAAGCCACCCTCCAGATGCATGTCAAATTGAAGAGAGCCGCTGGAGATTTTATAATCTATGCTATCTTCGAAATTATAGTGATCTTCCTTGTGCGCTTTCAAATAATTGCCAAGAAGTTCTTGTGGTTGAATCTCTTTACTCATCTAAAAAATCTTTTACTGTTTTGGGGGTTTGTGAAATGACCGCATCGTCACCTATTTTTTCCCCTATATCATAGGTTTCATACTTGGATAAATCAACCTTAAAATTGAAGGCTCTAAACTTTTCATCAAGAGAGTTCTTAAGTTTCGGGCTAACAAGATAAGCCAGAGAATCAAACTTTTTCCCAAAGTTTACAATATTCATAAACTCCAAAGAATAGCGATCACAAAGATCGTTAAGCAACTTCATTTCCCTCGCGAAAAATGGTCGCCTCCCTTTGTCGGGAACTTCTATAAGACGAAAAATGATATCCCGTTTATTCGGGCCTTTAGACTTCGGCACTACCCAGTAATAACTGACGCCACATCCTTGTCAACCATTTTTTTGATAAGCTGGATAAATGTGGTTTTTGGTTTCCACCCAAGCTCATCACGCGCTTTTGTTGAGTCGCCCAAAAGCAAGTCAACCTCTGCTGGCCTATAAAAATCTGAATTAATTTCCACAAAACAATCTCGACCGTGCATGTATTTTTCTTCAAGACCTTCCCCTTTCCATTCACAAGCGTTTCTGTGGAAACCTACAAAATTAAAAGCTTCCTCAATAAATTCTCTTATAGTGTGTGTTTCATTAGAGGAAAGAACGTAGTCCTTCGGGTTTTCTCTATCTTGATTTAACATCAACCAGACGCCTCTAATAAAATCTTCCGCATCGCTCCAGTCCCTCTTCGCGTCTAAATTGCCTAATTGCATCGGGACCACAACTTTGCCCGTTTCATATTGTGCTAAAATTTTGGCGACATTTTTTGTGATCTTCCTAGTAACAAATTCTTCCCCTCTGCGAACACCTTCGTGATTAAATAACCAACCCTGAACCGCGTAAAGTTTGTAAGAGTCTCGGTAAACTTTTACCAAATGTCGGGCAGCGCATTTAGAGGCTCCATATGGGCTTCTGGGGCGCAAGGGATGATCTTCTGCTTGCGGAGTCGTCACAACGTTCCCAAACTCCTCAGAGCTACCTGCGTTGTAATAACGGCAGTGAGGGGTATGCTTTCGAAGCGCTTCTAACTGGTAGAGAACCGCCATGCAATTAGTCTGCATGTGATTTACAGGCATATCCCAACTGCTGCCCACAAAAGAATTCGCAGCAAAATTAATAAAATAATCGGGTTTTTCCCTAGAAATTACATTATCAGTGTTATGAGCATCCGTTACATCTAAATCAATAAGATAAAAACGAGGGTTTTTTTCTAAATGCTTGATGTTCTTGTGGTTTTCAACACTTAACCTTCTTACTCCACCAATGACGGTGTGCTCTGTATTCTGGAGTAAATAGTCTGCCATATGGCTACCATCTTGACCTGTCACCCCTGTTATAATTATTTTTTTCATGAAATATCTTTAGAAAAGAGAGTTTCGACTTTTTTGAAATAACTATCATCCTCTAATTTAATGTCAACATTTTGGTTTATTTTGACATTATTCAAATGAGGTAAGATTTGATCATATGCTCTTACATATTCGGAATAAGACCCTGATGTTCCCCTGTATCGGTCGAACCCAAATGTCCCAAAACCCAAACACTCTAAAGTCGAAAGGTTTTTGAAGAAATTAAAAATTACTGGCAGAAGATAATAGGTAAATTTGTCTAATTCATTACCATAGTTTCTTATCATGTAAAGCCTGTCTGACAAGTTTAAATTTTCTATCTGATCAAAATTTACGGTTGTGGGATTTTCACACAAACACTCTTTAAAGATTTCTGAAGGAGGATTGTCTTTATAGAGGTTAACCAAAGAGTCGTTTCTTAAAAAATCAGTGAATCCAAAACTTTCGCTTCCGTTTAAGAATTTATTAGTAGCCAACAAAGACTCAAAGGAGCTGTTTTCATACCCTATATATGTCGTTTCCTTTAGCCAATCTTTGCATCGCTCCCCCATATTTCCTATTCCAATAGTATAGGCAAAAGGGTCGAAAAAAATGAAAAAATCAGGCTTAAATCCAATGTCGTATAAATAAATAAGAGAGTTGCCAGAATAAGATAATATCTTATATCCGTTTTCTCGTTTTTCTTGGAGGAATTTTTTATCGTATTGGGCTACCGAACTGGAAGTCCCTACAATTAATACTTTGCTGTCTTTAAGAGATTGATTCATATTCACTTTTCAGCATACCGAGAACATGAGCATCCCAATAGCGGCCTTCGTTGTAATAGTTTTGTCTTAATGTGCCCTCGTATTTAAAGCCAATATGCTTATATACTTCAATGGATTTATTGTTGTCGTAAACTTCGCACCAAATTCTATTTAAATTTAAATCTTTAAATCCATAACCAATTAAAGTTCTAAGGGTGTCCGAACCATAACCTCCATTTCTATAGGCTCTATCTCCAATATAAATGCCAAACTCAGCAGTCCTGCTAATCCAATTAATATAATAAAGGCCGCAATGCCCGATTAGTTCAGAGTTTTTGTTGGCCCTTATTTCAAAGTTATATTGATTAGGATCTCCCAACACCTTGCTTTCATACCAACAAGATTGATTATCTTTGTTGATCTCTCGGTGTTCTCTAAAATATTTTCTCAACAACGGGTTGTTTCTCCATTCCCTAAGTTGTTCGATATTCTCTCTGTCAACTTTAGTTAAATTTACTTTCTTGCCTTCTATCATTTTAAGAAACAGATCTTATTAGTTGAAATTTCTCAGCAGACTCTAAGCCGACTTCGCTTCCCCATGTAGAAGACAAATTTTTTACATTAGTGTAGCTTCTGCTGTGAGGGTGTTCTCTCATCTCTTCGTCATAAACCGATAACGCTTTTAGCTTTTTATCCACATAGCCTTTGATGTCAACATAGACATTCCCGTTAAAGTTAGCCTGAGGATTGTAATCGGTTGAAGACGGGACAAAATAAGACAAAATTGTTTGTCTTAACCCAAACTGCGGCCTAAAGGCGGTTAAAGTGGCTCGGTAAACCATTTCATGATCTATATTAAGACAATCGGGGTGGTGGGTAAAAATTAAATCAGGTGCAAAAGGACAGTGATTTTCTATGTATTTGCAAAGTTTTAACAAGGGAACAACGTCCATGCTGTTATCGGGAAAATCTCCATGATTAAACGAATTAATTCCTAGTATCTCGGAGATACGGCCCAGCCTGTTGTTTCTGTTTTCCTTTCCTTTTTCGTCTCTGGCATCAACCCCGTCAGTGAATGTCATTAAGTGGATATTGTGACCTTCCTCTGAGAGTTTAGCCGCAGTAGCGCCACACCCTAATGTTTCATCATCGGGATGAGCAGCTAAAATTAATATGTCGCTATTTTTTGGTAATTGTAACATCGGCTAAAATTTTATCTGTTTTCAGTTTTGCCCTGCTAAACTCTAACCTAAAACCATTGATGTCCAAATGGCATTTAGGATAAAAATCATCATCCACCATTCTAATCTGATCATAAACGAAGGAAAGTGGCTTTTCAATATTAAAGTTAACACTATTATTTTTAATGCGTTTATATGTTTGGGACTTCCCCCTTTGTGGAGCCGCTTTCGGGTTTGCAGACATACAAAAGTTTATTAAATTAGAGGTTACATCAGCTATTGAAAGCCATATATCAGTAATACTCCCTTGTAAAGAAATAGGAGCAGAGCAATATATCCCGCCAGCATCTATCTCACCTGACATTTCAATAATATTTACTTGGGTGTCGGTCACGCCCTCTAATATTTGATTTTGCAGAGGACTTCCTCCTCTCGCCTTAGGTAAATTGCCAGTGTGGATTACGCAACACTTATAATTTTTGTATATAGTTTTAGGAACAATTTCGGACCAGTGAAAGAAAAATATCCAATCAGGGCCGATATTTTCAATTAACTCCTGAGATATTAAAGAAGAATAAAAAATCTCATGTTCCTCGTTATCCAGACTATTAATTAGTTGGCGAGTCCAAGGTCTATCTTGCGATATTACCAAAGCGGTCATGAGAGAACAAATTTTTGGGTATCGCTTAAATTTTGATAGGACTCACCCTCTCTGTCTAAAAGATTAACTTGGGAATCATATTCAAAACAGGGCAACACTCCATTATTGAGAAAGGGAGCTGTAGGCTTTAGAAAACAAGCGTGAGTTAGGCTTCTGATACCGTCTTTTACCAACCCTCCTTTATGAACCCCATTGTTGTTCATAAAAATTATTGTCCCTACCGTCCCCTCACAAGAGACAAGCTCTCCCTCTGGAATTTCATAGTTTAACCCCCCATATCCGTCGCCTCCTAAAGATGAAATATCTTGATATTTTCCACCCGCTTGCGACTTCTTGATAAATTGCGTGGGACCGTTTTTAGGGCCAACTTCAGAAAATAAAATAAAAACTTTTAAAATGGATTCATCTTCTTTGTCTCGGTGCCAACGCTGCGATCCAATTTCTGATGTAGAGGGGTTTTGTGGGTGAACCCAAGTAAGAATGTTCCTAACTTTAGGGAGAGTCCCGTAAAAAGCTTCCGCGATAGAAAGAATTTCGGGAGACAAGTTCATTCTTATTACATCTCCGTCATCCAGACTCAGGCCCCTGTTCAAATACTCATAAACCGTTACCTCAAACCATTTATTCTTGTCTTGGATGGGATTTCCTGAAGATATCCTATCACATCTTTCTTTAATGTGTGGAGAGGATAGAAATTCATTAAAATACAACAAAGAATTAGAAAAATAGTTTCGAGAGGTATCTCCAAATAATTCGTCTACATGAGTGATAGAAATCCCGTCTTCTTTTAATTCTTCTACAATTCTTTTTTGTAAGTCGCTCATTTGATTTGATTTTTGTTTAAGATTTGGTCGTCTTCTATATCTTCTGTAACTATTTTACCTAATACCTTAAAATAATCAAATGCAGGAACCGAATTCTCCAAAAACGGCCTTTTGGTAGTAGTGTTAGTAACTGTTAAAACCTCTCCTTTTTTTATAGACCCTAGAGAGACCACCGATCTCATTGCTTTAGAAAACGGCCTCTCAGATTTTGTAAAGCCAGAACCTTTGTTTTTAATTGCTAGTTCAGCCAAGTGGATGTTGTCCACCATTTCTTTAAGTTCAAGAGGCTCAAGAGCAAAAGGGTGGTCTGGTCCTCGTAGTTTGCGGCTTATAGTAAAATGTTTTTCAATAACAGTTGCTCCTAAAGCAACCGCCCAAGAAGGGGTTAGGGTCGAAATTGTATGGTCAGAAAAACCTACTGCGTCAACACCTTTATACGTCGATAAAACCCCCATCTGCCGCAGGTTTGCATCTTGCATGGGGGTGGGGTAAGCGTTGTTACAGTGTAGTAATGTTAGGTGATTGTTATACGCTGAAAAAATTTCTAAAAAAGACTCTACGTATTTAAGGTCAAACCCTATTCCAATGCTCATTATAATTGGCAAACCCGTAGACGCCACTAATTTTACAAAGCGAGGATCTGTAGATTCAAAGCCTGAGATTTTAAGTCTTTTAACCCCTAAATCAACAAGCTCTTCTACAGCTTTCTCGTCAAAAGGCGTAGACATAAACTCAATCCCACTCTCATCACAGTAATCCTTCAGATCTTTTTGCCAAGATCTGGGAAGCTCTATATCTTTTATTAGTTTGCTTATGTTTTTGTAACCCGCAAAATCTGGGGTGCTTGCTGCATAGAGGGTTTCTGAAGAATAAGTTTGGAACTTTACCGCAGTTGCCCCTGATTCTTTTGCTACATCTATTAAAGAAAGCGCTTGGTCAAAATTTCTATTGTGATTTGCCCCTGCTTCAGCTATTATAAAAGTTTTACCCATTCTATTAGAGTGTTGTTTTGTGATGCTATATTTAAACTGTGCCCCCAATAGAGCGGTATCACATCTTTGATCTTAATAAGACCCAAAGATACTAAACTATCTAATACCGTTTTAAGGTTTCGGTTGTAATGAGCATTTTCCTCGGAGAAGGGAAAATCAGCATTATCATATTGAAACTTCACAGGCTCGATGTGAATAGCGCTAATTTTTTTAATAGGCAAACTCAATAAATCTGTAAAGAATTCCAACTTAATGTTGGGTATCTGCTCTATAGCATTGCTAGTAAAAATAATTATCTCTTTAAAGTTAGACCAAGTTTTGCCTTCGTCGTAGCTAAACTGCTGAGACAAAAAATCAATTATAGATTTATGGTCATGCCAATTAAAATCAACGATTGTGATAGACAAATCATATTTTTCGATAAAATATTCTAGGATAGCCTTCCCTGTATCTGATAGTTCGCCCGAGATTATATTGTAATCGGGATTATTAAAGGCCAACTGAATGCTGTGCCTTCCCCAGCCAGCGCCTAAGTCTAGTATAGCATCAGTCGTTGGGGTGATATATTTATCAATTCTGTTTTGCAGATGTTTATTTTTGCTTTTAAAATATCCTTCCTTCCCGTTAATCTTATGCTTACCTTCTGAAATATATCTCAAGGTAAGGGGGTGCCCCATTTCAAAACTGAATAAATTCGCCCACTCTTCTTTTATGTTGGTATATTTGGCAGCATTAGCCATACAATAAGCATAGAGCATACCCCATTCTGCATCATGCACTTTTTTATTTTCGACCCAATTTTCCATTTAAATAATTGTAGTTAACAGTGTGTTTGCCTCATTAAAACTATTCATACCTTGGGTATTTGATACCACGCAATCAATAAAATAAGTCATTTCGTCTATATACATCTGGTTGCTGATATTTATGTTTTTTCTTTTTAAAACGCCGTCCTCTAAAATATCGTAATATCTTTGATAATCCTCCGAGAGATAGTTAAGAGAAAAATCAGCTATAGTTCCGCTTTCGAAATAAATGCGCCCGACAACCAAATCTTCGGTATCATTTGTGATATTTGTTAACTTGCTTTTGTTATAAAAAATGTCTTGTATTTTACCAAATTTAAAATAAAGGTAATCTAGTTCGTGTATAGCGTCTAGGAGAATGCCTCCACCTAAAGCTTTATTGGCACTATAAGAAAGCAAGTGGTCCGAATCTGGTCTCCATTTTTTTAGGTCATAGCCAAAGTGGACATTAATATAGCTAGCTGTAGAATCAATAGATTTCACCTCGTCCGCGAATCTTAAGTTCGCCGCTACCATTGTGATTAATTTTTTTTCTTCAACAGTTTTTAAAAGAGAAGCCACTCCGTCAACGTCAGAATAAAAAGGTTTTTCACAGAAGGTTGGAATGTTATATTCCGCTAATTTTGTGCAATGTTCTATATGATATAGATTCGGTGAGCAAACCAAACCAAAATCAAAGCCATTATTTAAGATAGAGTCTATGGTTTCTATTTCATCAATATCTACAATTCTAGTATTAACACCCAAACCTTTTAAGTTCCCCGCATGTCGCTGACCAATGGAGCCTCCACCAATTATTACTGCTTTCATGAATTTGAATAAAGTTTTTCCGCCATTTCAAATTGCCAAGGCCAATCAATGTCTAGACACTCTTTTTCATCAAGAATAAAGAACTCAGGATCATTTTCGCTAGTAAATGAGCCCATATAAATGTGCTTTTTGATATCTTCTACGCAACCAGCATACAAAGAATGAGCTGCCTCATAACAGGTCTCCACAAACTTGGTTTCCAGTGTGGATAAATGTCTTTCGCCTCCATAAAACTCATTTAACATTGAGTGATTACACCCAAAAAGAAAAGTTTTTTTCTCAAAGACACCAAACAGTCCCCTTGATTTGGTTTGTAAAAATTTTTGGATAAAACTGTCTATGGTTTCTATTTTAAGAAGTGGATTGCAAGCGTTTACATTCACATAGTGTGTAAACGGTAGCTTGTCGTGCCACTCAAACACTTTCGGTAAAGTAACTGGTTCTTGAGTAGACTCTTCGCTTCTCGTAAAATAGTTTACATTATACTTTTCTGCTATTTTAATCAACTCCTCATCCATTATAGATAAATAAAAATTATCTTTAGGTATGACCTCTGACTTGAGTAGTTTTTTAACAGCTATTTCAAATAAGTTCGAATCAGCAAACGGCCTTAACATTTTGTTAGGCACTCTTGTCGATTGAGTCCTCGCTTGAATAAAAAAAAGAGTGTTTTCTATAGACTTCATAGCTATTTTTTTATTTTAACAGCATATAGTCCAACAAGATCCACCCAGCTTGCGTTTATGGACACTTCTTTGTCACACAAAATCTCATCTACTGTTTTATCAAGATAGGAGGTATACCAAGAATTCCTGTTTATACTCGTTCGGGCAATTTCATTGACTCCAATATTATATCCTAATAGTTCGTCAGAAATTATAACGCCACCATTGACTAAAACCCTCACGCACTCGTCTAAACATTTTCTAATGTCGTAAGATTTGTTAAAAGTGTTCTTTTGATATACTACATCGAAGGTGTTATCCTCAAAAGGCATATCGTGCATATCACCGACTTTTACTAGATCTTTGTTATTCGAAAAAAGATCTAACCCAAGAGCTTCACACTTAAAGGTGTTAGATATATATGAAACCTCTTCGGCCCATCTTGGCCCTATGCATAGGACTTTTTTTCCAGCACAAAAATCCTTAAATAGCTGGTTTTTTTCATCAGTTAAACCGTCGCGCCTCCAAAAAACTGAAGGGGCGACTTTTTGATTAGCATGACTAAGAACCGAATAATCGACCTGAAGTTGATTAAGTTTATCTTTATTTTGGTCATTAACTTTGAGGTCTTTAGCTGAGTCCCAACTAGAAGTTTGATCATACTTATGCTCAGATTTAGTAGATGAGTCAGATTCCTTTGGCTTATATTTAGATATGTTTAATCCTTCTATGGTTTTTATAGTTTCGCCTAGTTCTTTAACAGATTTTGAATTCCCACCAACGAGCTTTTTAAGTTTGTTGAAACTGTCGTTGTGTTCGTCTTCGGTTTTTTTAATTGAATGGGTTTCTTTCAGAATAAAGTGAAAGTCATCAATGTAATTTGCATCAAACCTATCTACTCTGTTTTCTTGATCGAGCAAAAGGGCATCAAGAGCCTGTTCTATTTCTTTAATTTTTTCTTTCATTAAGTGTTTTTTCTAAAAATGTTAATGCTCCTTTTTCCTCTCAAAACTAAATCTATTTTATTGAGATTTTTTTTCAGAAAAGAAAAAGATTTGTCTGCTGCTGTTATAGTTTTTTCTATGTCTTTCAAAGTGTGAGAAAATTGTATATAAATGACATTAGGGAAAAGAACACCCTCTCTGAACATTTCTTGATAAAAAAGAGCTTTCATGCCTTGAGGATCATCGTATTTGTCGCTAAATGATAGATTGTGTCGAGGGGCGCTTCCACTAAAATTAATTTCTAACCCGTGCTTTTTGGCGGCTTCTTTTATTCCTTTGTCCAGCTTGTTTCCTAGATCCCAAATATGTTTATAGTTTTTATTTTTAAGCTCTTTTATTGTTTCTATAGACGCGGCTAAAGATAAACATTCTCCTCCAAAAGTCATAGAAAAAAATGCATGATTAAGTTCTTGCATATATTCTTTTTTTCCAGCGATGGCACTAAGAGGCATTCCGTTAGCCATTCCTTTCCCTAAACAACATAAGTCAGGAGTGACTCCATAATGTTCTTGAGCGCCCCCCAGTGCCCAACGAAACCCTGTGACTACTTCATCAAATATCAACACCGCTCCATGCTTCCTACATAAGTCCTTAACCCCCTGCAAGAAGCCTTCTTGTGGTTTTGTCAGAGCTTGAGCTTCCATTATTACCCCCGCCACAGGGCGCTTAGAAAGTTCGCTCTCTAAACTGGCGAGGTTGTTGTATTCAAACTCAGAAACACATTCTTCTAGACACTTAGGTATGCCGTGGGGACGAAGAGTGATGCCGTGCCAGTCTCCCCATCCATGATATCCACACTTAACAATATGTTCTCTACCAGTGTATGAACGGGCTATTCGCACCGCAGCGAGATCTACATCAGTTCCATTTTTAGCAAATCTAACCTGCTCCGCACACGGAACACTATCACATATTAAAGCAGCCAGTTCTTGCTCCAACAGCGTAGGGAGAGAATGAATAATTCCTTTTTTGAGTTGGTTGGATATAGCCTTGTTTGTTTTCTTGTGATTAAAGCCTAAAATAATTGGACCCAACCCACACATGTAGTCCAAATACCACTTGTTGTCTAGAGCTTGGATATAAGCTCCTTTAGATTTTTTAGCGAACTTGGGATAGACCCCCTCTACAAACTGATCGGGACACTTACTCATTGTTTGCGTCCCTCGCGGCATTAGTCTAATGGCGTTTTGCCATAATATTTCTTCTGATGTTAACATTTTAAGCCTGACTCAATCAATCGTGATAATTCTTCGACATCCTCCTTAACCCAAAGTTCTGAGTTGAAGTGCGGACCCTCATATTTCGAAAAAGTTTGATATGTTTTTTTGGTATATTGGGGTCTTATTTGCAATAAATCAACACGCTCGGTAGGCTCTTCATTAAATAATTGCAAAAAATCATGGTCCTCGACCTTATAAGTAAACGGAAGTTCTGTTTCAGCTAACATATCTTCGTGCAGCTTTTCTCCAGGTCTCAGTCCGATAATGTGAGTCTTGGCTTTTTTATCAAACAAATATTCAAGAGCTTTAACGCAAACAGGAAGTGTATAAGAGTTGATCTGGGGAACAAATACCTCCCCTCCCACACTGTTTTGGAGTGAGCTTAAAACTGTATCTACAGAATCTTTTAAGGTGAACAGAAATCTGGTGCATTCAGTAGATGTAATTTTTATACTCTCGTTTTTTTGTATGGCATCAACCCATAGTGGTATAAAAGAACCTCGGGAGGCAATCACATTTCCATATCTAACTGACGAAAAGATTGTCGTATCCGAATTGTAATCATAGTTAGTAAAAAATCTTTCCGCTAAAAATTTAGAAGACCCATAAACATTAATTGGCTTACAGGCTTTATCGGTGGATACTAATATACATTTCTGAATCTCGTTTTGCAGGGCGGCTCTCGCCACGTTTTCCGATCCTGATACATTTGTTTTGACACATTCATCAGGATAAAACTCCATATCATCAATTCTCTTTAAGGCCGCAGCATGTATAATAAAATCGGGTTTGTGAATTTTGAGAGATGTATTAAGTTTGTCAAAATCTCTCACATCCCCAATAATTTTGATTAAGTTGTTATTGTTTTTAAAGTTGAGAGCCTGTTTGCCTTCATCTCTGCTGTAAACTATAGGTAAAGCATCATAAGACTGCAATCTTTCTACAAGTTTTTGTCCGAGAGAGCCTGTTCCTCCAGTTACTAACACTTTTTTGTTTTTGAAAAAAGTCTTCATAAGGTTGTTTTAATTTCGTTTGGAGCGGGGCTGATTTCAGAAACTATTTTTAACTCGCATCCTTTAGATTTAAGCCAATTATAAAAATCCATTATAAAGCCAGATGTCATTTCTTCTTCTGTGCTTAGTTTGCTAACAGAAAACTCTGAGCTAGAAACCTTGTTCGCCTGAATCCATTGTTCGTTCGAACCTGTGTTTTTATCGTAAAAATGTTGTCTATCAGCGTCACCGTTGTTTATAAGTTTATTGTCCCAACCTATTGTAACTAACTCGGATATGCCTAAATGTTCTACAGCAAATAACACTATTTCATACTCGATTCCTGGGCCATAGCACCTCTCAAAAGGTTGCTTTTCTAAAGTCCAAGAATCCAAGTCTTTGTGAGAACATAAAGAGTTATCATAATCCATTCCTTGTGGTATTTTAAAGAGTAAATCACACTCCCCTAGCTTTCCATAAACCGTAGAAGCCTCAAATACAATTGGCTTATGTATAGAATAATCATATTTTTTATAGTTAGCACAATTATAGAAGTGGATGTCCACATATTCGGAGAAAAGATCAAAGCTTTGTTTAATTGATAGAACTAATCGGGTTTCCAAGATGGATTTTAATTTTTCTTCATCTTGCTCAGTAATAGAGGGGCCGCAGGAGACTAGGACAGCCTTTTCTCCTTGAAAACAATTTTTAAGAAATTTAAGCTTTTCAGTTTGGGTGGTTGTTTTTTCCAAAAACAAATCTTTAATATACTTAGATTTCTCCTTTGGGTTTTTTATAGAGTTTAATTTTTTATAGTTCTGACTCGTAAAAATTTCATGATCAATTGTTATTGGTTTCCTGCTCCTATCCACAGCAGTCTCTTTAAAAGCCTCTAAATGTAAATAATCTAATTCTACTTCGGCATAAACTTTATTTTTGGGATCAATATAAATAGAGCCGTAATCATTAATTTCTTGGCAAAAATTAACATGCTCGCTAGCCCCTATTGTAGACCAATTGATTTTTTTAAGAACCTCTGTCTTTATTAAAGCGAAGCCACCAAAGGCTGAAAAACATTTAATGGGTTTACCAAGGTTCCAATTCATAATGTCGATGCCATTCCTGAAGGGGCAATTTGACCAGCCTAAAGCATTTTTCTTTTCGCTGTCCCAGAAAGGTAAAATGTCGTAATAAGAATCTTGCGAATTATGTTGGATAAGATCAGGTATGTTTTGTCTCACATTAGGAGTTAACATAACACAATCATCCAGTGATTTGATGGTCTCAAAATGGGCTAATAAATTTTCTTTATTAAAAATAATATCCGAATCAACAAGTAGTGTATATTCTGATTCAGTATCACACAGTAAATCTTTGCATTTGTTTCTACAGTCAGACAGAAGCTGCATACGTTCCAGATCATGAGTGCTGCCAAATTTTGTAGCACCCAAAGTCTCAGTTTTTAATATGCCCTCTCTGTCCTTAAGCCACGCTTGGAGCAAAGTAGAAGTATTATCTTTAGAGTCATTTTCATAAAAATAATATTCAAAATCAAAATCCAACTCTTCTAAATCTTCAAATTGATTTAAAGTTCTATTAATATGGGATTCGCTATCGCGCCATAAAGCGCACACAGAGATCTTTTTACTAGACATCGGTGATTATAACCGAAAACTAATCTTCTTCAAGAACGGGAGGGAAAAACGTATTTTCTGCCTCTTTGTCGGTGATATGAGCCAATAGCAAATCAGAACGAGCCATGGTAAAATCTAACTCAGAAAACTTCCAGAAAGGTTCCGCTTCCTCTTGATGATAGGTTCGGTCTATGCCTTTAGATATGTCTAAGTCTTGGAATCGGTAAGAGTCACATACGCGGCGGTCTGAGCTAAGACGCAAAAACATATTTACTCGGGCCATAGCCCACTGCGCGGTGCTTTTGTCGAAAGAAAAGAAAACTCTAGAGGTTTTTTCTCCTCTTTTATATACCCTGATTAATTGATCAACCGTAATAGGAGATTTTTGCTCTTCATTATATTTTATAACCTTAGCTACAAGGCAGGTATAAATTTTTTCTGAAAAGCTAGATTTCATATTATTAAATTTACACCTACCCTTCACACGACGAACAATTTAAAATAGAGCGAGCTAGTTCTTGGCTCGGGTTGGCGCTACGCTGGTAGTAAAAGCTCTTAATTCCCTGCTCCCATCCAAAAATAAGAAGTTCGCTGGCTTGTTTGGGAGGACATTTGGGAGAAATCATCAAATTAAGACTTTGGCCTTGATCTATAAACTTTTGTCGCTGAGAAGCTTGGATGACGATCTCCTTTTGAGATGTCTCGCCAAAGGTTTTAAATACATCTTTTTCTTCATTAGTTAAAAAATCTAAGTGTTGAACAGAACCACCTTTGCTGAGAATTGACTTCCAAGTGGTTTGTGTATTTTTCTTTTTATCTTCCAAAAGTTCTTCTAGATATGGGTTTTTGTAAGTAAATTTACCCTTAGCTAAATCCTTTGTAAAATAATTACTGTTAAGAGGCTCTATTGATGGGGACACTTGGCCTAATATAAAAGAGCTAGAAGTCGTGGGAGCAATTGCCATTGTAGTCATATTTCTCCTCCCATACCCCTCAAGGTGCGTGGGTTCTCCGAGTAACACAGCTAATTCTTCGGTGGCGTTATCTGCCTTCTCTCTTATAGTCTTATGAATTTCAGTGTTTAAAAACTTGGCCTCCATGCCTTCAAATGGAATCATTTTAGATTGCAAAAAAGAATGCCAGCCTAAAACCCCGACTCCTAAAGCTCTTTGTCTTTTTGCAAAGTTGTGAGATGCTTCCATAAAAGGAATATTTTTTGTTTTTAAAATATATTCCTCCATCACAGCATCAAGAAAATAAACAAGGGTCTCTATAGCGTCTGTCTTTACAATATCATCCCACATAAGAAGGTTTAGGGAAGATAAACAGCAAACAAAAGACTCGTCTTCTGAAGAGTGTAGAAATATTTCGCTACAGAGATTAGATGCACTAATTTTAAGTTTTTTGTCTTTATATGGTTTTGGGGCCTCTTTGTTTGCTGTATCTGTAAAGAAAATATAAGGATAGCCTGTTTCAAATCTTTTTCTTATAATAGATGCCCATATTGATCGTTTTTTTCTGTCTCCTTCTATCATGGATCGCATCCATTCGTCTGTGATGCAAACAGCAAAAGACATTTCTTGTATTGGATTTCCTTCGCTCCGTATTCTTAAGAACTCGCTAATGTCGGGGTGCTCTACAGGTAAATATGCGGCAAAAGAACCCCTTCTAACATTGCTTTGAGAAACAACAGAAGAAACCTTATCAAAAAGCTCCATAAAATGGACGGGGCCGCTAGATGTCCCCCCTGCTGAGATATCTGCTCCTCTTGATCTTAATTCACCAAAATATCCAGATGTGCCAGAACCGTGTTTTGTTTGCATCCCCACCTCGGCTTGTTTGTCGAGGATCGCGTCCATTCTATCTTCAATAAAGACTCCATTACAGGAAATAGGAAGACCTCTCTCTCTTCCAAAATTAGCCCAGACTGGACTAGCTAAGGAATAAAATCCCCTAAACAAATATTCTTCGAATTTTTCAGAAAAGCCCTTAATTTTAAGTAGTTTTTCTGCGGCTACAGCAATGTCGTGGCCTCGCTGTTCTGCCGATTCCCCCTCTTTAAGATATCCTCTCTTTAAAAAATCGCGAGAGTCTTTGTTGAGCCACTTATATCTTTTCATTCAAAAAGGTCGTCAGCATCGAATGTTTGAGAATTTTTAGAATACTCTACGGGACGAGAGTGAAAGAAATCTGTGGCATTGTTGCCAATCAATTCCTCTTCGAACCACATTGTATCCTCCAACACTGAAGTGTCAACATCAAACGCTGTAGAAAAGCCGATTTTTTCCAGAGAATCATTTATTCTATTTTTAATAAACTCTTTTAATATCTCGGCGCTGAGTCCTTTTTCATTAAATCCATTTACCATCCAGTCTACAATGTTGCTTTCTGCTAAAAAAGCAGCCTTAGCTTCAGTGGTTATTCTTTGTTCTAATTCTTCATCAAAAAGTTCTGGGTGTTCACTTCGGATGGTGTTGATGATCTTGATTCCTGCAAGAGCATGAATATTTTCTTCGTTTCGTGTATATTTAACTTGCTGACCAGTATCCTTAAGAACGTTTCTATATCGGTTAAACCAATTGATTACATAAAACTGACTAAATAAGGAGACATTCTCCACAAACAAAGTAAACAAAATAAGAGCATAAACATATTGTTTCTTTGAATCTTTATAAAACCTGTGGGTATACTTCCTCAGATAATTGACGCGACCCTCGATAAAATCCAACTTTAAATTTTCTTCGAAAATATCCTCTAGGCCCAGAATCTGTAGGAGTCTTTCGTAAGCATTATTGTGAATCACTTCCACGTTAGCCATGACATAGCCGAGATCGGTTAAACTGGGGTGGGGTAGGTTATCTCCAAGCTTGCTCCAGAATTTTTTTACAGCTACTTCAATTTGACCAATCGCGGACAGAGTTCGAATAATCATCTCCCGTTCATTTTCGTCTAAATTGACATTAAAGTCCTGTATATCACTGCTAAAACTGAATTCTTTGTCGGTCCAAAACCCAGTATGCATTGCCTCAATAAACTCTTGTGCCCAAGGATAGTGATCGGGCTTTCTGGATATTTGTTCTTCAAAAATCATGGTCAAATGAATTTACACTTAGGGGAACACAGTGTCCACCGTCAATCAAGAAATTTCCGAAAAATTTTAGTTGACAGAATCAGACTTCACGTTACAATTACCGTGAAACGGTTCTAAAACGATTCTTAATCCTTTAACGTAATAGTAAAGGATAACGTTATTCTTTATGTAAAACGTTTTTGTAAATATATTATAAATAATCAGAGAATTCTTTTGGAAAAAGACAAGTCAGGCCGTAAGATGAGTGCAGTGCAAAGCGACTACACTTTAATCTCTAATATCCAAAAAACAAACGACGAGGACAGCCTCCTAGAAATTATAGACAGGCACTCAGGCATTTTTCACACGATGGTAAATCAGTTTATGTCTCACCCTCAATGTTCAGTGGATAAAAAACAATTAGTGGGCGAAAAGGATTCTACGATTTATTCTGCTGCTTTAAATTACGACCCTAACAGAAATACTAAATTCTCCACTCATTTAGCTAATCAGACAAAATGGAAATGTTTAAATATTCTTAACAAGAAGAAAAAAAACAGGGAGGTTTTTATCGACGGAGCTTCTAACTATATAGAGCCTTCGTGTGAGAGCTTTGTAGGGGAAATAAATAAAGAAGAGGCTTTTATTTTGTTTAAAAAATGTCTAAAAAGAGAAAAGGACGCAAGGGTCAAAAAAATAATTGACTTAAGATATGGGGTGGATAATAATAAACTCACTCCGTGGAGAAAAATTGCAGAAGATCTTGACATGAGTATTCAAGGATGTATAAATATCCACAACAGGTTCATTAACAAAGTAAAAAAAGAAGGAAATTATGTTTAATTCAATTACAGCCGCAGCATATCTGGTAAAAGACCCCGAAGTCCGAACCACTGATACAGGCAACAAGGTAGCCAATCTGAGAGTTGGGATCTCTACAGCCAACGCCAAAACCAAATGTTTTATCGACGTAGAGTTTTGGAATAAGACGGCAGAAATCGCGGAACAATATCTCACAAAGGGGCGCGAATTTATGGTTCAAGGCGAACTTTGCATGTCTTCTTGGGAGAAGGATGGAAAGACCTTTAGTAAATATTATATTCGCGGAAAGGATCTCCAGTTTTTAAGTTCTGGCAAGAAGTCAGACTCTGACTCCGAAAGCGAAAAATCTGAGGAATCTGAAGATCTTGTTCCCTTTTAATGAAGCTTCTTTTAGAAATCCCGCTTAATAGATTAAGCTTTGGAAACGTTTCTTATAATTTTCTTAGGGAATTATATAAGCTAAACGTTGAGATAGGCATCTTCCCTACGGGAGATGTCGATCTTAGCGCTTTTGATGTTTCTGAAGAACTTAAAAAATATATAGAAACGGGCATTAATCGGAGATGGGATTTTCTAAAAGCAGAAATTCCATGCTTAAGATTGTGGCACTTGAATGGAAGTGAAAATAGAAAAACAAAAGATCAACATCTTTTCACTTTCTACGAATGTAATCAGCCAACGAAAACGGAGATGGCCTTATGTTCTCATCAAGATACAACCTTTTTCAGCTCTACAGAAGCTAAAAAACATTTTGATTCTAAGGGAGCCACAAATACAAAAGCCATTCCTTTGGGTCTAGATGAAGATTTTTATCCCACCAAAAAAGATTATCTTACGGATGTCATCCATTTTGGGTTAATGGGGAAATATGAAAATAGAAAACACACCCAGAAGATCATTAAGACTTGGCTTAAAAAATATGGGAACAACAACAAATACCAGCTCTCTTGCTGTATAAATAACCCGTTTTTTAAGCCAGAGCAAATGCAAGGAATGATAGCTCAAACCTTAGAGGGAAAACATTTTAATAATATTAATATAATTCCCCCCTTGGAAAAAAATAGCGAGGTTAATGAGCTTTTAAACGCAATTGATATTGATTTAACTGGTCTGTCAGGAGGAGAAGGATGGAATCTACCCGCCTTCAACGCTACCTGCTTGGGCAAGTGGAGCATTGTATTAAATGCCACCTCACATAAAGACTGGGCTAATGAAAAAAATTCAATCTTAATCGAGCCCTCAGGAGAAATGCCCGTAATTGACGGACTGTTCTTTAATGAACAATCTCCGTTTAATAAGGGAACTTTCTACACTTGGACCGAAGACGAAGCCATTTCTGCTATGGAAAACGCGGAAGAAAAAGTGGGACAAGTTAACTCAGAGGGACAAAAGTTAGCGGAAGAAATGACCTACGCTAAAACCGTAGATGCTATTTTAAAGGCTATTTTCTAAAATTTAGCCTTGGTATAACGTTTGCTATTAAATAACCATGAATCCTTTATTCGAAAAACTATTTGAAAACCCTACCTATCCCTTTACATTAGCTTCAGATGTATCTGTGGCAGACATGGGAGATGTGTATACAGCAGAATTGGAGCTGGCTGGGTTTTCTAAAAAAGAAATTAAACTTACCTCTCTCAACGGAGCTTTAAGTGTTTGTGCCGAAAATAAGAAACGTCGTAAAAAATTTAAAATACATTTAACAAAAGACGTTGCCGAAGAGTGTATTTTTTCTAAATTGGAAAATGGATTGCTGACTATTACGATGCCGAAAAAAGAAGTCTCTGAAGGAAAAGTTATTCCTATTGAAACATAATGCCGATCTATGTTTACAAACATCCCGACAAAGAAGAATACCGCGAGGTATTGCAAGGGATGAATGATAAACACATTTATTCAGAGGACGGCGTGAAGTGGAAGAGAGTTTTTCTTTCTCCCAACGCCTCCATTGATAATTCGATAGATCCTTTTAGCAGCCAACAGTTTATAGACGCGACCTATAACAAAAAAGGGACAGTGGGAGATATGATGGATCTCTCTCAAGAACTAAGTCATAAACGAGCAGAAAAAAGAGGGGGAGAAGACCCTGTTAAGGAAAAATTCTACAACAATTATGCCAAAGAGAGGGGAGGAGCAGAACACCCTAACAGAATTAAAGAAAAGGGTTACGAAAGCAAGAACGTTAAAATTGACTACGATTAATAAAGAGTCCCACTCATTTTTAGCCCTTTTGTTTCAGTTACCTCAAAACCAAAACCCGCACTAAAAGACATCATATTGTTTACTGTCATCGCATAATTGTAAGAATTTAATTTGGCGTCTTCAATCTGATAAATCATTTTGTAACCGCTCACTTCCAAAGCTAGTTCAAAGCTATAATTTATATCTTCTGTTTGGTTTAAAAGCCCCGTCATTATTCCGCTGTCCATTCCTGAAACCAAGGAAGATACGTTGAAAGATCCTCGGGCTGGGAACTGGGCTTTTCTGTTATAAGCAAAGTCATTACCCAACCCATAACTAGAAATCCTTGGGAGTTCTACAGACATATCTAAAGATTGGACAAAGTGAACTCCAGACAGGTTTTGCCCACCCACTTCTAAATTTTGCAAAACAATGCTGCTCCCCGTGTTGGTGGGATTAACGATGGGGCAGTTTGCTGGATCAGTTCCATACGCTGGGTCTATTTGGAATAAACATCTTCCCACATTGTCGTTGTTTCCTCCCGTAAGGTTGATAGATGGCATCAACATAGATTCTCCCGTTAGGTTTTCAAATACCGCATTTGAACAAATATAACCAGCAGAAACCATCGGGAGAGTTCCTACCCCATAACTTATGCCGTAAGACTGAGGAAAGCAATTCCCAAAAGCAATACAATCAAAACCACTAAGATCAAAAAAATCTTCATCGAAAGATAACGAGTCAATTGCGTTTTGATTTCCACTTGGGGCAGATATTACATAAAAATTATTGTTAAAGTTTTCCTGACCAGAAAACATGTTAACAAAAGTAGAAGTCGCGGTATTGTCTAGAAAATGAGATAACTGCTCATTAGCTAGAGCAGGTTCTGGAATATATGAAAAATTTAACGACACATCAGGCTGTTGCATTAACCCTCTAAAAACAAAATCTTGACTCCCCAATTCTTTTGACTCTTGGCGAGGAAGTTGAATTGAATAATCAAAATCCTGAACAAGCCTATATAATTCGACACCTAAGTCTGAAGTAGAAAAACCCGTTCCGTTTCCTATTAGAACGGCGGCATTGTTACTTCTTAAAATATTTTTAGCCATTTTATGTTCCTGTTGGGATTACGCCTAGTGGATCTTCGATAAGATCAACCGTTAAATTATTAGAATTAAAAGAATTCCATGTATGAGTCCATGTAGGGCAGTAATAAACCTTGGGTCTATTATAAACAGAAGGGATTTGATGTTCAAATCGTCGGTAGCCACCTTTTCTTTCGAGAAAATGTAACATACACTTTAGTTGGTGGTCTGTAATATTGGTATAAGTATATGACATATCAAATGTCGATATATTGTCATTAGTTTTCAAACGCTCTGTAAAAGAATTTTTATATTGTAAGATATCCGCTTTAATTTTAACATCATTTTTTACTCCAACATCTGGTTCAAAGAAAAATTTCTGAGACCACATGGAATGGGCACCTGTGGGACTAGTCTTATGGGAGGCGAAGTGGTCACCAGTGCAATAATAAAAGTTGTTTAATTTGTTTGTGCTTATACCAGTATAAACCACATCATATTTTTTAAAGTTTGTAGATGGAACCCAATCTTGAAATGGAACATTAGAAAAATTACCACCCGACCAATTTAACAATGTAGGGGCGCGATCAACATTAACGCTAGCCGCCACTTCAAAGTGTTGGTTGTTTATAAAGTTAACAGCATAATTATCACAATATCCTGAAACGGTTTTATAAATGCCCGAATTATCAGGAGTAAATTCCAAAGGATCAAAACCCTCTTTACTTTCAAAAAAAGCTCCTAGTTTTTGTGCTCCGCTTTCATTAACATCATACCTAACATCAAACCGAGCCGTTAAACTATCTACTGACATTGGTATTAAATTATAATAAAAATCATCAGTATTATATTTATGGTTGGTAGAAGAAAAGGTAACCAGAGAGCCATAAACAGGGGTAAAATTCATCCCCGACAGCTCGCTTGGAACTGTTATTCCTGAGAAGTTTTCATCTCTGTTATAGAATAAGCTTTCTCCCATTATAGATGTCCTATATAATTTAAAGTTAATCTCAAAGATCCATCAGCAGTTGCATTGAGCTGTTCTCCGACTAGAACCGCAGAGGGTATGCCATAAGTTTGTATACTTGTTCCATCTCTTCCAGCTACGGTTAAGCTAACACTGCTGCTAGAGAACTTTCCGCCTCTGCCGTCCTTGCCAGAAGTCAAAAATGTGTATCCGCTTTCAGGAAAAATATCATCTACTTCTAACTGAACGGATGCCGTATACTTCGTTGGTCCCACATACTTAACTCCAGCGGGTATTTCTGAACCAATTGTATAATATGGAGCTATCGGAACTTCGGTTCTATAATCAAATCCTAATACCCTATTGGTGCTTGAACCATCACACGTAATAGAAATAGATCCTTGACTTGGTATATGTATAGAGCTAGTCGCGCTTCCAGAAGCGTCTACTCCTGTTTTTAGCTCATCATAAATAATAAAATTATAATTTGTTTTGGGGATGGCACCTACGGCACAATTAACAGAAACATCTACGATATAACCATTGTCAAATCCATAAGATTCTCCTCCATAATTTAAGCTTCCTGACATTCTTTGTCCAGCCGCTACCTCCTCTAAGGGTGTGCTGGAAATTAAAGATCTAGAAACAGATAAGGTTTGTTGGGTGGCTCCTCCCACCGTTACAACTCCCGCATGATAACCAAGAGGATTGGTTGTATTGGCGGAATTTTGATAACCAATATCTATCGCATCAACTCCCGATATTTCTTCCCCATCTACAAAAAAATGGGAATCATAATTTAGTTTTGTTTCAAACACTTTTTAAACCCTTCTTAATGAACCTCCCAATCTTTTTTCTTCTTCAATTGTTTGTCTCACCACATCTCTGATTCTTCCAGCCAAATTACGCTGCTCTTCTTCTCCGTTTCCTTGTTGGGTTTGAGTTTCGGTTCCGTCAGAATTAATAGTGATGTTAATAATGGTTTCTCCGCTTCCATTAGTCACAGCAATAAGCTCGTCAAGTCTAGAGACTATCGCCTCGTCGCCTCCTCCCTCTTGACCTCCTCCCGAATTAAGCGCAGCGAGATTCCCACGCCCGATGCGTTGGGTAGCAGCAGCGTTCATCATAAATTCTCCCCCCGTGGCATTGATGGGGACTGTATCTATTCCAGCAGCGGGAGAGATATATCCACCAGTGGCCATGTCCCTTACAAAGTTATTACTTCCTCTTGGCCCCCATTTCCAAAAACCTTTGAATGCTCTCTTTGGAGGAAGAACTCCAGGGTTTCCAGCGACATCTGTAAAGCCCAACATCTCAAGAGCTGCTGTTGTAGCTCCTTCTATTGCCCTAACGCCTTGTTGTGTGACGTTTTGAATACCCTGTATAAAAGAACTACCGAAACCGCCACCGCCAACGCCAGTGCCACCTCCAACGCCAGTGCCGCTCCAGAATTGACCCAAGTTTTTGTATTTTGCGGGTTTAAATCCCTCTCGCGTGGAAGGAAGAGCCTCTGTGCTAGGATTGAAATTAAGCAACCCTCCGAACCTTTCCCCACCTTGCTCAAAGCCAGTAAAGCCAGCCCCCAATGATTTTCCAAATCCTTGGCCAGCTTTCATTGACTCACCGAAGCCCGTGGCAAATTGATTCATGCCCACCGACACAACCGCCGACAAAATAGCTCCCTTTAAAGCCCTCTTCCGCTCCTCTTCTTGTCTTCTTAACTCTTCTTCATAATTAAGCTGACGAAGATAAAGATTAAGAGATTCTCTTTTCGACTCTTGTTCTGTCTGGAACTGTGGACTTGTCCGTCTAGCAAACATGGTCATTTGGGCACTTTGCGGTCCTAGCGCTACTGAGGCAAAACCAGACCCGCCCATAACCTTATCAAATTGAGACCCTGTATGAGATTGTGTCGTATACCTTAAAAGATTTTCCTTTCCTGTGATTGCGCCCTGTCCAAAAGTTCCTGGGGCGGTAAAGTAACCCCCTCTTTGCATTTGGGGAACGCGCCCAGCATTAAGATCCTCTAAGAAATCCCTTCCATATCTCAGCACAGAACCTTTTCTAATCACAAATTCACCACCCGTAAGCAATGTGGGAACATCATCTTTCTTGCCCGATCCTCCTGTAATAAGACCGCCGCTATTCTTCTGATCAGCAAAAGCGCCTAATCCTGATCCAACAATTTGATCCACAGCGCTACGCATGAACGCTTTTGACATGGTGGTGAAAAACTCAGTAGCAGCGCTGGTGAGAATGTCTTTTAAGCTTCCTCCTTGAATTATGGCATCAACCATCGCATCGGAGATCGTATCTTTAAAGTTTATAGCCGCGTTTTCAATATTAGTGGCAAGAGTGTCGTATTGTGTTAAAGGATCAAACTCTGCCCTTTCACTTAACCTTTGGAAAACGCTTCTTTGTCGGTCGCTTACTGATATTGCGACATCGGGCCTTAATCCTTCAAACCTGCCACCCTCTCTAGTTTCATCAACTGCTTCCTGCCTCCTTCTCGCCGCCCTAATTTTCGAGGGCTCTGCAAACCGAAGTCCCAAACCTCCTTGTCTTTGTAATTGAATAATTTGTTTTTCTAATTCATTAAAAGCTTTAACCCTCTCTGTTATTAGTTGTTCTTCTGCTTCAGCCGTTTTAATTGTCGCATCGCTATTTAGTCTTTCTAGTTTTACCTTTCTATCTAGATCATCTATTTGTTTTCTAAGAGCATTCCCTTCTGCATTATCAGGAAGCGACTCCTTAAACATGCGAAGAAAGCTAATAGCCGCATCAAAATCACCCGCTCCTTCTAGTTGTGCTCTTAAATTATCTCCCTGAACAGCACCAGCCAATCCTACTCCTTTAGCTCTCGAAAGGCCCCGCGCTTGCTCTAAAAAGCCAGCCTCGCGCTGTGTTCTTTCGCCTCGCAAAATTTGAGTTCTAATTCTTCTTAGTTGTCGTTCTACCTCGTCTCTTCTTTCGGGAGTAGTTATTCCAGCCTCTTTTTCTCTTGTGAGGTTCGTTTGGGTAGCCCTTAAAGCATTAAGGTTTTGAGTTTGGGTAAGATCTACACCGAATTTTTCTCTCGCAGCTAAATTAGATAGCTGCTGGTTTGCATTTAAAATCGCTTGATTTCTCCTTTCAGCGGCAAACTCAGACTCTAAAAGCACCTGCAAAGCTTCTTTGTCTAATCCTAAACCCTTTAATTTTTCCGCATTTAGTTTAAGAATTTTGGTAAGCTGGGCCTCCATACCGTCTTCAGTAAGGGTATTTATATCCAGCGTTTCTCTTAAAATCTCTACAGCTCTATCCTTAGTTATAAGATCTTCTTTTGACAGCTCTACAATCGAAGCTACGACATCCTTTACTTTTTCTTCGTCTATCGCTATTCCTTCCAATGAGTCTGCCGCTTCGTTTAAAACATTAAGTCTTTCTTTTATAAGCTCTTTATCTAAGTCCCTTAAAGCTATAGTTTCTTTGATAATTCTTAACTCTTCAGTTGTTTTGTCCCCCAAAATACCTGCTATTTTTAATTGACTTTTAAGGGCGTCTGTATTAGTTAGCTCTGCTTCTTTTCTTGCTACAGCCAACTTTATAAGCGCTTTTCCTTGTTCTGCACGAATTTGTTGTATTTTATTAAATCCTTCTTCGTTTTGGGTTCCGCGTTTTTTTTCGTCGTTTAGTGCTTTCTGACTAATTAATTGTTTAACATATTCTAGGTCTATTTTACCCTCTAAGTTAAGCCTCTTCTCTACTTCTTTAAGAGTTTCTACCGCCAATCCTTGTCCTAGCCCCAGTTTTGCTTCCACTTTTGCTTGGTCCTCGTCACTCATCTTCAGCATGTCCTCCCAGAACTCATCTGAACGTCTAATACCAATTGCTCTAGGATCAACAATACCACCTTCGGGTCTTAAATCTATATCTTTTAAAACCTCTTTTATCTCCGACGTTATTCTGCCTACCCCAGCGCTTTGCATAAACTCTGCGAACGCCTTTGCTTCGTCTATATCAATAGCAAATTCAAGTCTTTCTCCAGCTGGAACAACAGATGTGCTGGTCATGACCCTCGCATTTGGTCCTGTTTGTCGCCCCAAAAGTGGACCCGTGTTCCACTTATCGTCGTCAATCCCTCCTCCTGCGAAGGGGGTAAATGTTTGTTGAAAACCTAACCTCCTTCTTTCCCCTCTTAAAAACCTTGGACTCAATCCTTGTAGAAGTCCAAACTCCATAGCTGACCTCATTATATCCTGAGTCTGAGTCCCTTTGAACTCAAGCTCTTCGAACTTCTTACCCCAAGAACCACTAGTAGTGACGAATCTGTCCTGAAATCTTTTTTGCGGTGATTGTGTGCGTATAGGCACATTTCCAAAATCTGGATCTCCTTTTAGCCCAGTTGCCATTTCCGCTAGGTTTGGCCCACCTAGTCTGCTAAAAAACCCCGACCTTTGTGGTATAAGGTTTTCAGTTTCTAGCTTCAATCGTCTTTGTTGAGCAACGTTAAGCTCCTCCATAGAGCGCGATGCTTGGTTAGTTGCCTCCGCTAATATATCAAGAGCATCTTTGCTTTTATCGGTAATTCCTGTAACGTCTTCAAATACTTGGACCGCCCCTTTCCAGATAGCAACCCCCGCTCCTATAGCAGCGCCCCACATTCCGATCTTGCCGAGCGCTCCACCAAACGCTTCGCCTAATTTGCCCCCTTCTTCTTTTAAGGACTCTCCGAAATCACTAATGGCTACCCCAGCAAAAGCAGCGGTAGTAGCCCCAGAAAAAGCCTCAGTTATACGGTTTGTAAATCTTCCTACCCCGCCTTCGGCTTCAGAGGTAGCTGCACTTAAAAAACTTAAACCAGCTTGAACGGCGAAAATTGGACCGAGCAAGTCTCTTTGGGCTTTTTTGTTTTTCTTTATTTCTTCCGTGCTGCTGTCTAGAGCTTTCGTGTTAGAGTCTCTCGCCATATGCTCTTTTCTTGCTTCTGGGGATATAATAGCAAAATTCGGAACGGCACCAGTAGGCTCATCTCTGGTATTGGTAACAGCAAGCCCCATAGGGTTGCCAGCATTGCGGAGTTTGCCGCTTTGGTTTATTCTAATTTGGCTGATGGGAAGACCAGCAGCGTTTTCTCTGGCTACGGCGGCTTCTAAAGCACCAGCGAAATTGGGGATATAGCCAGAAGCAGCACTCCCCTTTTTTGAAGTAAACGCCTCTTTACCTTTAAATAAAATTTTATATATTTTCTCTGCCGTAGAACCAATTAAAGAATCCCCAGCTCCCCCCTTAGCTTCTAATCCTTTTTTAGCTTTGCTCTTGGGGATATCAAAAAGTGGAGCATTTTTAATATTTTTAATTTGATCGGTCTTAAAATCCATTAAAGAGGTCGCAGCCCTTCCCTTGAAATCTTTAAAAGCTTCAGCATCAAGAAGAGCAGCTAATCCGCTCTCGAAAACAGAGCCAGCCGCAGATCGCGCAGATCCTTCGTTCAGGCTGTTTTCAATATCTTTAGCCCTTACCCCCTTTTTAGGGATCACTCCCCCTCCAGCCATTCTAGCAAAATCTAAAGATTCTGTAAGGAGCTGCTCAGTCAACTCGTCCACTAACTGTGCATTAGTTTTTCCTTTTACTTTCGATGGGTTAACACCAAAAATAGGAACATCGACTATTGCTTTACTATTCGGCGTTTTACTTTTACTAGCAGATACCCCCCTTTTAGTTTCGCCCACAAACATTTTTGTCATGGGAGTGCCTACAGGCTCATTAACCAACATCCCATATAGTCCCCCTCCCCTGTTTATATGTGGAAGTGGTAATTTCTCCGCTACTTTTAACTTCTTCAAAACTCCCTCCGCTATACCTGCTGCTTTTGGATTTCTTACTCCTTTAGCTATTCTTGCAATGTCGCTTCTGTTCTTTAAAGTTTTCCCATCTTTTCCTTCCATGAGAAGATTAGCGTTTGCTAGTTGTTGTTCGCTATATCCTGTCCCCTGAAAATCTGCATCAACAAAATTAGGAATATACCCTCTGGCCGCTCTGATCTTTCTAGCCCCAGTTGGCAAACCCATCGAAGCCACCATATTTTGATTAAAAATAGCCGACCCACTACCCCCAGCGAAGTTAGGAACAATATATTCACTGCTATTGGCTACCATGGCCCCACGCCTACCACCCCCAAAATTAAAGTTTGGTATAACCACGGGACGCGCAGAAGAAGGAGCGCCTCCCACACCGCGCTTTATGTCGGAGCTTTCACTTCCATAACTTCCGCTCGCGCTAAAATTAGGAATATATCCTCCTGCCGCCCTCCCCCGCCGTCTGGTCCCCGCTGCTACCCCAGGAGCTATCCGAGACGCAATACCTTGCATTTTGCTCATTACTCCCAACTGCTCATTTAAAGCGGTTGTAAAGAATTTAATTTGAGCGGCCCGTTTTTGTTCGGTGCTTAGTGTGCTATTTTCAATAGCTAAAATTTGCTGTTGTATACCTTTGTTGCCTAAAAGGGTTGATGCTATTTGCCCTTGAAGGGTAGCTTGTTCTTTTGCGGCCTTGTTTAGCCCGAAGAAAGTCTTTAAAGATCCCGTTCCAAATTTTACCAAATCAATAGTTAACTTGGCTATAATAGCCCCAAAAATAGCAAGCCCAGGTCCAGCCAACACCCCGCCGATACCTTTAACAATTCCTTTGGCAAAATCTGAGCCAATACCCTCTCCTTCTAAAAGCTCTTTAATATTTGTTACTAAGGTATTAAAGAAACCCAAAACACCTTTTAAACTGTCAGTAATTCCAATGCTGCCAAGAGTCTCGGCTAACTCTTTAAGATTTACATTAGCCTCATTAATAGCCGCCGACAGTGTTTTGTTTAAAGCCACATTTCGTGTGTAAGCTTCATTTGTCGCATTCGCGGCTACATCTGTTATTTCAATAGCCTTAGATGTTTTGGAATTATAATCATCAAGGATAGCCAAGAAGGGAGCAATTTGAAATTTACCCACCAAATTCTCTGCTATTTGCAGCTTTTTAGCATCGGGCAGCGTTTCTATAGTCCTCGCTAAGTTTTGTATGAGTTTAGTTCCACTTAATACGGCTCCCGAGGCATCTGTTACTTGAACCCCCAGATCTTGCATAGTCTTAAGTTTGTCAAGACTCTGAATACGAGTAAAAATAGTTTTAAACGAGTTACCGATAACAGCTCCACCCCGCGCAGTTTTCTCTTGGACTGCACTAATTACGCCGACCAATTCGTCCAGACTCACACCCGCCTGAATTGCTACCGAACCTGATCGCTTAATACCTTCAATTAGGTCTCTTTCGGAAACAGCGGCCTTAATAGATGCGGCAGAGAGTTTGTTTAACACCTCCGTGCTTGTTGTCGTATCTTTACCAAAAGAGTTAATAGCCGCAGTTAAACCAGCCACCGCTTCAGATGCTCCAAGTCCCGATAAACGGCTTAATATCATAGCATCATTTAATCTCTTTACGACCTCTTCAGCCTTTAATCCTTGGCGGCTTAATTCTAATGCCGCCGTAGCAACCGTATCAAATGATTGCTCGGTGTCTCTCGCTACTGCAAAAATTGTTTTTTTAAAGCCAGCCAGTTGCTCATTACTTACTCTTAAGATGCTGTTAATACTCGCTAGTTGTTTCTCTACTTGAATGGTAGTAGTTACCAATTCTTTAAAGCCTTGGGTGACAGCGGACAGGACGCCCACAGAAGCACCGAAAGCCAACACCCTTGCGTTGGCCGCTTCCATTGACTTGGTAAACTGGTCTGCCTTTCCAGTAATGCGTCCCAAAGGTTGAGATAAACCTTCGATGCTTTTGGCGCTAGTGCCTAAATTTAACTTAAGATTCCGACCCGCTTTTTTGGCTTGAGCTTCAATGCTGGCCTCTAATCCTGTTACTACTGCTGGAACTCTTAATGGCATAACCGTAAACCTTTGTATTGTTTACACAAAGATTTACACATCATGCCCAGCTAATCTCATCATTTGTTCCATATTCAGCTGACCTCCATGCTTCTCGGCTTCTGCGGATAATTCTTCGTTACCTTGTGGAGCATCCAAGGTTTTCATATCTTCTGCTGTTGCCCCAAAAACCATAGATGCATCAGCGTCTTCCCTTATCCCCGTTTTTCTCTTGTCTTTATTGTTCTGGCTTTCTGAGAAAGCTAGAAGTTTTTCGGGGTCTTGTTTGATATTATCAGGAATATCGTCGGTGTTTTGGAAAATATTAAAAAACATTCTACCAAAAAGAACCACTCGCAATTGATAGATACTCAAAGCGGTAATAGGCTTGCTGTAAAAAGCCCCTACGTTTTCGCATAAAGATAAATACATGCTAAAAAACGGCCTCAATACCGCTTCTTGAATTTTTGCATCAGAAAAACGTTCACCTATTTGGCTTTGAAACAAATTAATTTTAGCTACCTCCCACGCCTCTAGCTCCCCGAACTCCTTTTCTGTGTATAAATTTTCAGTTAATTTTTTGTCTTTAAACAATAAAAATCTTAAAACTTCATCCCCGCTTCTTGACATGGCGTATTCTTCCGCAGTTTTGCCTATCACTTCTCTTCTATCCTTTGTCAATTCAGCCAACTCAGCGGATCTTTCAGCAATAGTATTCCCCATTTCTTCGCGCTGTGAAGGAAGCGGAAGCTGAGTTTGGGTTTTTTTAAGATTTTCTATCTCAAGCTCTAGAGAAGATATTTTAAAATCGTCTTCTTGAGTCCAAATTCCCTCTTCTATAACATAAGCCGTTCTTTCTTTTTCTGTCTCTAATCCTTTAGATAAAGCTAGTGTTTTATATTTTTCGTAATACTTATGCAGATGTCTTTGATCTTGAAGACTCACATGCTTAATATAAGCAGGTTTATCATCTAAAAGAATTTCGCTATATCCATCGAAAGCCTCTCCTACTAAAGAAATATAGAATTCATCTTTCAAAGCTCACCTTTTTCCACCTGTTCAATGAGATTGTTAAACTCATCAGGTGTGGAGGCTTGGTTAAAGAACCAAAAAGCTAAAATGGTGGTGACCTTTTTAACCACAGCAAGATAAAAGTCATCAGAGGCGTCTTCTTTTAAGTAGTAGTCTTCCACTTTTTGATCAAAATCATCACCCTTAAAATAAGGAACAGGATCTTCGTCTTCCTCTTTCTGAATATGCGTTAACATTAAAGTATACCAGAGCAAAAGACGATTTTGAGCTTTTACATCAGCAGTGTGATCGAATAGAGATTGCATTGCTGATTCCGCATCTACAATTTTTCTCCTTGCAGAAGCTAATTTTTCCTTAAGATCCTCTATTTTCTTCTTTTGTTTTTCGGTTTTTTTGTCTACCGTCTCCAACCGAGCATATTCATTTTGGATGTCAAAAATTTCTTTATAGAGTTTACCATAATCTTTGGCGTCGTCTTCGCTCCATACCCCACCCGTATCGCTATATTTTTTGTATAGCATCGCTTTTGTCAAAATACCCCGCTTAACACAACGACTCATTTCAACAGAATATTCCAGCTCCGCGTCTTCTAATTCCCTCCGAGACGGGCGTTTCAAACGAACTTGGACAGGAGTAGCCTCCTTGACTTTTTTGGTCACAGTGGTTTCTTCTCCCGTTTTCTTATTTTTGCGAGTGTGGCTTTTTTCCACCTCCCTTTCCTCATCGACGGTAAATGCGTATAATTCTTTAAATTCCATATCCTTATTCCTTAGTTAAAAACAAATCTTACAGTATAATTATCTAAACAAGAATTAATATTTCTAATTGATTCGTTGCCTACATCTAAAATTCTTTTTCGGACCCAATTTACCTTTTCTGGGGTAAAGTGGTTAGCCGTGTCAATCACGGGGTGATATTCCTTTGGGATTTGTTCATATAGTTTAGCATAATGGAAATCATGATCCATTTTCATGTCTTCCAACATTATTAACATTGTTTTATAGATCCTAGAAACCTCAGTATTAGAGGTCTTAAGCAAATTTTTTTTAGCGTCCATACCTTAAACCTATCTTATTATATAAATAAAAGTGTAAAAATCAATATGGCAGGATTTTTATCAGCAGACCAAATTGCAAAAGTTCAGAATTTGGCGGATACGCTCCACACCACTTTCGCTAGAACTATTACTGTATACAAAACGGCCAAAAAGACCCTCATCGCTTCTAGCGACTCTTGGAATTCCTTATACAAAAGAACCAATACAGGATCTAATAGCCCCGTAGAGTATACCACTGTCTCGCAGACTTTTGAAGCGAGAATCTACTATGACAACATGGATACTTCTTACCTTACTGATGACGGACCCTCAGAACAAGCAGGGACTCAAAACAAAGTGGTTGTCCCTGACGGCACTGTAAGAATTGTAGTTAAAGAAGCCGCGTATGATTACCTAAACGAATCGCGTAGGGTTGAATTTGACGGCACAAAATTTATTATTGAAAGCGATGGAAAACCACGCGGGTTTACCTCTAATCAATTTTACACCTTCGTTCTCAGCCCTGTAAGTTAAAAATGGCCTTTTTAGAACCAGATGTTGTTTTAGCTCTTCAACGCCAAACCCCCAAACTAACCAGAAAAGGGCTAGAGAAAGAGGCTAGAAAAAAATTTAAAGAAATTAAGCAAGAAATGATAAGTGAGTTTCTGGCTCACCCCGTAACACAAGAAATTATGGCGGGAGCTGGAGGCACCAACATTAGCGGAACCCTCGGAGGAGTAAGCAATCTCTTTGCTTTTATTGGTTTTGATCAAGGGTCTGACCCAATAACCCCTATTTTAACCCTTCTCGAAAGCCTAAGGCTGGAATATGGATCAGACATAAAAAACCCCACCACAAGCTTGGGGGTGAACTTTAAAGTTAATTTACCTCTCCCCGAAGATATTTTTGCTATAACCCCTCTTCCTTGGGCGACAGGACGGAGTTGGGCACAAGGGATTGAGATCGGACTTTCAGGTTTAGGTCACTTGTTGAGAAAAAATAAGGGCAGATCAGGCGCGGCTATTCAAACCAGTGTAAAGGTGAGGGGCGGTAAATTTCAAAACACCCCTTACATCTCTGCGTTTCTACGCAAATACAAAAAAAAGTTTGAAGAACTAAAATGATTGAGCAATTCCAGCACAAAGTAACCACTTCGTTTTTCCTTTGGTTTGATAATTTTTTATTAAAAAAAGGAGAGGCGTATAGCAATAAAACAGGAAGTTTTTATTATTATTCTGACCCCCGACTCGACAGCGCTTATGTGGCATACGGAAGCCCTTATAAGCAATGGGTCACAGACTCCTCTATCACAGGAGCGACTATCCCTACAGGCGTTTACATAGATGGGAATTCTTTGGGGAGACCTAGTGGAGTTGTTTTTGATTTTGACAATGGTAGAGCGCTAATATCGGGAGGCGCTACCGATTCTACGGTTACAGGAGAGTTCGCGGTTAAGGATTTTAGTGTTTATCTCACCAATGACACTGAAGACGATTTAATCGTAGAAAACAAATACACAGTCAACTCTCGCTTGCCATCAGGACCAGAAACTTATATTGAACCCTATGACGATGTAGTCCCCGCGATCTTCCTTTCTACCACGGTCGGACAAAACAGCCCTCTTGCTTTGGGTGGGCTGCAAAGCACTAATATTAGCGCCAACGCGGTAATTCTTGCAGAAGACACATACCAATTGGATGGAGTGTTGTCTATTTTTATGGATTCGGTTGACGAAACTTTAACGGATATTCCTATGAGTGGTTATCCTATTACGGAACTCGGAGACCTAAAAGATGGGGAATATTCCTACACAGGCTATACTGGAACCAATAAATTTATAATTAATAAAGTGACGACTTCGAAATTAACTGACAGAACCAGAAAGTTATTAGCCAACGAGCTATATATAGGATTTATTGATTTTGATATCGTAAAATACAGGTATCGCTTTGAGTAATTTCACATTTTAATAATAAAACTGTAAACAAAGGAAAGAATCTTTTATCATGGCCAGCAGAAATAGAGTAATTTACCAATCAGAGGGTCTGTATGTGAGTAGGGACGCCTCAGACACAGGATCGGGCGATCATGAACAACTGACGCGCATACAAAGTGCTAACTACAGTTATACGATCAACCGTCAAGACGTAAACCAATACGGCGAACTCGCCCGTATTGATTCCTTGGTTCTTGAACCACCGACAGTTAATGTTGATTTTTCATATTACCTTACGGATGGCTTCAATGAAAGAGCTTTAGACTTCTTCGTTGAGACAGGGACTGGGGATCTTGCGACCCAGCCGCAAGGTAACTTCGCCTCAGGCCACCTTAGTGAAGGATCTGGAGTGAATGTTTACGTCGCCACAACTCCTGCTGGAGTAGACTTAAACAAGTTAGAAAGTTTTGACCACTTAGATAAAGTTATCGGTATCGGTAATTGTTATCTTACTGACTATTCTATTGATCTATCTGTAGGATCACTTCCGACCGCCTCTGTTTCCATGGAAGGTGCTAACGTTCGCTCTTCGGTGGGTAACGCAATCAAAAGCCCAGCTGTTAACCAATCGGACGGATCGGAGTTTACCTCCAACAATGTTACCTTGCCTGATGGAAAATCGGACGCCTCAGGCCAAACAATTAAGGCATTGCGCCCAGGAGATATTACCTTAGATCTTACTGGATTCGACGGCGAAACTATTTCTGATCTTAGTGCGACTACAGGAATCCACGTTCAAAGTGCGACTATTTCGATTCCTCTTTCCAGAACTCCTCTGGATCGCTTAGGAAGCACCTTCGCATTTGCACGAACTGTGGATTTCCCCGTGGTTTCCACTCTTAGTGTCAGTGCTCTTATGAACGAAACTGACGCAGTTAACCTTGCGAGTCAACTGAACGCTGCCGAACGGAATGTGACGATCACCATGAAAGACGAAAATGGCGCTGATGCGTTAATCTGGGGCTTCTCAGGAGCTTTGGTTGAAAGCGAAAGCTGGAGTTCTAGCATAGGAGCTAATAAGTCTGTTGACCTTACATTTTCCACTCAAATCGGTGGTCCTGAAGATCTTGATGACGGAGTATACCTTAGTGGCGCTGGAACTGGTAAAGTTTTTGATCCTCCACTAACAAACTAAGATAACTTTTCATGAGTTCTAAACATCACAGCTGGGGTAAGCCTAGCAAAAAAGAAGAATCTCCTAAGAAAGAAGAATCTCCGAAGAAAAAAGTCGTGGCAGAGAAAGCCTCTGTCACGGCACCATCTTCCTCTTGGACTCCCCCATGGACTAATCTTGAAGAGGTATATTTCCACGTTAATAAACATTTTGAAAACCCAAACTTCATGAAAGAAGCCGCCGCTCATTTTGGGATCGAATATACCTCTGATGTAGGGATTCTTATAGGGGCTATTTTTGATGAAGCACCAAACCACTTTTAATCATGCCTTCTTCTAAAAAGACTACTCGCGCTAAAAAAAACGAGCCTAAAAAAGAGCCTAAAAAAGAGGCCCCCGCTCCTAAAAAGGAAACCCCTCAACCTAAGGCTGCTGCTCCTCTCACCCTTGGAGAGTTAAAAAAGAAATTCGTCGCTGACAGGAAAGCTTCTCCCAAAAACGAAAAAGCTCTTCGCGCTGAATATCTTAAGAATAAAAAAGCTATCCAAGACTCTCTCTAATCACTTTAATAGGGATTAGGATAACTTGTTGCATACCCGCTTGCGTCTATACCTCCTAGCTGGCGCGGCTGCGCCTGATAGATATTGTATTGAGCCGCTAATCGCGTCACCTTCTCCATACAATCGCTTGCGAGCCCCCTGTAGACCTTCGACACCTCATTGCGGTTAACGAACGTCACAGAGCTTTCTCCGTCCTTTAAAGACAAAATGTTATCTCCACTAACCGTAGAGGTCGCGATGCCTCTGAGGGCGTTTCTCGCTTGCTTATTATAGTAATTACAAAGGTAGAGTTCTTTGAGGACATTTTGAGCCTCTATATCCATTGCGCCATAAGTGCCACTAGCGCCAGCTCCGCTAAAATCAGTATATAAATAAGTGTTAACTTGGCCGAGGTTTTCGTAAAGCCAGCCACTAACATTAGCCACAGTTGCTATACCTGTATCTCCGTCAAATTCGGTGACTACAATTCCTGAAGCGAGATCTTCTAATACGGTGGCCATATAATGTATTACACACTATTTAGCTATTTAACCAATCTAGAAGATCTTTATGCTTTGGATTATCAGGATCTAATTCTAAAGCAGGAACAGCTTGGGGGGCTGTGTGAATATTACCACGACTTTGATAACGATTAAATTCTTTAATAATATTATCTAAGACAATCCCCCTGTCATAATAGGGATTTACTCCCACCTTCCTAGAGAACTCTTGAAGATCAGCTTTGCTCATTTTATTAAGCCTTTCTTTAAGGACGTTTATATCATTAGTCCCAAACGTATTGGTTTCACCTGTGCCGAAAATAACTTCCACCTCTTTCAATAGTTCTTGATATCGGGCGGTGCTCGTCTCCCCCTTCTCCTTAAGCTCTTCCAATTCCTCAATAAGTCCCTTTTTAACAGGCTGTTCTTGACCTGTGGTTACCTCTTTAAAGGGGGCTTTTTTCTTAGCTGCTTTCTTCTTAGCCATATCTATTATATACACTTATAGCAAAAATTGCACAAAAAAAAGCCGCTCCCGAAAGAGCGGCTTTAAATTTATATAGGGTTTTGATTAGCAAATAACTCCCATAAGAACACGGTTATCGAGAACCACACGGCCCTCTTCGACAGAGCCGAAGTAGCCGATCTTGTTCTGACGGATGCTATACTGATCATCAGCGATCAGGTTGAACTCGCTTCCGCTTTCAGCGTCCGTAGCAACGGCGCGGATAAGTGAATCGCGACTGCGATCAACACCAACAACGATTTCCTCGTTATCACCGTTGAAAGCAGCAGCACCAGCACCAGCAGCGTCACCAAAGGTGTCCCAAGTAGTGCCACCTGCCGCCGTGTCGAAAATAGTGTTGAACTTCTGGCCCTGCCCCATCTCCTGATATTCCAAGATGTTAAGACCCATGAAGCTAGTCAAACCTGCATTGTTGAAGATTGAGTTGCGAAGCTCATCAGTAGCTGCGATAGGATTAGCAGTTGTAGCATCTCCTGCGGCTCCCGCACCATCACCACCACGGGTGTTGACAGGATTGTAAGCCATAGCGCGGATACTTCCCACAATCTCAGGAGAAACGATCAGATCGGTAATCCCCCTAGTGCGAGTAGTGGCAGTTCCTGCAATCCACGAACTGTTGATACGCTTACCAAGAGTAAACAGATTGTTAATATCGTCAAGAAGGAGAGACCCAGCAAGCGCTCCACGGAAAACCTGCTTCTGTTCGAAGTTAGGCGAAGTTTTAATCGCTGCCCCTTGGAGAGAAGTCATAAGAAGAGTCGCGGAAGTGCGCTCCTGCTTAAGAAGAATCTCTTGTGCCACCCGAGTGAAAGTCTTGCTCACAACGTCCATGCGGCTCTTAGCAGCGTAACGACGATCAAAATCGACCGCAGTATCAAGGCTGTAAGTAGCCAGCTTCAATTCAGAAGCGGTAGGCAATACTTGGTTACTGGGGAGACCCCCTGCGTGGCTCTGAGTCCACACCCTAACGTAATCTTCGTCAGCGATGTTGTAGTAGAGATCCAGCGGAATGCTGGGGTTGTCATCAGCATCAAACTGAAGAGACTGGAACAGGTTGCTTACGGTAGGAGCATTATTGAGAACCTCGGCCAAAACTGGTCCGATGAATTCAGCAAGAGCTACCTGCGCTTCATAAGCAACAGCGCGATTCCGCGAAGCCATAGCTTTTACAAGCTCGACTTGTTCTGGAGTTCTTTTTAAAGTAATTTTCATGATTATAAAGTCCTTTCAAATTAGCAATCAATCTTCACGACGATGTAATCGCCAGAGAACTGGTCAGTGGTTATTCCAACGTTAGCGCGATTGCCCGTTCCAAGAACGGTTCCAAAAGCGTTATCATGAGTGGGAAGACAGCCAGTAATTTGGCCGACATCAGCAGTTGCGTCCGCAATCCTGATTCCGCTTCCGAGACCCAAATCAGCGTGTAAAGCTTCTCCCGCGATAGCGTCCTTGCTTAAAGTAAAGACTCCTTTAGTCGCAATAGGAACAGCTTGCCCTGGAAGCATCGCCTGTAGCTCAGTTTGCTTGGTTGGATGATAGAGAAGCTTTTCGCCGTTCTCGTCATTTTTTGCAGTCTGGAAGAGAGTAATTCCCAAGGGGATAACTCCAGATCCAGCGCCCGTCACCTTCAGGTTAGCTTGAGGATACATCTCCGTAGTCCCAAGAAACGGATAGCTGGTGTCACCCAGATAAGCGTTTGTTTGGTAAGTAATCGGATCATCATCGAAGTTACCTGCGGATACTGTCACAAAGACGCCAGCATCGCCGCCGCCTGATCCAGTAGTGCTATCGAGAACGTCATCACTTTCCAGTGCATAAAGGTTCACGACATCATGGTCAGAATATTGTCTGAATGGTAGAATTCGTAAAGACATAATGTTTTGTGTTTAGTTTTTTAAGAAATTTCAATATTGTCGCGGGAAAACGCGGCTTTAAATTTATCGCGGAAGCTAGATTTCTCTGACGCCACAGCTTCGTTAGCATTAGAAACAGCTGGGTCAGTTTGCTCGGCGCTATCAAGGGCCTCTTCGATCTTCACCTCTTCGGTAGAAGCTGTAGAAACCCTCTTGGCGACCTCTTCGTCAATCCGTGCTTGGATTTGAGCATCAAACTCTGCTTGAACCTCTTTGTTCTTATGCTTCCAAAGAACTTCTAATTTGGACGCAAAGGACTCATAATCCTCGTCGCTTTCCACAGTCTTAAGCTCAGTAGCAAGAAACCCGCGATCTTCGTCGTCAAGTTCAAACTTTTCGTCCAGCTTGTCCATACGCTCATTGAAAGATGCAACCGCCTCTTCAGCTTTCTTTTCTTTTTCAAAAACTAAAATCCGCTCATTAGCGGAATTAAGTTTTTCTTCCAACTCAGAAACGGAGGACTTCAGTTCCTCGTATTCCTTCGTTACGCCCTCTTTGGCGAGCCTTTGTTCCTCAATATCCTTGCGGTATTGTTCATCCCGCTCTCGGATAGCTTGGTCAAAAGTATCAGTCATTGAGGCGACTGCTTCTTTAGAGAATTTCTTCTCAATTAGAAGTTCTTTAAGTTCGTTCAGAGTCTTTTCCATTTCCATGTCGATAAAGTTCTTTTCGTTGTTTACATTTAAATTATTATTTTGTGAAATTTTATCCCTTTTATCATTTATAAAAACATGGGACTTTTTAGGTATTTGACTATAGAGACCTTTTACTTGGGCAGCAGGATTAAGAGTATATGCAATACCCAAGGGATAAATATCCCCAACAATCAACCTGTGAACACTTTCCCCATCATCGGTTGTGCCATTACCACCACAACTCCTTAAAAACCCTTGTAATTCTAAAATTTCATCAGGATCGGAAACGATTCTAGCCTCACTCAACATATCGCTTCCCACCGCCAAAACATAGTTATTGAAACCTACTTCCCAACTAGCGGACACCTTTTCAAAAGCAGCGTCATTGGGATCGAGAGATTTTTCTACGAGAGTAGTAAAATTTTCATTAACTGTTTTATAAAGAACGGCACCCAGAGCGATATTAAATGGCCCTGTAGTCTTTTTAGCTTGTTCTGCGCTTAATAATTTATTAGACCCAAATTCACTATAACCCGCAGCTGCGATATGACCCACGATCTTATTCTTGTCGTGTTCGATATTGGTGGGTTTATGAATAAAGTTATTTGTATATTCCACGGCTGTAGCCGCGTCCATACCATCCCCGTTTTTGTTAAATTTGTTTACTACTGCCGCATTAAAGGCTACTCCAAGTAAATCTATATTACTTTCGTAATCAATATCAGAAGGAACAAGCGGGGCTAAAGTCTCTAAAGACGCCTTGGAAATCAATGAAGATTCATTAATCTCGCAAGCCAAAAGGGGGGATTCAAAAGTGGTGGTGTATTTATAATCCATGTCACTTTTTATTAGTCCAACTCTTGGGAAGAGCGCTTTCGGCTCCAATTTTCTTGGCTCTACGGATTAATTTAGCTTTAAACTCATCAAAAGTCATTGAGCCTTTATAACGACCCCAGCTACTAACAGCGTCTTTCACATCTTGAGCAGACATCACAGGAAAAGAGCGCCTCTTGGGATCAAGAAAATCACTATCCTTTAAAGCGCTGCGTTTTTTCCCGCCAAATCTTTCAGCAGCAATATCAATCAACATCTGAGCATAGCTCTTTTTTGACTTTTTATCGTATTGGATGTCTTTCTTGAGAGCTTTTTTTTCCGCTTCTTTTTTCTCGGAAGGCTTACCTTTGTTTAATTTTTTGATTTTGCTCTTGTCATCCTCGATAGCGTCCTCTTCATGCTCCTCTTTCTGCTTTTTAGTGTCTTGCTTTAGCTCTTTCTTATCAATTTTGTCCCACTGCTTCTTGGTTTTTTCGGCAGCATCAGCCTCTCTGCGAATATCTCCTTTGTCCTCCCTCATGTCTTTTTCGAGGGCAGCGATCTCAGCTTTAACATTTTTTACGGCATCTTCGTGATGTTTTAACATTTCTTTCAACGTCTCATGATGCAACTCTTGCTTATCTCTTTTGTCTTGATCTAAGGTAATTTCTCTCTTTTCCTCTTGAAGCTCGGGGTAAGGCTTGCCGTAACCAGCCTCCGCTTCTTTAGTTATAGAGACTTCAACTGAGTCTTCGTTAATTGAATAATTGGATTTAAGCTTCTTTTTCATGGCTATGATATAAAATTGCTGCTGGATATGCTTCCAAGCTATGTTCGGCAGAGATGTTTAAAACTTCCTTCAAAGTTTCTAAATTCTCAATTTCGTTAAAATCCTTTACACATGATTGCAGCGTTTCTCCCCAATATTCTTTGGGCTGCGAGCAAACAATAGATTCACACAGACTACTCACCATTTCTTCTTGATCACTTGTTAATTCTTTTGCTTTTAATTTTTCAATTAATTTAGCTTTACCTTCGAAGATCAAGTTATCAATATCATAGATAGTTTTTTGAATATTAGCTCTAGAATACTTTGCGTTCGCAAGCGGAATATCTGTTGTCCCCTCTGGCCTTCCTGCTTCTTTGCGGGGGCCATTCCCGCTACCGCCAGCAGGAGCGACCACAGGAACCCCCCCGACTATAGGGTTATAGTAACCTTGTTCCCTCTCTTCCAAGAAGTCCTTTTGAGCATCGTTGAGATCATCAGGCTCTGGAAAACGACCATTATGGAACATTTCCATACCCTGCTTAGGAGTAATAATTCCCAGCTCCATTAAACGAGTAGACGCTCTCATAAGCTGAACTTCATCCCTCATGTCAATATCTTTCATTTTAGCCTCTGGCCAAGACCTTAAACCCAGCTCTTTCGCTATTCTTTTTATTTCACGATTAAGAAAATCATTTAAAAATCCATAACGAGATTCTTGCAAACGATCAATAAAGATTTGTGCCTTTACCTGAGTGGAGTTAAACTTCTCTTCTCCCACCACAATGTTTTGCAAGCCTTGTTTAATATCGTCATTAAGTATTTGATATTTTTCTGGTCCCAGAACCAAGTTTAGCTCGGGGATTATAAACTCAGCCTTGGTGGTATAATCTGAAACCAATACGCGCCCCACACTCTCATTTTTGAAAAGGTTTTGCATCGCCGCCATGTTATTGGGATTGATTCCCCCTTTTTCTGGATCAGCACCCATAGTTATAAGCAAGATAACATTTTCTACCGTGCGGGTAATAGCCTGATCCATTTTCTTTAATTCCAGCTTGGCATTTATATCTTCTAAAACGGGAAAGCCAAAAGGAATAGAAAAAGGTTCGTAATCTTGCTTCTTGTAAAACGAATACGATAGCCTTTGTGGATCTAAATCCATATGGATGCCCCTCCCCGAATAAGACCCATCTTGTATCTGTTCTTGGGTTTCTGGTGTTAATCCTTGGAAAATAGCCAAATCTTCATCCGTTTGTGGGCTCGCAAGCCTCGCTATTTCGTATTCAGATAAAACTTTCTGATAGGCTCCACTATAACTAAAAGTCGTAGCTCTTTTAGCTACCACATCAAAAGGATTAAGCAAAACATAGCGTAATGGAATTTTATTAGTGGACTCACCTATCGCCCCTACTTGATTTATAATCTTAGCATAATCTTGAGCTTTAAATTTCCCGTCTATTCTATAAAGAAAAATGTTTCCACTTCTGTAATATTCGCGAAAATATTGATCTTTAAGGCTAATAAGATTAATCCTTTTAAACCACTCGTAAAAGAACTCTCTACTTTTACGGCTACCCCCCTCAAGATAGATGTCAGTGTTGGTGAATTCTGACATTATATCTATAGCGTTTCTAAAAACAGCTACATTAGCGTAAGCTTTTTGACATAACTCGATAGCATCCCTAGCCGTAACTCCATCCGAGGCATACTCATATGGCAGCAACCCGACCCTGATGCTAGAAAATCTATCTTTTGGATTGTTAAAAGCTACTCTATTAGTTCGGGAACCCTTATAGCTTTGATCGGTAAGGGCTTGCCTCCTAGCGTTTGAAACAAAATCAAAGGAAGCCGTCGAGGTGTAAAAGGGCTCCCCTAAAAGCTCGGGTGTGACTTCCGAATTAGGAGGGAGGGAAGGATGCTCATTCGGGTCAAATTGCTTCCAATATTCTGAACGCTTGGTATATTTTCTTTTAGACATGGAATGTAGTTCATATTACACCCCAAAGTTAACTTTCAACTTTTAAAAGTTAAGAAATGAACATTGGAGTAAAGGTGGTTTGCACATTTCCCACATCATCGGATTCCATATCATAAAAAACATTCATCGCCCAATTCCCCAAAACTAAGGCAGAGTAGGAGTCTTTTCTAGCCTTATCAGCACCTTTTTGTTTCCGCAAGTTAGGGGGGAGATCAAAACTTTGTGTTCCCTGTAAAGAAGTAGTAATTTGTATAAGAGCACATTGGACTTTTATTAAGTCCATCATATCTTTCTGGTGCTCCACAAAATCAATCATTCGCGCCCCCGCCCCGCCCTTTTCGTTAGGATCATTTCTAAGGAATTTTAAATCTTTAATAGGAACCCTTGCTTTGCGCTGAATATTGTAATCATCATTCATTGCGGCTCCTGCAAAAAATATTCTTTTATGATCGAAAGCAGATTGTAACGACTCATTCGCTATTCTAATCCACGCGGAAGTAGGCTTCCTTAAAAACACAATGTTTTTTTCGCTTTGGTTATATTGGTGTTTTATCTTACGAAGGTCTTTTTCATAATCTTGAGCTTTATCTAAATTCGCCTCTATAACACCCAGCTTAATATTTATTTTTTTAAATATATCACTCTCATTGCAAGAGTTTATAAATTGAACTCCTCCATTGTAATCACCCACAATAGCTACTATGTTGAAGTGGGTTAAGAGGTAGGCTAGATATTTTATATGGGTTTTTAGATTAGCCCCTGATAAAGCATAACTGTGGACAACAGTTCCCTTTCTTGTGTCCCTATTAAGCTTTATAAGCAGCATGGCAAAATCATCAGAACTTTCGCTTTCAGACCATGAGGGGTCAAAAGCTAAAATATATTCATCTTTTGGGTTGCCCACCACCTCGACGCATTGACCGTCTCCGTCTGGTATTGTGCAAGCTGCCATCTTACTTACTTTAAAATATCCTGAACTGTCGTCTGTAAATATAGCGCCAAATTCCCTTTCGAACTGAGAGTCGCTCATGGTCGCTTTAGACTGGCTAATTAGATTTTGGTCATAGAGCTGTTCGGGCGCACAATCGTAGCTAAAGTGCATAATAGTCCTATGCGCCCCATCCTGCTTGTTTTCGTTAAGAATGAGGTTTTCATATTGTTGATATATCTTATAAAGGTATTCGAATTTGTATGAGGCAGATGACAAGCCAATAATTTTGTTGTTCGGCCACTTTCTTCTATCTTCCTCTTTCATTTTACCCTTTTCAATCATCTGGGTTTCTAGATCGTAAACCTCTTGGCGCTCAGTAGGATTCTCCACCACAGATAAGAAAGGAATAATAACCTCGTTATAAATCTTTTCAGGCATCAGCAGCAACTCATCAATAATCATGCGCTGGAAACGAAACCCCCTGAGTTTTTCACCATCCCCCAAAGGCAAAGCTCGTATACTACTTTGACCGATCTCCATAATCCACTCATCGTTCATTTTAGAGACTCTTGTAATACATTGAGAGAAGAAGGTCGCTTTAGGGCTTTTTGAGATATCCTCAATTTTCTTGAAGATCATTTTAGACTGTCGAAACGACTTAGACAAAATTCCTATCTGAACCCCCTGATTTAGAATGGCGTCTAGAAGCGCGAAAATGCCTGTAGAGAAGCTTTTAGACATCCCCCGACTCCATATGCCCAAGAAGTAGTCGGACTCCATCATAGCCTTAATAGCCATATGCTGAAACGGGAATAACTTAACACCAGTAAACAATTCACAAGCAAATGAAGGATTTTCTTTTAGAAATTTATAAAGCAATACTTTCGCTTCAGTTTCCTCTAAATATCCCTCTTTGCCTAGAATTAGTTGGTTTATATCCTTGTGCTCTCGGTGGAGCTTTTGCTTTCCTTCTTTCCAAGCCATTTTTTTTAAGTTGTTTATTCCAGAAGTATTGAACGTCCACTTCCCATAACTGTTTGCCTAAAACAAGAATTTTAGGGATGATCTCTTCACTCTTTTCTCGCGACCCGCTAAATACAAATTGTGAACAATCTGAATACTCAGCTTGGATTTCACGCATCCTATGAAACACATAATCTAGGTTGAACTTTTTGTAACCCCTGTGATTTTCTCCCCACATGTCACCAAATGCTGTTTCCACCACTATAAATAAGAAGCAGCCCATTGTTCTGCATCTTTCTAACTCTTTTACAAATCTATTATAACCATTTGTTACAGTAGCACAGAAGTCCTGGTATGATTTCCTATCCACGAATGTATAGTCATATAAATCTCCCCCCACTGCGTAATCCCCCACATCCAACTTCAAAATCTCAGAGTTACTAAAATGAAGAGGCTTTTGCTCTCTCGTATCTATAAGAATAGGAGTGTCTGAGTAATCTTTTTTAAATTCATTTGGCAGTTGCTTGCCTAGCATGGGCAACATACCAAATTGGTTACAAGCTTCGCGGTAGCTACCAAAAACGTCTTTGCATATCTCTAAGTCGGGCAGCTTTGATGTTTGTAGGTATAGGGCGGGGGGACCACCCGAAAGCCCTTTGGCTTCTATTTTTTCTTTTAAGCTTTTTGTAATAAATTCTTTTGCCTCCTCAACGGGTGCTGTAGAGCACCATTTTCTCATGTTCCGTTTGTTGATAAATTCACTATCGAAATACTGCTTGTATTTCTTAAATGGAATAAGCTCTCCTGTTAGCCTATCTTTTCTGGCATAATTCTCCACATAGTAATCCCCAAGGTATTTACCATGTTTTTTTATGTGTGCATGTAGACTCCTTAAAGAATCAAATGAATCCCCACACTCTTTACAATCATAAGACATCTTGTTGACCAATTCCTAAAACTCTCGCTTTCCACTCGGCCATCCCCTCTAATCTTTCGGCCTCTTCTTTGACTGCTTCTTTTTGCATCTCTGCTATCCTTATCATTGTCTTTCTTTCTTCCTCTTCTTGAAAAAGCTGGACAATAGAAAGAAACGAAGCGTTTTCTTTTTGCATCTTCTTCATTCTCTCCCCGCGATCACCCTGAAGCTTCTTGGTAAGGTTTTCAATGCGTGTCTCGCATTGATGATACTCCGAACTCTTAGCTTTTATGATTTCTGCTAGACGTATAGACATTTCCGCCTGTTCGTCAGCAACATCGAACATATCGTTCAACTTGTTAAGGTGGGCGCTCACCACCTCCAAATTAATTACCTCCTTACAAACATTTAAATATAAATTAATTTCGTCAGCTGTTAAATCAGGTTTATCCCATGTCAAACGTATAAACTCATGCTCAAACAGTAACCTGTCTTCTTCATTGAGGTAATTATTAATAATTTTGAGAAATCTTGAATTCGATAGGTTAACCATCAACTTCTCAACACAAATTTGTTTTTGTCTGTTGATTTTAGATTCTTCTAACCCAATTCCTGTAGCATCATTGATTTTCTTGATGATTCGGGAGGTAGCCTTCGGAGGAATGTATGAATTGAGCGCTCCACTATCTTGAGATGGCAAAATGTCAGGGTTTACTTCGCGGATTTTCGCAAGCACAGCTCTCTGCTCTGCACTTAACGGTCTGATTTGACGATCAGGAAAAAGAATCCTAGCGATATGCAATGAAGACAAACCGCTCTCCGCTTGGTCTAGTATAAATTCTCTTTGCTCCTCGGTAAATTCTATCACTTCGGCGGGTGGTCGGTTTGTCGTCTGGTATTCGATAGCGTTATCGGCTAAAAATTTTCTAACAGCCCTGCCTTCACGGGACCGACCATCTAAGTCCTCCCTTTCGAAACACTGTCTCGTCAAATCAATTAAGTTTGGAACCCGAGCTGCGTTTTCCCGTAAAAACTGTTTTTGTTTTTCACTCAGGTCCATTTCCTATAATGTCTTGGTCTTTCAAGATTTCCAAAGCTATCTCCAGAAACTTTTTCTTCAGATTCTTTACTTGCCTATACCCCAGCTTGTTTTTTTGTGCTGATATTTTGTATCCCATAAAACGAGCCACATCTTCTTCTGTTTTATCCTCGAAATACAACATGCGATAAGCAATGTAGTGAACTTGACTCAATCTAATCTCCATATGGATATTGAGTTTTTTCAAAGAACTATCAAAATCAAAATCTTCGTAAGGTCTACCTTGGACCTCTTTGGGGAAGTCTTCGGTCGATAAAGGTGTTTTAAGCTCTAAACCTGCTTTTTTAGACTTCTCCCACTTAGCGTAAAGAGTGCATGTGGAGTCTTGTCTTCCTGTTCTTGTCACAGAACACTTATCCCCCAACGAGAATTTGCAATTAGTGCAAGGCTTTACATAGTTCCCATAATGATTCCTAATCAGGTTTCGCATCTGATTAGAAATGATACGACCTATCCACGGCTCTAAAGGACGCTCTTGATCCCACATGTGCCATTTTTTGGCGATGTGTAATTTTATTATCTGAGATACGTCTTCAAAATCAAACCACTTAACAGCATTTAGCCTCCATTTATACTGTTGCCTTTTTATAGCGGCGTCTATGATGTCCGAAAAATCCTCGTAAGTATACTCACCCTTCTTTTTTCTTTTCATCAATAAATTCATCAACTGAGAGAGTTCTTCTCCTCTTTTCGTTATCGGGTGAGCGTTGCTCTCCCAGCAATGAACCTAATGTGACAGATTTTTTTTCGGTGCTGTATTCAACCTGAAAATCCTCGATATGAGGAACCGACTCCGCATCTGTTTCGTCTTGTGATATGACCACTGATTTTTCAACGGTAGATCTCGCGCCAGCGATATTAGCCGTCGCACTCATATTTAATTGCTGTCCACACTTGCCGCAAAAATTTGGTTTGGCATGACTATAAGAAAGCTTGCTTCCGCAGCTATGACAAAATAGATGGCTCATTATATATTTATATATTAAATTCGGGCTTTTTCTAAAATAAACAAGATCTTAGTCCTGTGAGTATATAAGCTGTTCGCCGCTGTCGCGTTGACGTTCGCTCTTGGTTATATACATATGATATTACACAGGTTTATATGTTTCTAATTTAGAAATAATAAATTTTAAAATCTTACTACGGACGATATCACTCCGAGTAAACTTAAAAGAGCTTATCCCATTCTCCACAGAACTATCATCAGAGAACAAATCAAACATTTCGCTAAAGCCTGTTTTGCCGTTAATGTCACTTTGCATGAAGTCTCCGCAAATAATTAACTTGCTTCCTTCTCCTATGCGTGTTATTAACGTAGTCAGTTCCTTAAAGGTGAAATTCTGAGCTTCGTCAGCAACAATAAGCTTATTGTTCCAGTTAGCTCCTCGGAGGAAATTTATCGGAACCGCAGACACGCGACCAACTTGTTTCAAATAGGCTGTATCGCCCTCGAAAATTATTTCATCCAACTTATCATACAAAGGCATTAAAAATGGATCAAACTTATCTGTTATATCCCCTGGTAAGCTTCCCAATCCTTTATCCGCACTTTCTGCTATACTCCTTACATACAATAACTCTTTTTCAGAATTTTCCGCCAAAAGGCGCAAACAGCCATAAAGAGACATGTAGGTTTTACTGGACCCTGCTGGCCCCGACACAAAAAGAATTTTAACTGAAGAATTTAAAAGTATGCTAAGAAATCTCTTTTGTTTAGCGGTAAACTTAAATTTTCTCTCTTTAAATTTGACTGAGTGGTGAAAATGAGGAGTCAACTCAATATTAGACAGGTCTTTGCGAGCCATTATCTATATTTACACGTAAATTACAGTTTAATATTTTTTAATGTTACGCTTGTTTGCACAGTCTCTCCACCTGCAACGCCATAAGTTTGATTAACCACTCTTGCTCCTACTGGCATCGTCATTATTTCCACTAACGCCCCATTATCAAAGAGACTGTCTTTATCTTGTAGACTAACACCCACCGAACCAGCTAGTAATTGTCCGCTTAAATCAATAAAATTACTCAATCCTGTAGATGTTATAGACAACTCTTCTTCTACGCCATCCAACAACATACTAGAGGCATTGACTGACCCTAGATTGTAAACGGGGGTTCGGGCGTAGTTTCTCGTAAAATCCACTTGCGATTGGACACTACCCACCACTTCCGTCATGTTAGTTACAGTGCAAGTATGCCCATAAATAATGTCATCTCCGCTAATTGGTATCCCAGTGGTTTGAACTAAAGTTCTGCTGTCTCCAGATAATGTTGTCCCAGTAGGGGGGTCCAAACAAACAAAATTAGCTCTTATGGTCGCGGGAACAAAGGGAGCCACACTTATACTAACATCTGTGGGGTAGCATTTCTTATATAGATTCTCTCCTATCTGTATAGGAACAAAAGCTTCTTGCGCCTCTGTAGTCCCACTCAAAAACCCAAACCCTTCGCTTAGGTCTCTTTGGATTAAAGACTCAATGGATATAGTCGCTTCAAGAGCAGAGTCGAAATTAAATTGGTCGCTCTCTACTACATTAACTCCCAAGTTTCTTTTGGGGTTTACTGACGCCCCCAAAGTAACATTAGAATTAAGAGCAGGTATATAATCTATCGAACCCACCGCAAAACCTGTGTTCACACTGGATGTGTTTATATCCCCAATGTAAACGGGGGTGTTGGAGTATGAGAGACTCATTTACTCATATTACACCAGTTTCACTGGTTCCCCACTACCATTAACCCAAAATTAGCAGTCGCATACGATACCCATATCACACCCCATCCAAAATCCTTCTTCATAATATACGCCGCCCCCACAACCGTATACATTATTCCTGCCACTAATGGAACATACCGTGTAATTACGTCCAGCACTTTTTTATTATATGTTGCCATTATTTTTTTTAAACAATAAATACAACCACCTCCCCAAAACACCCACGCCCCACAGAAATGGGGGTGATAAATTGAGAAAACGCTCCCCCCGCGACATTAACGCAGAAAACCTCTTAAAATTTCTCAGAAATGGGTGGGGGTCTTGTTAATTAGTCAAGCTTTTAATTAGAAAATAAAATTGTTAAAAATGCATTTTTTCTCTTGCGGTTTCCTGAGATTGTGGTATACTACTAGCATGACAGTTAAGGAAAGCATCTGCAACGGTAGCGAGGTAGTGTTCGATGGTAACACTTGGGGATTGGTAACTGATACGGCTCTCGAAAATAACGAGGTCCAGATCATGGATGAGGACGGTGGAGAGGATTGGGTTGACCTTAACAGGGTGGACACGATCCTTGACTCTGCCTCTCCCGAGGGAAGAGAGCATGAGTTGCGGGTCGCTCGCTTCACCATCAACGCTCCCCGCAGCGCGGAGGTAATGAAGAACCGAGAAGCCTACGCGAAAGCGTGTGAAGAGGCAATCAGAACCGCCAAGGAGCGGGTGAAAAAAGAGAGAAAAAACTGAAAATAATCCTTGCGTTTCCCTCAATCTCTGCTATACTACTCTCATGTCATTCGGAAAGCCAATCACCACGACCTCACTTTTTCTCTTTGAGTCTCACGCCGACCCTAACTGGCGTGAGAATTGGGAAGCGTTCAAGAGGCAGCGCATTCCCTCCCATGTCCTGCGTAACAATTCCGTTGCGTTCTGCGACAAGCATGACAAGTATGGCGTATGCCACAAGTGTAACGATGAAGCCTGAATCCATAGAATCAAAAAGGAAACGCCTTCGCAGACTTCTCTGGTCAGCAGGGAACTGTCAACTGCCACAACACCTTGTGGACGAAATAAAAAAACTTAAAAAAGAACTTGCATCTCTCTCTCAATAAACTATACTACTACCACTATGAAACCAGCAGTCATCTACTCCATCGTTGTCGAAATGCTCAAGGCCAAGCGCACGGGTGGCGCGGTCCCAGCAAGGATCATCAAGCTCCCCGATCACGCTCGCTCCGTTCTCTCTGATCTCTGTGAGGAGGCTATAGCAGACAGGCGTGACATCCGTCACTTCCGTGATACCGCCGAAAGCATCTTCGCTGTTCTGCTCAACTGTATGCAGGAGGTCAGGATGGCAGAGTCTACTGGCATCACCACTGCTACCAAGGTAAGACTGGTCAAGGCAGATCTCATGCTCAAGAGTGATGAGTGCTGGGTGACCAGAGACAATGACATCACCAAGGAACCCACCATCTTCTAACACTATGACCAAGACACAAGCCATCCAACACGGGAAGCGCAAGCACCGCTTGCAGCTACGCCGCAACCGCAAGAATAAAGCCCTTCGGTTACAGCGGACGCATGAGAAGAACCGCAAGAGGCGACTAGCCAAGGCGACTCTCTAACAGACTCTAACATATGATCGAACTGACCTACCTCATCATCGCCGTTGTCCTCGTCGGCCTCTCTAACAGCCGCTAACAGAATCTAACAGCCTCAGTCAAGTCGTAACTCGTTAAGCGTCAACGAGTTACGGCGACGGCCCCGCCGCGCCTTCGTAAGTCGTTGATAATCAATGAGTTACGAGGGTAAAAAAAACGAATAAAAAACGCATTTAGGGCTTGCGTTTAGCCGCTACCCTGCTATACTACACATATGACTGAGACAGACATCATGACCCGCCCGTCCGACAACTACTACGTGGTGACCGCTGCCCAGCGGTCGGACACCATGAAGCGGTGGATCGTGGGCGGCACCGCGAGCGAGCAACTTGCCCTCTCCATCGGGGAGCGGCAGGTCGCTGGCATGGTGAGCGGCTTCGCCTCCCGTGAGGAGGCGGTCGAGACGTATCCCGAGCTGACCGATGCCAGCACGGGTGGGCCTGACCCATACGAGGCGCACTGGGAGCGGTGTTCTACCCCCGCTGAGAAGGCGGTAGAATGGCGGG